ACGTGCTTTTGTAAAAAATTGGAATATTCCGGGGCTAGTCTAAAGGTTGTACAATTAGGTGGTGCCGTAGCGGAAAAAACAAGCTATCATCACGGAGAAACAAACCTATTCAGTACAATTGTGAAAATGGCCCAGTGTTTTATAGGGACCAATAATATTCCTTTGCTTTTTAGAGATGGTCAATTTGGAAGTAGGTTAAATGATAAAGATGCTGCGAATCCCAGATATATTTTTACAAAATTAGACATGCTGACCAGACTGTTATTTAGAGAAGAAGATAATGACCTATTAAATTATCTAGATGAAGATGGTGAAAAAATAGAACCAGAGTATTATGTCCCTATTCTCCCTACAATTTTGATTAATGGGGGGACGGGGATAGGGACTGGATGGTCATGCGATGTGCCCTTGTATAATCCACTAGATGTGATTAGGTGTATAAGGGAGTGGATCAATAATGACGAGAAAGAATCCATTTACGAAATTACTCCTTGGTACAGAGGCTTTACAGGTACTATTGAAAAGAAAACTGAAAAACAATATATTTCCAGGGGCGTGATAAAGGGAAATACCATTACTGAAATCCCCATTGGAAAATGGATTGATGGGGTAAAAGAACAATTGGATGTATTGGTAGAGCAAAATATAATTAAAAAATATGATAACAATTCTACAGCATATATTCCTAATTTTATAGTTAGTGGATGTACAAAAGATTTATCTACTCAATTAAAGTTATTTTCTTATATAAAAACCAGTAACATGGTATTATTTGGGGAAAATTATACATTGAAAAAATATGAGGAGGTATCTGAAATTATTGATACTTTTTGTGAAAAAAGATTGGAAATGTATATCAAGAGAAAAAAGATGGAATTGGATAATCTCGGTATTTTGCTAAAAAATATCAGTGAAAAATATAGATTTATACAAATGATAATTTCAGGGGAATTAGTGATAAATAATAAAGAGGAAAATAATGTAAAAAATGAAATGAAATTACTAGGTTTTAAAAATATAGGGGTTTTATTAGATATTTCAGTTAGACATTTTACAAGTGAAAAATTAGAACAATTATCAAGGGAAATCGGTGATATAGAGGAAAAAATAGCAAATTTAGAGAAAAAAACAGAAAGAGAAATATGGTTAGGGGAAATTGTGGAATTTGAAAAGGGATATAAAAAATGGTTAAAAATCATAGAAACTGAATAAAAGAAATAGAGACTAAATTTAATGATATTTTATAATAAATTATAAAATAAAATGGAAAACAAGTTATTACTCGCTGTGAAAAAGGGGAATTTGGAACAGGTAAAAGACTTGATACCTCAAGTAGAAATGACCCCCCAATTTAAAAAGAAATTACTTGATAGTATTTTTTATATTGAATATTTTGATGAAGATGATACTAGTTACAATAATATAGGTAAAGTTATACATGAAATCATAAAATTAATATTAAAATATGGAAATTATGGATTTTCAGATATAAAAAATATATCTGAAAATTCTTTAGAAAGATCGCCAGAAAGATATTACCATTTAGAATACCTCTTGTTATCTGAAAATGAACAGTTAGCTGTAGATACAGTGAAATCAAGGGATTTAAAAAGGATGAAAATGGTATTGAGAAATATTGATAATTTTACCCCTATTTTCAAAAGTCAATTGTTCATGAAATTAATCAATAATAAAAATTATTTGGGAAAGAAAAATTTAGAAATTATTAAATATATCTCGGAAAAAGGAAAATTTAATGAACGGGATATTCATAAACTTTTTGAGAATCAATACATGACCTCAAACATGAAACAATTAAAGGAATACATGCTAGCCAATTTATATAACCCAAAGAAAGCTTTACATGAAAAATATAAAAATGTGATTTTAGAAAAGAAAAAAAAGACTTTGGCAGATAATGTATTTCATTATAAATGGCAAGAATTATGTAACCCAAAAACTGGTATGAAAATTAGCTTGGATGATCTGTTTAATTTTGCTTTTGAATCTGTTTTATTATTACTCGATTTTACAGGGGAAAATCCTATTACTAAATCTCATGATGAAAAAGGCATTAAAAAAGAGTTAAATGATAGATATAAAAATTCTGAAAACCCCAAGAGAAAAATGTGTGCCGATTTGGGTTATCTTTTAACCAAATATAAAGAGTATTTAATACCATTGAAAGAAATGTGTTCAAATGATCTACTTGTGGAAGATACATTAGATGATGTCCCTTTTGGTCAATTAATCACATTTAAACAAAGGGGACAATATTATTGTATGACAGTTAATGATTTAGAGGGGATTATGAACTCGGGAGGAAAAAACCCTTGGACAAGGGAAGATATACCAAAAAATATTATAGAGAAAATGAATTGGAGAAAACAGTTTATTAACTGGGTAGTTAAAAATACTGAATATGAAGATTATTTATTAGAACAAAGAGCCCCTTATTCAGAGTTATGGAGCAAGCTAAAATATCCGATCAGTGAAAATGAATACAATGATAAAGATAATGATGAAATAAAGGAAATGTATGAAATTTTTAGAGAAAATGCAAATATGGAAAATTCTGATATTTTCTCTATATATGAGAATGAACCTAATAAACATTTAGGTTTGGTAAAATTATTTAACAAATATATAGGAGATAGATTATCTAGAGATTTTAACACTAGAGCATTATTTGTAGAAGAAATTATGAAAGGAACATATGAAAATTAATCAAATTTCAGCTTTATAAATATATAAAGTTATTTTAATTAAAACAGTTAGAGAATAGCCATTTCTGGTTTTGCCTTGCTTGCTAATACCCTCCAGAAATGAAAGCTCCTAAAATTATCACCCAAGAAATATACCAGAAAAATCACAATCATTATCAGTATACTCATTTCCATGCTTAGATTTATCTTTGCAGTATGCAATAAGAAATATATAATAATTATAGAGACCGCAGAGAGAATATAATTACTTCTCCAAGAAATATTATTTTCATAACAAAATGTAGAATAAAAAATATAAGCCTTTTCCTTTTCATTTGGATCGGTTATTTCATATACATTTTTTTGCCTTTCAATTCGCTTATAATCTTTATATTCCCAATAAAAGGCAAGTATAAATAAAATGATTAATATCACTACTATAAATATAGTTATCCAATTTCCTTTTAATTCCTTCATTTATTTGAAAAAATAAATCTGTTAAATCTAGAATAAAATTTATCAATAAAAATATTGATAAAAATATTGATAAATAAATAATAAAATACCAAATCATATAAATTACAAATGGCCGAAGTAGTAGATTTAGCAGACGCAATTGGAGGAGCCGCAAGAATAGGAGAAATTGGAGAAGAATTAATAGCTGCAGAAGGGGCTACACGATCCATAATTATTGGTAATATGGAATCAGGGCTATCAAATTTAGCCTTTGATCTAGGTAAAAATTTTCCCAATGAATTCTCTCAAATTATAGAGACTACTATTGGAGATGCTAAAATTGTTGAAAATGATATAATGATAGGGGCAAAACGAATTCCTGTAGAAGAATTTAATGGATATACAAAGGCTCTAGCAAATGATGGAGATTTTCTCAGTTTTTATAAAAAAATATTACCCGAGGAAGAATATGCGAAAATTGCTGATCAACCTTCATTTGTACAGATTATGGATGATAACAAGAAAATTTTTGAAGCTGAAAAACCTAGAATAAGACAGGTAATGGGGAAACCTGAAAATATTGTAGTACCCGAGGCAGAAAGGGTAAATATACAACAATTAAATGATAGTATTCCCAGTGAGGTTAAAGATAGATTGGAATCCAAGATTGAGAGTGGAGAATCCCTTTCCGCTGAAGAAGCTGAAGAAGCTGCAGAAAATTTATCAGAATCACAAAAAAAGGAAATTACAGATGCAGTTGATAATAGCAAATATTTAAAAGAAATTAAGGAGGCCTTGAAAAAAAAGGGAGGAGAATTAGGAGTATGGGTAGTGAAAAATCTAGGTACAGTGGTCGTGGGATTATCTGTGGTTGGTTTTGCTATTTATATTTATTTTCAAGTGAGGCAACATCAAAACGAATTAAATGGGTGCTGGGCCATTGATAAAAATGGAAAGAAATACAAGGTCCCAAAATATACCTGTAATCAAGGGGATAGAAATAATACAAAACAACCCATTACATTAAACTGTAAATGTAGTATAGCTCAAGAGAGATGTGCTGATAGCGGATCAGGAAGCTGTGCAGAATGCTGTGCTACGAATGAATGCCAAGACCCAAATATTTCCCTTACTTGTAATAGCGCAGATTTTGCAAAATCTGCGGGTGATTTGGCAGGCAAGATTCCAGCAGCTATTGCAATAGCTGCTGGAGGTATAACAAAAAATATATTAAAAGTAATAGGAATGATTATACTAGTTATTGTTGCTATTTTTGTATTATATTTTATATTTAATGTAGTGATGAATTTTATTAGATTGAATAAAGGAAAAAAGGGGGTACCCAGTAAGGGATCTGATAATGGATCAGGAGATACCTTTGGTAAATCAAGGAAATCTGGAAAATCTAGAGGTTTTGAGGAATTTTAAAAATTGAAAATATTTAAAAAATTAAAATAAAACAAAAAATGGAAATTACAGGTAATTATTCTGGATATGTATTTGCCGCATTATTTGTGGCCGTGGCTGTTGTAATGGTTTTACAATAAAATTAAATAAATATTTATAGGATTATAAATATCAAGAAAATACTATAGAATAAAATGCTGAGAATACAAAAAAATTTGTTTCCTTTCAAAGGAATTCCGTATATTATTTCACACAGAAACTGCATGTCAATTACTGACACTGTGAAAAATGTAGAAAAAGAGGCTGCTCATAAAAAATTATTAACAATTGGCTTTATCACCCATATGGAAAAAGGTTTTACACGAAATGAATCTATAGATTATTTTATAGAAAGAGGTGTAGATGTAACCATAAATGATAATTATGCCTTGATAATGGCTTGTAAAACAGGAAATTTAGAAGCGATAAAAAGACTAGAATTAGCAGGGGGAAATATAAAATCTATAGAAGAAAAGCTATTGAAAATAGCTTGTGCAGAGGGTCATTTAGATGTGTTAAAATATCTAGTATATAGATCTAATGCAAGTACCTCAAATGCTCTATTTAATCAGCCTCTAATTATTGCATGTAGAAATGGTCATTTAGATATAGTAAAATTCCTGGTTGAAAATGGTGCAGATGTTCATATGTGGGGACCAAATTATTGTTTTCAAGAGGCTACAGATAAAAAAGTACTTGAATATCTAGAAAAATATAACAAAAGTGAAAAAGGCAGTTTTTCAAAGGATATTTCTTCTCTTGCATTTTTTACTGGCTATTTTGCTGTCAGTAGCGGGACATTGATCGGATTAGGCCTAATAGGCTATAGTGCAGGGATTATCGCAGCTGATGCTATAGATTATTTTCATTTTAAAGAATGAGGTTTTCACAAAAAAAGTAGATAAAATAAATAAATGGAAGAAGCCAGAAAGGAAATTGTACGGGGAAGAAAAGAGTTAAATATCCCCCATGATGAAGAGAATTCAAGTTTAAATAGATTACGCAATAAACCTATAGAAGGTTATGTACCCCCTTCTATTGTGAAGCCAAGCGTTAAAAAGAATGCTTATAGTGGTTATAGCACAACTTCCAATACACCTTATACCACTTCAAAAGTAGTAGGAGGATATGGAAATTTTAATGAAAAATCGGGCTATACCATTCAAAAATGCTTTAAATGTGAATCACCTCTTGATGAATGTAAATGTGCTATAAATTCTAGTAAAAAGTGAGTTTTTGAAATTTTATATTTTTATAAAATTTAATGATTTATTTTAAAGAAAAGAGAAAAGAAAAAATGACAGGAAAAACCATTATAAAATACGACCAATTTATAGACCTGAAAAAATTATCTCTCAATTCAAATGATTTTATATTAAATCATTGTAGGGTGGTTTTAGATGAGGATGGAATAGAACATATCAAGGGTATAAATTCCTTGAAAATCAAAGCCAGTAAAATATACGCCACACAAAAAGCTCTTGCAATATTATATTCCAAAGAAAAAATAATTTCAAAAATAAAAATAACCGGTAATTATATAGAAGTGATAGATCGAAAATCTAGGCTTTAATTTCCAGATAAAACATTTTATAAAAATTTATAAAATGATATTATAAAATGTCTTTAAAATTATACAATTAAATCTCTAATTGGCTCTTTTCTAAATGTAATATTTATTCTCGATTTTTCAGCATTATTTGGTGGTACTGAATGCATATATAAATCTTGCATACCCGGATACATACAGACTATGCTACCTTGACCCATTAAAATATTATATATTGGATCATGTAAATCATCTGTAGAATTAATGATTTTACTAGCACCATTTCTAATTTGTAGAACTCTCAAGTCTTTTTCTGAATAATTCCCTGGATAAAATGATACGGATGCAATATAGTGATTTCCATAATTAAAATCCCTATGCCAAGGTATATAACTTTCTCCATTGTGATATACATTAATAAATGCAGAATTAAAATATTTTGGAGGCAATTTTAAAGCCATTTCCACGGTATCCTGTAATCTTAATAGAAAATCGGGAAATTCTTGCCCAGAAACTATCTTGTCAAAATATCTGTATTTATTCCCCGGTGGATTAGATAGATATAGAAATTCAGACTGATTTTCCCGATCACAAAGAGTATTTCCTTTATTGGCTTGTGATGCCATAAATAGAGCCACCTGTTCATATTTTTCCCATGATTCATTGGCATTTAGTACCTTGCTATGATATGACCACATTTTATTTATAAATTTTAGAGAAATTTCAATACCTAAATATTAATAAATTTTTATTTCATCCATAATTTTTTATCAATAACAAGATACCTTGCAAGTTTATATCTAGGTCTGATCACTGTTTCCACTCTATGGTCTTGACAATTTAGCTGACTCAATACTTGCTCATATAAACGATAATCATTAGCATATTTTAACTCGTGATACAAATCTTGATTTTTTCCACTTCCCATTGCATGTGTAAATAATTTCCCCAAAAATACATAGATATCTTGTATAATCTCATTTCTATTTGCATGAGTTTTTGGTATTTGGTTTTCAGTAATTTTCTTGATAATTTTCTTTTCTTTAATCATGTAAAAAAAATGTTCATTCTTCATTTATTTGATTAATATATTTTCTAAATATGAATTTTATTCATCTGATAAACTCTCAATAAAATCATTGATAAAAAATCTCAATATATACTAGTATAATTCCAATCCAATTTTTGAAAGGTTTCTTGGCATATATTTTCTTGCTCTATAATTCTATCGATAGATCTTATAATAAAAAAATCTTCTATAGCACATTGATGCTTATGTCTCATTAATAATTGATAGAATAAAAATTGCTTTTTGACTAGACTCTTTTTTTCTCCAGGTAATTTATCTTTGAAAAATGTATTAACAAAAATGACAAAATCTTGGAGAATTTTTTCTTCCAAATGAGCTATATTATTTCTAGGTTGACCTGTAAGTTTCCAATGTATATAAAATACATGTTTGACAAAGGAAGAATATTCTGAATTTTTAAGAAAGACAATAATATTATATCTAGTTATATTTTTAAACCTTGCCTTTTTCTCGATAATTATAGGATTTATCAATCCGCTTTTTATACACTCATTTTCTATGTATTTTAGCAACTCTTCTGGGATAGTACAATTTTGCTTTCCTTGATATCTATACATTATATCTCTAAATCCATTCTTTCTGTCATATAAATAATTACAAGATATACTTACTCTATCTACTTCGCTATGACAATCGCCAAGCCATGTAATCTCTTGAATATGACCACAATTTATACATGCCATATCACTCTCTAAAATATCAAATTTTTTCCCTTGGCAATTTTTACATATATCAATTACATTATTTTTAACCTTTTCTTTGGGAGGAATACCTAGATCAAAAAATATATATTTTTTGGCTTTTGTTATATATTTCTCTATAATTTCAGTCTGTCTATCTGTATTTACATTTTTTTTACCGAGAAAACTGACTTTTTGAGGAATTTTTAATATATTTACATATTCCTGCAATATTTTTTCAGTATCTATTATATACATGTTAAGATCATAGTCATTTTCTATATTTTTCATTAACTTGGAAATTTTATCTTTTTCATGCGATAATTTAATATATACAGGATCATTTTCAGAAATTTCTTTTAGCGAATTTTTCAAAGAAGATATACGTTCTTTAAATGAGGGAATTTCACCTTTTTTAGATGAATAATAATCCTTGATTTTTTTATCAATATCTAGTATATTTAATATATCCATTTGAAAAATTGACTAGATTCATATTTGTTGCTGGTGAAAATTTCTTTTTAAACATTCATTTAAAATTATCTTTAATAAATTTCTATTTATTTATTCATTATTTTCTATGAATAAATAAATAGAAATGGCTAAAAATTTTGGAGAAGAAGTATATGGAGGTGTAGCCACGTTCGGAAGAATACAGGCTATTTTTAGTGCAGTTATAGGTACTATTATTGGTGTAATAATTATAATAGTGGCAATAGTGATCATAACGCATCAGTCTCATGTCAAGAAAACAATGGGAAAAGCAGCTACCGATTCAGTATGCGTAGATTCTACTAGTTGTACTAGTTCTGGGACCCCCCCTGTACAGCAATGTACTACTACAAAATCATGTAGAAATATTGTAGAATATACTGTAAATGGTAAAATTTATAGAGAAACTACCAATACAGGAAATATAGAATATCATGCTGGAGATGATATGGTTGTATATTATGATACTAGTAATCCGGCAAATATGGAATCATTGCCAATCCCTATATGGATTCCATTGATTTTAATATTAATAGGATTACTAGTAATTTCAGGGGGATGGATGTGGGTCTATATTACTAGGAAATCCAAGGCAGCAGCGGCTATAGGAGGTGCCGCTGCAGGAGTAGGAATGATTAGCAATGCCATAAGAGGTTAAAATTTCTCTAAAAAAATATTTATAAATGTTATAAATATTTTTCATAACCTTTCTTTTTTATAATTCAGCCGGTTTAATTTCTAAAATTTCTTGAATGTTTTTTGGAAATGTAGAATTTAATATCAAAGGCCTTCTAATATTTTCAGGACAAATATAGCCATAAATCATTAACTTTCTAAATCTACTAAAATCTCTATCATTTTCCAATTTAATTTTTATCCATAATCCCACCCTTGAATATAGATTATTTACTGGTCTATCAAAAAATGAATGTTTTTTACATTTTCCGTATATAGTATTCAATCCTATACGTTTTACTAGAAATTTTGGTTCTTGACCGATATATAATTCCGCAGATAAAAGAGTATCTCCAGGTAGCATTTCTATCTTGAAATCGTCAAATAAATCAATAGTATTAGGTATAGCATAAAATCCATGATGGATTGGGCTTTCTTTTAAAATAATGGGAATTCTCACTATATTTTCCAATTTAATCGTATTACAATACACTAATGGTTCTACAGGGGAAAAAGTACCCCCGACCAATGGTAATAATCCTTTATTATTTGTCTCTATTTTTTCATGCATTAATTTCTCAGAAATAATCTCGGTAATGGCCTCATTTAATATTTTACCTCTTGTATTGGGAATTTCTGTACCTATGGAAATAAGATATTTTATAGTTTCTACATTACTCACGACATTTAAGAATGAACTATCTATCTTGCTCCCTTTTTCTATCAGGTATTTTACTGTTTCCAATTGATCATGTAAAATGGCTATTCTCAAGGGCTCATAATGTTGGATGTTAATATTTGCATCATGTGTAAGTAAATATTTCACTACATCTAAATATCCTCTACTGCTAGCCATTATTAGTGCTGAACCATCTTGAGCATTAACATGGGCTCCTTGTTCAATTAAATATTTCACCACATCTAAATGTCCATTAGCAGAAGCATAAATTATCGGTCTATCATTTTGAGCCTTGATATTCATTCCTAAACTCACTAGATATTTTACCATTTCCAAATGACCATGTGCACTGGCCAAAACAATGGCATCTCCGTACATGTCTGTAATATCGGACCCTAATGATATTAAATATTTTACTATTTTTAATTGACCACTACTAGCTGCGATTATAGCAGCTTGATTATAATATTTTTTATAATCTATCCCTTGAGAAACTAACTTTTCTACCTCGGATAAATCTCCATCTTTACATGCTTTTAAAAACCTAGGATTATAGTCAAATTCTGTCAATTCTCCTTCTTTTAGAGGATTTTCCTTTATACAATTCTCTATGGAATCCTCTATGGATTCCTTCTCAATGGGAAAAGGGCCAGATTTTTCTTCTAATGCGAATATAGGATTATCTATTCCCATTACTTGATCAATATTTACCTTGGAAAAATTATTAACTTCTGGCTCTGATACCGAGTTCCCCATTTTCTGTTTATTTATTTTCTTTTTTTTCTTTCAGTATTTCTCTTTAAAATAAAATACGAAAAAGAATAAAAAATGTCTTGTGAAAACAAATTTTGGTTAGAAAATCCTCCCGATTTAATATGCTCTTACAATATTATACCCATGAAAAATATGGACTTGGAAGAGCAAATGAATAGCCTCACTAGATTGGCTGTATTATTGTTTGTTCCTACTGTAGCCATTACAAATATTAGATTTGCAGCTATAATTTTGGTCATTTCGGTGATATTTATAATAATTTTCTATCATGTAAAAAGAAAAAATAGTATTAAAAAAGGGGACACTATAGAAAACTTTGAAATGCAATGCAATAATAAAAATAATGCAAATATAAATAATATAATGAATGGTAAAAACAATAATAAAAATCTCTCTGCAATGGCCAATGCTGGAGTGGCTATGAAACCTACAGTAAAATCCCAATTAAAAAATCAAATTATATATAATGAATTATCGACTGTACAACCTACAAACCCCTCGTGTAATACAGATATATATTGTGGAGCTCAAACACAGCAAGATTTACATGACTATAATTCTGTCAAGGATTCAAATATAAAAATTCAATATAATTTAAATAAAAAAAGGGAAATACCAGCTACACAAAATCAACAAGCCAATTATTTTGGAGGAAATGCTGATAGGTTTTCTAGCAAGTATAATCTCCCTACAGGATCTGGACCCAATTTTTTCTCTTATAACCATGCATTAGCCGGTAATGCAAATCCAAGGACATTAATACCTCCAGTGATCACACCAAAGGCCTATGATGCAAAATATTGGAGAGCTGATGAGCTTATTAATTTCAATCAGATTAATGCTAGAAGTGCAGCCGATACTTTTGCTAGTGGTTATGATGTTAGTAATTGCTGTAATTCTTATTGTACGGGGTGTAATAATTGTGCGGTTATTGAAGGATTTTCTTCGGAGAGATTTGACCAAGGGGAAAATAATCATCAAGATAAACAATGGGAAAAAGAGGATGATCTAAATAGAATGAGTGATAGACCAATGAATCCTTTTGGGGATATAAATAGGATAAATAAAAATGCTTTAACCCCCGATATGACAAGAGGCCCCTCGTGGGATGATTTATCTGGCCAAATTCAAAATGATATACCGTATGGGGAAATGGTAGATTCCGAAGGGGGAAATTCAGAGGGAGATACCAGGGATGGGTCAGATAGAGAATTACGAGAAAATTTCTTCATGTTTCCTTCAGGAAGTGACACTGTATATTCCAATAAAAGTAAAAGCACTTTTCAACCTCCTTGTGATGGCTATCGTCCAGCTTTAAATGCTCCAAATTATTCTATTCCATATAAACAAGGAGTAGAAAGGACTGGGCCTCCTCAATATGTAGGTCCAATAAAAAGTGGAAGTGTAAATGTGACTTGTGGGTACAACCCTTCCAATGTAAATGTAAATTTACCAACTAATGCTCTCGCAGGTCCTTGCCAACAAGATCCCGTAATGGCTGAATATAATAAAAATCTCTATACTCAGACCATTCAACCAGGTGTATATTCAAGGTCAGAGGTTAATGAACCTATCAATGCAAATATAGGTATATCTTTTCAACAGCAAAATTTTCCCACTACTTGTAGGAATAATGGCTCTAGTTTAGAATATACCCTACATGATCCCTCTATTCCCTATGAAATGATGGAAGGTTATAATGATTGTGCCCCAATAGCCCCTGGAGGAGAATCAAGAGGAAATGTAATCACAAATTATGATGTCTATGACCCAAGATTTACAGGATATGGAAGCTCATACAGATCTTATATAGATGAAATGACAGGTCAAGTCCGCTATACATATGATGATGTTTCAGCTATACGCCAACCAAATTATGTTACTAGAAATCAAATGGATTTTGTACCCAGTTTCCCCCACTATGGGCCAATGGCTGAAAAACAAGAAGGTTTGGGCGCGGTAAAAAGAAGGGCCAATAACCAATTTTTGAAATCGTCTTTGGAACAGCGAAATAGTCTAATGCAGATTCAAATGGAAAAAATGAATACAATTTTGGCCCAGAGAAGAAAGGCGCCCATAAATACTACATCTTTCCATAGAGCACGATAAACAATTATTTTATAATTATTATAAAATATTTTAAATTGTAAAGATTATAAAAAATGATTCCTCTTGAATTAGTAGCTATAATTTGTGAAAAAATAGAAATATTTCTCTTGATAAAAATATCTAACATTGAAAATACAAAAAATCCATGTGATAATTGTATGTATTTTCTAAATAAAAATACTATAGAAAAATTTAAAATAAAAAATACTTGGAAGGTATTAAATACTGTAAATTTAATAAAAAGTAATGATTTATTAGGAGTAAAATATCTAGTATCAAAAAATATAGATTTATCAGATTATTACTGGGCTGTAGTTTATGCTATCAGAGATGGGTATTTTGAAATGGTGAAATATCTAGAGAGAATAGGAGCAGACATTATGGGGTTTGAAAAATTGAGATATGCTCTTGAAAATGGCCATTTGGAAATGGTAAAATATTTGATAGAAAATAATAAGCCTAGTTTCTCAAAATTTGATCTAGATTCGGCATTTATTTGTGCAAGCGGACATAATCATTTAAATATATTAAAATATTTAGTGAGTATAGGTGTAAATGTCAAGACAGAAAATGTAAAATCTGATAAAAATAGCGCTGTGATATGGGCATGTCAAAATGGAAATTTAGATATAGTAAAATATCTAGTGTCTTTAACGGCAAATCCCCTTGATAGAAAAAACCATGGATTTATAATGGCATGTCAGAATGGCCATTTGGAAATGGTAAAATATTTAATAGATTTTGGGGCTGATTTTACTGTACAAAATCACAAGGGAATAAGACAGGCCAGTAGATACGGTCGATTAAACGTGGTAAGATATTTAGTATCTTTAGGATCTAATCCATTTGCCGAAAACTATGAGGGAATATGTGGATCATTGTATAATGCTAAATATTCTACTGTAGAATATTTAGCTTCGTTGGGTATTGATAAAAATGCTGTAATTTTACAAGATAGTGGATATCAAAAATATTTGAGGGAAAAATATAATTATTTATAGAAATACAAAAAAGGAAAATCATAAAATTAAATGGGCACAGAAAATCTATACATTTCTACTAGACAAAATATGAATATAGATTCTGATAACGTAATTATACTAGGAGTTTTTCATAATTATACTGAAGCAGAAAAACATACCTTGGATGACATGTCAAAAATAATGGAAAGAATTCTAGAAAAAAACAAGCATATATTTGATAACCTTAGATATACTCAATTGAAAGAGAGATTAGATAGTATCCACTTAAAATCTCTAAAAACATGCGAAAAAGAATTAATTAATTTGTATAGAGAAATTAATTGGGGAAAACCAAGATATCATGCATGGCAAGTACATGAGGTAAAAATGGAGGATATAAAGTAAAAAATTTTATAATGCTTATAAAATTACATAATACCTATAAATTGTCATATTTAAATTTTAGATAGATATTCCACTAATGCTTCAGCTTGTCGAGGGCCTTCATATGTATCCGTATATTTTCCATTTTTATATATTACCACTGTTGGCACCCCTTGAAAATTAGGTATGAATTGACCTACTCTTTTTCCTAATTCCCTTTCTGTATCTCCCCCATCTAATTGTATAGTAGCGAAATTTACTCTATCTTCTACAACAGAAACAGCTTTTTCAAATTCAGGTTTAAATGTCTTGCAATGACCGCAATAATCAGCTTTTAATAAAATTACCACTGGTTTATCAGAATTTACTAATAACTTTCCATCTTGGGAAAAATCAGAATTTTCTAGATAATACATTTTTTTTTCTTTTTATTCTTCTTTTATCTTTATATTTTTTTATAAAGAATTGATTTCTTGAAAAATTATTTTTTACCTTTTTTATATAGAAAATACCATAAAACTAATACTATTAAACTGACCCCTATAACTCCCATTAAAATTTTCATTTTACCACTCATTTGATTTCCACTAGTCTTTTTAGGGACTTTTGGTTCATCATTTCCCCCTCCGTTATTTCCTCCGGATCCTCCATCATCAGATCCCTCTGTTTTTTTAACTAATTTTGTATATGTAGTGATTTTACTATCAGAAGGGTATATTTTCTTTATCCATGCTATATCAGTGTCAGATAATATAGGATTTTCAGACGTACCCACACCTGATTTTGTCATTTTTACATCATGTTCCCCCGACTGACAAGGGGGTCTTGTTCTACTATCAATTGCCCCTTGACCAGTGACACATAATGTCCCAGGGAAAAAATATAACATTATTGATTTACTATCAAAATCGCTTCCATTTATAGTATTCATACTATATTTTTGAATTATATTGGAATAGGTTATATTTTTATCCCATCCCTGAGTTTGCCTTGCCCATTCATATAATACAGGCTCATTCCATTCAATGGTCTGCCCCCTTGGATTTTGGTGTTCGTGTATCATACCCAAAACATGCCCAAATTCATGCAAAATTGTGGGAATATCCATCCAACCATAATTCAATGTAACGGTATTGGGATCAGAAGATAGACAATCTGTACCTACTAATGACCATGATCCTACATTTGGTACAAAGGAAATTCTCACATTTCCCATACTTTCTACAAACCTAATTTTAAAAGGGAGGATAGGCTGATATCGGGATATATACAATTTTTTTACAATTTCGGGGTAATCAGTTCTACCATGTAATTCCTTTGTCAATGGGTCCTGTTTTTCTAGAGGTCCAAAAGCGGGTATAGGGGTCCAAGATAAAGGCTGATTCGCTGGGTAATGCTTACCATCCACTGTATATTTACTAGGATCACAAAATTGTACTGTAATTTCTGTGATATCATTTGACCATATTTTATCCTTTTGAAATGCAGCTAATAATCTAGTATAATGAAATTGGTCTTCTGCTTTCCCTGCCATTTGCCCATGTACATGTTCTTCCCTATCCAAGGGTTTTTGGACGCACATGCGGACTTGTGATAAATCGAGGGACATTTTTCTTTATTTTATATAAAAATATAAAATAATTGTAAATATTTATTCCGAATTATAATTACAGTAATCATTAGGGATTTTTTGCGATGGATCATAATATCCTTTTTCTTCGGCCTTTTTTAACAATTTGTCAAATATGCTTTGAAATTCCTCATTATGGCCTATGGATTTACAGAGTACATGACTAATCTCATGAAGTAGCACATATACTAGGATATTTAAATTATAGTAATTTCCATTTTGATCTTCTAGACATAGATATACTGTTTTTTTATTAATGGTATATGATTTATTTCCCTTGAATATTTTTATCTTGTTATTTATCCCTGGTACAAGGTCATTTATTATACCTTGTAATTTTTGTATCATTGGATCCATTTGAGTATAGTAGTCTCTTACTTGAAAATATGATATAGTCAAGATAAGGAATAATACTATTACAATTACCACCAATACCGTGATATTCATTTTAATGATTTTTCTTTATTTTAAGAAAAGCCAAATTAAAAAATATTGGAAATACTGGAAAAAATGTCTTTTAAAAACCTAATTAGTTACAGCTATAAACCTCAAGAGGATTCAGACCATGAAAATCTTAATATTGGTCAATGTCATTTACTAAATAATTATTTACGTGATTTAAACAATGTAAAATCTGAGGATTGGAATAGCGATTCAGAGGATAATTATATTCATCCTATAGATACAATGATTATAGGGGAAAATATGTGGAGTGTGAGACATATATATTTTCCCCGTAAAAACTATATTTTTACCTGTAATATGTGCGGATATGGTTTTTCAGTGGAAATGGGAAAAGAAACCCCAAGGGAAAATATTCTAAGAAAACCATATAAATGGAGATGGAATGATGCAGGCTATGCGCTTGACATTATTACAGCGGAAATTTTTGACAAGGAAGTACAGCATTTTGATGCATGTCATAATACATTACCAATAAATTGGGAGGAAAATTGGCAAGATTCTCTAGCTGAAGAAAAAGAAGAAAAACATCAATCAGAAAAGTTTCCATTTTGTGGAAAATCGATAGGGGAAAAATATATAAAATGTAATGACTGTGAATGGACTATGAAATTTTACTATTCCATGGTAAATGGCCTATATTTTGATACTATTACAGATCAATTGAAAAATGTAAAGCAAGTTCATAGGAGAATATGTAATGGTAAAATTTCAGAAAAATTAAACCATTTAAAATAATCTTTTTTATATATAAAAATATATAAAAATATATAAAATGATATTTCCATTAATATTTCCATTAGAACTAACAGATTTAATATGCGAAAAAATATATAAAAATAAATTGGTAGAAATATGTATTTTTACCTTTGCAGAAAAATATACAGAATTCTCTGTAAAAAATTGCACAGAATTCCTCATGAAAACCCATACAGAAAATCTCCTATATATTCTCAATGAAGATCGTATAAAAAAATACTGGGAAGAAATGGGAATTTATGAGCTGATAAAATTCAATGATATTCCCGGTGTAAAATATCTAAAGACAGATACCTTTATATCTAACAATGATAATCTTGCGATATCAATCGCTTGTAAATTTGCCAGTTTAGAAATGATAAAATATCTAGTATCCTTGGGTGCTGATATCAGCACCCAATTTGAAACTATAGCATGTAGATATACATTTCAAAGAGAATATTTAGAAATAATAAAATATTATATATCATTAGGTCATAAAGTCGAAACAAATTTTAACATTTTATATTCAATATGTAGAGATAAAGATTTGGAAACTGTAAAATATCTAGTGGAAATTGGTGCAATTATACCATATTGTAATGACGCTATAATAAGAGCAAGTGGTGAAAATTTAGAGCTTGTAAAATATTTTATATCTCTTGGGGCGGATCCAAGAGCTAGTAAAGATACCCCCTTGATAACTGCATGTGACTATAATAAATTGAGTATAATGAAATATCTAATATCTTTAGGAGCTAATCCCCGTACTAAAAATAATACAATTTTAAAGAGGATAAGCGCATATGGAAATATGGAAATGTTAAGATATATCCTTCCATTGCTCCTTGAAAAAGGAGGAAAAGATATAGATTTTGACAAGTATATAACCTTGGCTAAAGAAAACTATTATTTTCGTGCAATGAAATATCTTGAAAATGAAAAGGCGAAATATCTAAAAGTAAATAAAACCGATTAAAAAAAAAGACATTTTATATAATTATAAAATGTTTCCATTAGAATTAACAGATTTTATATGTAAAAAAATTAATGGGAGAAAATTAGTAAAAATATGTATTCAAAATTCTAATGACAATAATTTTGATAAAAATAACCCCCTATATATTCTCAATAAAAATCGTATAAAAAAATACTGGTATATAAAATGTATTTTTAAACTAGTAGAATATGGAGATATTCATGGAGTGAAATATTGGTTTAGTATTAATGAAAATTTGGTCCAGGATAAACTTGCATTATCTTTGGCTTGCGAACATGGTCGTTTAAAAATAATAAAATACATGGAAAAATTAGGTGTTAATATAGCTACAGATGACAATATAATAACTGCCTGTCAACATGGTCAATTAAAAACTGTAAAATATCTGAGAAAAAAGGGGGCCAATATTAGAGCCAAAGATAACAGCCCTTTGATATATGCATGTCATTATGGTCATTTAAATGTCGTAGATTATCTAGTACAAAAAGGTGCAGATATAAATGATATTTTGGCTCATGCATGTATTGTAGGTCATTTACCTGTAGTCAGATACCTAGTATTATATGGAGCTAAAATCACTGTAGAAGCAATGGCTATAGCCAAGAGATACAATCGCTCAGAAATAGTACAATATTTCATGGAATGTTCATTATATTGATGTGAGATAAAACTGAATATAAAATCCAGGTCAAGGTATAAATACCTAGTCGTGAATTATCTTAAAAATGAAAGGATATATACGAACACCTATAGAATTAGCAGAGGACTGCTATGAAATCATACAAAAAAATATGTCTAAATCGTTGGTCACTGGCTTTCCCTTTGAATCTAAATGGGAAACCCATACTGATACCGCATTTGGTATGGTATACCATACAAAAAATGTAAATGGGTTTTCAGAGATAAAAGACAATGAATTTATATTATTTTTAATAGAGTACATTATCAAGGAATTTATGAATGGAGGACCTGGAAAGGGAAATCATTTAAAAATAAAGGCTACAAAACCACTTTTAAAATATACCCATAAATTGTATTATCAAGAAGAGAAATTATACTATATCAAAAAAATGCATTTATTCATGGGAAAAGAGTCAGTGATATATTCTGTACCCAAGATAGTAAATGATCAAGTGTATAAAATCTTGTCAGAGAAAATCACTAGAGATTGGATGATGGATTATACATGTTATTTTTATTCGCGAATTTATTAGGATTTATCAAACCCAATTACTTTATATCAAATATAAAGTAAATAATTTTAAAATTGAATTAAAGAAAAAATTATTGAAAAAATCAAGAATCATTAAAAATAATTAAAAATAATTAAAATGGTAGATACTCCAAATGAAGCAGAATCAAGATATAAATATTATTCTCTGGTTCAAGAAGCCTTGGAAAGTGTAAAACATAAGCAACATTTACGATGGATCGGATATATATACCGTACAAAACAAGTTTGTCTAGAAGCCCTGAAATCTGATATTGATTGTGGATATTGCTATTCTTCCCGAAGTATTAATTTTATACCCTTGCCAATTATAGATGAGGTTATAGACGAATTGGCAAAAATTACATTTATTCCTCATTATGGATATACACAAGAAAAACCTGAACCAAAGCCAAGATATCAGAGTGTAATACCAGAATTGAGAGAAATTGCTAAAAAACGCAAGAAACAAGCCGCAAAAGATCCAACTTATTATGATGAAAATGGCAAGACATTTGAAGAGGTATTGAAAGAATGTGGAGCAAAGGATTTTGAAGATATGATTTATATTCGATTTACAGAGAAAAAAGAAGAGTCGGAATAATTGAAGATGATAATTTTTATATTGAATATAAAAATGACTGAAAATCACATAACTTTAATCTTTCAGAACCTCTTTCTTTTTCTACTGGATAATAACAGATTTTTAACCTTTAATTGTGTTTCCTTGTAATTTTCCTTTCGCTGTAGCTCAATCACTTTATTCTCCAATTCATCAATAACTCCTACTGAATCTCCATATCTTATTTCTTTATAGGATTCAGTAGTAAAATAAAACAAACCCAGCACAGCCTTGATCAGCTCTAAAAATTCATAAAACTTGTTTATACAGGTTTTGAAAATTGTATTGAATCCAGATACTATTTCTGATAGATAATTTGATAGATAGTTACTGCATACCAGTCCATAATTATTTATAGACTGTATAATTTGAGCCAATTCCGCTGAATATTTTTTTAATAATCTTTGCCCCATTTCAAACATGCTTTCTGCAGGTATACAATCGGATGATAGACATATCCCTGTGAAAAATTCTCTAGAAGAAATCCCGTAAAAAGGAATACCTTTTCCTCTAGACTTTTCTGTCTTGGTAAAACTAGATAAATACGAATAAATGTCATTGAATTTTGTATTGGTAAATTTCCAAGAAAATTGTAGAGATTCTGATACCCCCTTATACCCCTCAGAAATTTGTGTAGAGATCCTTTCAGATACATTTTTCACTGTATTTACTGATAAATTATAGAAATAATCTAGAATTCCCTTTAACCCCCCTCCAAGGATATCTACAAACATTCTTGATATTTCAGCTGTACCTTCTGTAGATATTACTCCCCACCAATTTTCAAGGGCTATCCCTAATGTATTAATACTATCAACATTTTTCAATTCAGTATACAACACACTGACAATTCTACTCGCTCCTGAATATGCATATTTTCCCAGCCTAATTGCTATTCCTGTTGTCGTTGTAGAAAGATAACAAGCTAAATTGATAAAATATTCAATGATATTTTTCACTCTATTTGATAGAAATACAGGTCCTAAATAGGCTACGGCATTTCCCAAGATAATTCCAAATGATTTATATATTTTATCTGATAGCACATTAAACGTACTAGTCGCCAATAATTTCTGAGATAGCCATTTTACTATACCTCCTAATACCAATGGATCTTTTACCGTTAGACATGCGGCATTTCCCAACACCATTAATATATCGATAAAATCATATTTCATTGATACTAGATTTTTAATTTCAGAAATACCTAGATTACTAGTGAAAACTAACACAAAATAAATTGTATAGTAATTTCTATTTAAAAAATTTATTGTTTCGGCCAATTTTTTTGTAAATGTATTTTGCCATAGTCCATAGATTGAATGAGTTATTCCATGAGCGTAAATTACCCTTGAAATATCCCTTACCTTTCCCTTTATTTTTTGCCAAAAAGACTGGTTTTCCAATCTGGTTTTATAAGCAGAAAATGATTCTGGACAAAATTTTGCATCAAGAAATGAGAAAATTTCTGATTGTTTAATTTCGGGATTAATCTCTAGTAATTCTTGTATAACATTACATATGGAATTTCTCAGATTTGTAGCAATAGAATCTAATATACGAAAATCAAAATTTGGATCAGAAAAACTTGCACGATATCCCTTGGCAAATTCCTGTATATATTTTACGAATACTTCGATGCTAATCATTAAATTTGCAATATCATTTACTTGCTCTGATGAAGGGCCTTGGGGTGAATAATTTTCCAATACATTATTAATCTCTCCAAGCAATAGAAAAGATACAGAGTCTATTTCACCTAAATATTCCAATATATTAAATATATATTTTGATTGTTCAGGCCTATTTTTTAATATTCTGAGGTAATCATTTTTTACCTTTTCAAAATCCGTTTTCCAAGAATCAAAATCATTAGAATCAGAATTTTCCAATAATTTTTGCCCCCCTTGAATAATATCTAGTCTAGAATTGGCTATTTTTATAGAGAGACTTTCATTGAATTCTTCAGGAGCTAATACAGTAGATCTTTCACCTCCCTTGCAAATTCTATTAAATTCGCTTTCCGTAAGGGTAATTATTTTTTCATTTTTCCCAGACATTTTTTGCTTTTTTCTTTATTTATAATGTTTATAAATAAAAATGAAAACAGAATATACACTGTTATTTTCCTTGATATTATCAACTATAATTTCTATAATCTTTTTAGCCGGAAAACCCCCAAAAAATTACAAATATACAGGTCTATTATTTTTACTTGTTTTCATCATTATTTTTATGAGTCTGTATGTTTTAGATATTCTTTATAGGATTTCATATAGGAAATTTGATATAGCGTCAAAATATGATAGAGATACTATACATATCCTCTATAATAAATATTGGACTAAAAATTAGTAATCATATTAAATATACCTAATCTTCCATTTATATACACCATTAATATCCTTGATATAAACTCTATGTAAATGCGATTTCATCCATTCCTTGTAAAATGACTTTAATTCTGGTATAACTTTGATAAGTTTTAATACAGAGGATTTGTCTAAAAAATCCATGATATGGACCAAAATTTCGTATGGTAAAGTCAATAACATTTTATTATAATTTTATAACAATATAAAATTTCAATATTTTTTCAATATTATTCTTTTTTTCTACATATATAGCGTTCTGATGCCCAACTACCACTATTTGTTGTATGAGATTCGGGGTGTCCCCATTTAGTATAAACTTTAGCGCATTTGCAATGATTACATATTTCCTTGTCCAAACCTTTACAAATGTTCCTAATCTCATCAAATAGATTTTCCGTACCTTTTTCCATTTCATTCAGCTGTTCTATAGTCAATGGTGTTTTACTCTCTAGTGATTTGGCATCTTTTACAAAGGACTCATATTTCTCTGTATAATTCTCAATCCAAAAATCTATATTACAATTATTGATTATAAAAATCATTTCTCCTTTTTTGGTTAAATGTTCAATAGTTTTAACATTACATTTTTCAACTGCTTGATATATACTTTTCCTAATATTTTTTAGGTCGTCCAATTGAATTTTACATGTATCTCTTAAACTGTAAAGTTCCAAGAGTTTATCATAACGTATTTTATGCGATTTTTCTTGTTGAAAAATTTCAAGTAATTCGTTTAAATTTTTTTGTGTTTCTTTCAGTAGAAATCTCTTGGCTTTTTGATCTCGTGAGTGTTCATCAGTATAAACCTTTAACTTGGCCTGATATTCCTTTTCTACAATTTCAAGCTTTCTTTTTGCATCAATAATTTCCGGGATTTTTGATATATCATTCATTTTCCTTATTTTTTAATGATTTTTTAATGATTTTTTAATAATGATATCCTCTTAAATAATTTTTACTTGCATTTTCTGAGGAACATTCCATATACACCCAAATCTATTAAAATTCCCAATATAAAACTATATACTACTGCTTTGCTAAAATTAACCTTTTTCACGGCTTTCCCAGTATTGTCATACAATGTATCAGCCACAAAGCATGGTTTATTAAACCATAGAACAATAAATACTAGTACCGGGAAAACTATATAAATATACCACATTTTAAACTTGAATACCTCATCAGAATCCTTTCCCTTTCTATCAGAGAGATAATCATCACCAAAGCTAAAATTATCTACCCCAGCCTTGTTACATAATTTCTTGTATATATCATCCATATCCTCAGACATTTTTTATTGGGTTTATTTATAAATTTATTTATTGAGATTATTTGACTTTTTACTGAAATTATTTTATTTAAACATTTTTTTATTATAAATTTTATATCATTATAAAATTTATTAGATTATTTATTGCATAATTACTTTATGATATACATTCTCTAAATATGGGTCATTTTCCTTTTTGATTAAATCCCATAACGTTGACTTGAAATTAATATGATTTTTTGGATTAATATCCCTAAAATTATTTTCGCTTTTCTTTTCTAAATATTTTACCTTGATTCCTTTTTCTATTAATTCTTTATATTTTCTACTCATTTTAAATGTTCTAAATTCCTCATAACTTCCGCTTATGGTTAATCTACACAACCCATTTAATAATTCCTGGGTATCAATTACATTGATTTTTTTCCTGATATCCTTTCTCAGATTTTTCATATCAGAATATATTACTTCTTTTCGTGGTAATACCAAGTCAATTTCGGAAATATCGATTTTTTTCTTTTCTCCATCAAAATTTCCCACAGTTATCATTGCTATAGTATTTCTATCGTTATCCGATAATGGTAAAGCACAGCCAGTATAATAGATATTTTTAGCCAATCTATCTTTACCATGGATATGGCCTGAAATTACCATGGGTAAATCATCTGAGTAAATATCTCCATCTTTTGACTCTATAGCACCCATTTTACAATTTCTAAACTCTTGATGGGCAAATATACAATCTACTGTTTTCCAGTCATTTACAGTATTTAACGCCTCTATAAATTTTCCAGGGGGTACATATGGGCAAAAAACAAGATTATCCTGTTTTATCACATGATCACATATAACTACATTGTCCCATTTTTTGAATACATTCATCCAGTGATTTTCATTTAAAAAATTTTGATTACTACTATTATGACAAAGGCTACCGTCAGCCAATAAAAACTTGTTATTTCCATCTACTGTAAATCCTACATAATTTGTATATCCTATATAATTTATAGAGATTCTACTGACATTCATGAGACATCTTCTCCCCACAAGCATATTTGGGTTTAATTTTACTCCATACAATCTCTCCTTTATATTCTCTGGTAAATTTATATATTTACTGACAGGTATTTCGGTATACATTTTTTCTCCAGGAAAAAGGCTTTCCCTAATTTTTTTAGGGACTTGGGTCATTCTCTCAAAATGTAAAATAAAATTTTCATCTAGCCATTCTAGATAACATTCCCCAGCATAAAAATGCAAGAGAATATGCCTTACTAATACTAGTAAATGATTTTCAGAAACTATATAATTTGTACCAAAATCAATGTTATTTATTTTATACATTTTTCCATTACCTTGATATGTATTTAATACTGTTCTCTTTGATGTGGGTAAATCTCCTTGAAGAATATCTCCTATTTTTATTTGCCAAGCAGGCTTGATTTTCCCCGAAAACATTTGAACCAATGACCATGGAGTTAAACACATGTCATGATTTCCCACAAGTACATATAATGGAGAATATCCTCGTAAAAGATCAAAAAATTGGCAAGCCTTGTTAAAGGGAAATGTGTTTAGTTTTTCATGGGTATCAAGTACATCTCCCAAAACCACTATTTTATCTGGAAGAGTATTATTTTCTTTATAATTTTCTAATAAATTCTTGACCTTTTCTATAAATATATTTACCAAGGGGATATTACTTGTTTTGAAATGAACGTCGCCAATAGTTAATATTCTTGAATTTTTTTGAGGATTTTCTGTTTCCATTTTATTAAAAAATTTTTAGTTTAATCTCTATTAAAAAATAATTAATTTTATTTTCCTTTTTCCCCATTATTTTCCTTTAAAATATTTTATAGACTTTATAGAAAAATATATTATCATTACTATATATAAAAATATGAGTCCTATAAATATTATACAAAATTTGCTATAATTTCTTTTTTTAGAATAAAGAGGACGAAAATATTCTTTTTCACCTTGTTGATTTTTTTCTGGATTTTTTAATTGGTATCCAATTAAAACATTATCACAATTAAAACTATATACAGAGTTTGATTTTTTACCTGTCATGTGATCATAATCTTTGCTAATACATTTATATTTCCATTCAGGGTGAGATTTGTCTAAAATTTTTATATAATTTTCAAATATATTGACAGTATATTTTTTATCGGAATTATGTGATCCTATTTTTATAGCAATAATATTTCCTAAATCTCCTGTATTTACTTTGCCAATTTTACCTTCGGAAAAATATTGGATTTGAAAAAAGGGATAATTTTCTGAATTATTAGAATCAGAATTTTCTGGATCCTGATAATTTTTAGGATTCTGATAATTTAAATATATTTTTCCATTTCTAAAATTTTCTCCAAATATTTTAGCTATTTTATCTTTATCAGTGATATTCACGGCAATTTCCAAAGAATTATCAAAGGGTATTAATTTCTCTTGTCTAGCGTATCCAATCATTATACTATTTATAACTGAATATTTTATAGAGTGTTTATCGAATATATCATTTAAATACTGTAAAAATTCTAGTACTTTTTTTTCTTTTTCAGGAAATCTTTTCCATATATTATCAAAGGGATTTTCCATTCGAGTTTGGTCTTTTTCAAAAATATTACTGCCAAAATCATAGCAATGGATAATTATGCTAGGAATAGTCATGTATTTTTCCAAGTCTTTTTTCTCTACCAAATAATTATCTATAGGGACTAGAAATTTATGTGTATCATTTACTATTTTTTCAGCTCCTTTTTTGGATACCAATAAACCATAGGTACCCATTGGGCAATTACCATTTCTCACCATTTCATTGGAAATTTTATATAGAAATTTCCCTACTCGATTTTTCTCTATTTTATCGTAATCATATGCTGGAATAATATTACACGTATTTCTAGGCCATTTAGCCCTGGAATTTCCTATCCAACAAAAATCATAATTGTTTCCCCCAGGAAACATTTCTCCTAATTTTTTTAACCATTCGGTTATTATAGAATCATCCTCGAGGATTATAGCATTTTCCAAATTTTGATCTAGTATCATTTTATATACCTTTAGATGCGAAAGATAACATCCTAATTGAGGTCCTGATAATTTTGTATTGTATTCGTGTAATACATTTTTTCCATATACAGCGGATACTCGTTCATAATTTTCATATCCTATATTTTCTAACTGAGTTTTTATAGAAATATATCTATCATGGTCCTTGTCAAGATTTATAATAAAAATCTTGATATTTTTATCCATTTATTTTATAATGTTATAAAATATTGTTATTTCATTGGAAATTAATGACAGAAATTTAACAGAAACCATTCATTATTTCATTAGAGTCTTCATTGAAAAAATTTTCATTGATTTTAGCTGAAATAATTTTTCTATAATTTTCTATAGAATTATCTATTCCAGTATCAAAGGTATCTTGCTTGTAAAAATCCTTCATCCACTCTCTTAATTTTTTATTAGTATTATAATGATGAAAACATAATATATCTTGATCTAGATAAATTTTTCTATTTTTTTCGTCGTTTATAGGAATTTCATGAATGCTAAATTTATCAGTAGGGAGATATACAAAAGCCTTGTTATATATTATCGATTTTGGTGCCCATTTTTTAGTATCTATATTTTTTATAGTATCAGTAATTTCATAGAAATTTTTAGGGATATTGCAAAATCTATCCCCAAATTTTTTCTGAGTAATCATTATTTTACTATAATTTCTTAAGGATTTATTGGACCGATATTTATTTAATAAATCCTTGAGAAATCCCTTTATCGGTACTCCAGAAATAGTATATTCTTTTGAAACTAAAAATTCATCTATATCGATGTATACCGTCCAATCAGCATCTCTTCCATACTTTTCATTATATTTATTGATATTCAATGTTTGGGCATAAATTACTTGATTTTTATCGTTTCTAGGTTCCCATTTGAGATATACAATTTCAGGGTATTTTTGTAGAATTCTATCTAATTCTCTAGAAATTTCAGCATCTGATAAAGATATTAAATCATTATAATTTAACCCATATTTATTTACACCTTGACTAGATCCACTATTTCCTATAGATTTAGAGTTATCATATAAATATATTTTATCTATTCCTATATATTTATGATATTCTATCCATTCCTCTAAAAATGGTATATTTTGTTTCAGTACAAATATAGTATGAAGAGCTATCTTTGGATTAGCGGGTTTATTATGAATTTCATTAGACAATATATCAGATTTTTGGCTAGAAAATTTTTTCCTTTTTATTTTTAATATTATAATTAATAATGATGCTATAATAATTGTATATAATATCACTACAATTAATATTATTTTTTCCATTTATTTATTCCCATGTTATTTTAAAGAAATATAATCTTGGAAAAAAATGAGTAAATTACCCCTGGAATTAATAGATATTATTTGTAGTAAATTAAAAAATAAATTGTTAGCCAATATTTGCTTTTTTGATCAATCAGAAACTCTACTTTTATGTCTTAGTAAAAATAGATTGGAAAAATATTGCAAAAAAGATTATATTCTATATGATTTGATAAAACGTGGTAATTTATACGGTATAAAATTTATGCTGAAAACAGGATTTGAAATCACTGATTCAGGTAATCTTATGGTGAGATGTGAAAAAGACCCTAAAAATATGGTACCAATCAATTATATAATGACATTTGCTTGTGAATATGGACATTTTGAGATGGTAAAATATCTGGTATCTTTGGGCGCTGATATTAATAGAGCATTAGTATATGCATGTTCTAGTGAAAATCTAGACTTGGTAAAATACCTAGTGAATTTGAGAGCCGATATGACCTATAAACATTGTGGCACAATGGCTTTATTTGAAGCATGTAAATATGGAAGATTAAATATAGTGAAATATTTAGTAGAAAAAGGTATTGATATAACAATGGAAGATAATGAAGCCATTATATGTGCTAGCTGTAATGGTGATATTGAATTGGTAAAATATTTGGTATCTTTGGGTGCTGATATTTCTACATGTGAAAATCGTGCTATAAAAATGGCAAGTTATCACGGTCATTTAAATGTGTTAAAATATCTAGTAGAAATAGGTGGTGATATAACACCTCATGACGAGGCAGAAGATAGCGATGAAGAAGGGGATCCATTGATAAATGCCATTAGAAATGGGCATTTAGAAACAGTAAAATATCTTGTGGAAATAGGAGCTGATATTACTGTAAATAAAAATGACCCATTAATTTGTGCTATAGAAGAAGATCAATTGGATATTGTAAAATATCTTGCGGGACAAAAGATGAATATAAAAGCATTCAAAAATAGAGCCATGAAATATGCTATAAAAAATGATAATCAAGAAATAATAAATTATTTAATAACTCAAGGAGCAGAGCCATTATTCTAATATTTTTTATAAAGTTTATAAAAAAGAAAAATTTCATATGAAACAGGCATCATAATTTACATTTTTATTTTCTATATCACTATAATTAGGTCTTACTCCAGCCGGAAAAGGATATATTGCATACCATTTATCTTTTTCCTGTAATTTCCAGGTTATTTGATCAATTATAAATATATTTTTCCATCCATACTTTTTAGCATATTCACTCACTATTCTCAAAAAATTTTTCAAGCGAGAAATATACTCTTTATTTACTATATAACATGTACATACACGAGCCCTGTAAACTCTCCATATATCATCATCAACTTTTTCTCCATGAAAATCATCCCTTTTATTACATACCAACATTAGCACGTCCCAATCTGAAATTTTCTTGGTGAAATTTGTGACAAGATTATTCAAGGTCATATCATTTACTCGAAAATATCCATCATCTTCCATTATCATTATATTATCCTTGATATTTTCTTTTTCTCTTGAATCATTATTTAAATTGTCAATAAATTCTAACAATTTTAAATGGCTTTGAAAACAGCCATATGCTCCTATTTTATTTTTTACAGCTGGAAATCTAATAACATTTCTAAATCTATATTGGTTCAAATTATCCAATAACATTTTTTCCCTATCTTTTCTCCCATCAAGATTTATATAATAAATCGTAGGTACAAATTCTGTATAATCTTTGAAAGAATTATTTTTCTTATATTTTTTTATATCTCTGTTATCTTTGTTGGCAACAAAATTGTCAATATCTCTATAAAATTCTCTTGTAAAATCAGGCCTATATAATAAATATATTAATATAATGAAAATCACCAGTACATATAAAATGATTACTCTCATCTTTATTTTCTAATGCAATAAAATTTATATCCATTATAAATTTTGGGGGTTTTCTCATTTATTCATCATCTTCAATCTCCTCCTCAGAATCCTCAATATCTTCCTCTTCGCTTTCAGACTCACTCTTTACCACAATTGCGGTTTTTCCCTTTCCCTTGGCCTTTGCAGGGGCAGCCTTTTCAGCCTTTGCAGGTACTCCATTTTCCTCATCAAACTTCTTTTTAGCTTCTTCAGCCAATTTTACATACTTTTCATATTCCTTGTCAGCAGCATTCTTATGCTCTGTCCATTGCCTTCCGGATTCCTTTAAAATGTCCTTTGGAGCAAAGCCATCATCAACCAATGATTGACGAATATCCTTGCAAAAGAGAATATAGGATGTTGGGGCCTTTTTCTGCTTTTGGGTCTTTTTCTTACCAAACCCTGGAGGTGGGGTATAACCTTCCATTTCCTTTTGATACTTTTCCTTTTCCTTTGCAGCCTGTGTAGCATATGGCTTTACCTTTTTCTCATTATTCTTGATCAATCCCCATTCTTCACCAAGTTTCTTCATGATTTCAGTAGTGGAAATACCTTCATTCTTTTGCTTAATCTTATCACGATTTTCCTGACAGAAAATCATGTATGCAGATTTAGGTCTCTTGGGGGCATTTGGATCTCTTGCCTTTTTCCCTTCTGATTTCTTTTCCTGAGTCTTGACAAATTTATTAAGTGATGCTTCATGTTCTTCCCATGCTTGAAGGGCCTTATTATGACCTCCCTCCTCAAGGAATTCCTTGACATGTAAAAACAATTGAGAATGCTTCTTCTTTGAAGCAGTCTTTTTGGGGGCTGGTGCAGCAGCTGTTTTAGCTGCGGTCTTGGGTGCTGGTTTTGAGGCTTTAGCTGGGGCCTTTGATTTAGTTTTGTTTTGTGCCATTATTTTCTTATATTTTTTTATCCTTTAAATATTTATATACCTTTTTCTCATTTTTTTTGAAAAAAATTTTTTCAAAATTTTCATTTAAAAAATATCGAGTTTTTCATATTAATGATATTTTAATTATTTTCCATTTTTTTATATTATTTTATAGAAAAATTTTATAAAAAAAATGGAAATAACTTTTTGTCTGGGAAATTGTTGTAAATTGTATAAAAGAAAATATCTAGATAGAAAAAAGACCTATAGTTTTAGGAAAAAAGCCGGTACCATTTTATATATAGAAAATATCTTTAGGGAAATAGAAATAATATTAGTACAATCAAATGGAAATTTTTGGGGATTCCCCAAGGGTGGTTATGAAAATGACGAAACTGCTATTGATTGTGCAAAAAGAGAAACATTTGAAGAAACAGGATTGGATATATCACTTGAGACATTTGAAAAATGTGGGGAAATTTACAGATCAAAATACTATACATATTTTTTATTAAATTTGGGGAATTTTTCAAGGGGAGAAATCAATAGCATTATATTGAGGAATATACAGCAAGAAATAGAGGATAATACAGGGATAACAATCATTAAAATTTCTTGCTTAATAAAATTGTACAAGAATAAAATGATAAAATTGAATAAACAGTGTATAGAAATTTTAAATAGAATATTTGGGTTTAATTTATAATCATATTTTTATTATAACCCATCCAATAAAATGTATAATTATACAATTATTTATTATGTAGCATTGGCATTGAAATTTATAAGCAGTATATATTGGTATTTTTTCCAATATAAAGTTGAAACTCCTCGTGAAACTCCTGGTGAGCCTGAGACTCCCGGAGAGCCTGGCAATTTTTCTAGCTCAAGATACTGTAGATATTGTGGTCATATTTCTACCAATATTTTATCTTGTGGATGTAGAGCTCATATCTCATGCCTAGCTTCAAGGGGATATTTGGATAAATGTATTTATTGTGAAAAAAATATATTGTTATCTGATACTGATAAAAGACTTTTCATGGAAATATATAAGAATATATAAAATTGTATAAGAGAAATAATGAATTTTCATGAGAAAAATAGAAAAATAAATAAAACCAATTTTTTAAAAAGAATTTTAAAAAAGGGAAAAATAGATAAATAATAATCAAGAAAATATGGGTATACACGGACTATCAAAATTTATAAGAGTTAAATACTCTAATGCCATAACATGCCATCATTTATCAGAATTTGCTTATAAAATATTAGCAATAGACGTTTCTGTATATCTCTATAAATATATTGCAGTGTGTTCCAAGGATGATTCTGAAGTATCATCAAGGTGTAAATGGCTAGAAATATTTATACAGCTGATAGGGATACTACGAAAAAATAACATTCATTGTATATTTATATATGATGGGAAATCTCCAGAAGAAAAAAGAATAGTACAACAAGAAAGGAGAGAAGGGATACGAAAGAGAAAAGAAAAAGCAGATCAATTATTTACTGATTTCCAGATATTAAAAGCTGGAGGTGATTTAACCCCATTATTAGAGAAATTCATGAATAAAAACGTGAAATATGGTAAAAGACTCTTGATAGGAGGTTACGATTTCCCCTTGATAGAAAAGGCCGTTACCAAGTATAAAAATCAAAATACCCCAGAAATTACGGAAAAAGAGATTAATTTGACAAAGAGGTTATTTACTATATTGAAAATCCCTTTTTGTACAGCTCCTCAAGAAGCAGAAGCAATGTGCTCTAAATTATGTATTGATGACAAGGTATTTGGAGTCTTATCAGAAGATACTGATATAATGGTATATGGTACTCCTAATTTTCTCTTTTCTATTGATACCCGAGCAGAAACATGTTTAATGATAGAAAATAAAGCATTATTATCTGAGATGAATTTTACTAGAAAACAATTTGTAGATTTTTGTATAATGTGTGGGACTGATTATAATAAGAATATCAGGGGAGTTGGACCTGCAAATGCTTATAAATTAATCACGGAATATGGTAATATAGAAGCTATACAAAAAGAAAAGGGAATAGATATCTCTATTTTAAACCATAAAAGAGGCCGAGTATTATTTAATAATCCTGTAGGGAAAAAAATACAAGTACCATATACAGGGAAACCAAACTATGAAAAATTAGAGGAATTTGTGATTGTAAATAATATTATAATTTCTATAGAAACTATCAAGGAATATTTCACTCCTAATAAATTGATAATTATTGAAAATGAAGAGGAAGAAAATGAATAAAAGCATTTAAAAAGTGAAAAAAAGGTAGAAAGAAACAAAAAATGGAGACAGAACAATATATAAACAAACCCGCTACAATAAGATTGGCAAGAAGGGCAGATATAAAAATGCTATCAAAATCAGCTTATCCCGTAATTAATAAAATTTTATATAGAGATCTCATGGAAATAATAGAGTTGTTATTGATAGCGAATGGAACAAAGGTAATTTCTTATAATGATTTAATCACTGCCTTTGATTTATTAGGAAAAAATGTGGCTTGTTCTCAGGGAATGATAAGGAGAAAAAAGATTGTAAAAAGTAGAAATTAATTAATAAATTAAAAATTTTATATTCAATATAAAATCCGAGAAAATTTTTTCTAATTTATTTTTCTATGTATTTGGTACATAATCTGGCTTTAATCTTTCTTCTCCAAATTCTCTATAATCTGCACACCCAAATTTAAATTTAGGAGGAGGTGTAGGTTTCCAATAAAATACACAGTCTTCAATCTTGTTACTACTACCTATATTTTTTATCACTAAAAATCCATGATCATCGGTGAATTTATCCATTAGAGCGCAAAACATGTCATATGTAGGGATTATACTTGCATATTTTTCGTATAATATTTTTCTATTTCTTGTATTTGCTTCTCTTCCTATGAATACCATATCAGTTGTAGTGACAATTACAGGTTTAATATCTACGGCATATTGCAAGCTAATAATCCATAACGGTTTCCAATGCCTACCATTTTTATAAAATCCGTGTATTAATGGGGTATTAAATTCTGATGTATCATCCATACAATCATCTATAATCGAAACGCACCATGGGTTATCTAGGTATTTTATTGCCAATTTTTGCCTTTTTACATAATTTTCCACATTTTTTCTATCATATTTTTCATATATAAAAACAGGGGGAATTCCGCATTCTACTTCGTAATTATGGTTACTCTCCTCTGTTCCTGATTGAACAATAGCAGCGGGAATAACATGTCTTTTTTCAAATAAAATTCTATTGATAATAGTGGTATTATGAGTAACTGTAAAATCATGCAAAAGAAACCGATGATTTCCATCAAGTGTAAATCCATAATAATTATCTATTCCTAGATACTTGATATTTATATCAGATTTTTCTTGTTCATGGTTTATTAATCCAATAACATTATAAATGGCTGTGGGAATATAACAATTGGGTGTAAAATATATTTTGTGTAAAGGATTTTCCAGTAAATCCCCAAATTTTACCTTGGCATACATTCCCAATGAATTTAATATAAACATGATATCATGAATAAAATTCAGGGAAAAATGGGGAATCATTATTTCCCCATTTTCTATTTTTCCCGAATAATCTATAACTCCTGCTATAAATGTTAATAAAATTACAGAGGAATTAATCATGTAATCTCTAGGTATTTCTCCCTTTTCATAGAAATTATTCTTGGAAATATACTTGTAAAAGGCAAGATCTACATTTAGTATTTTTTTGGATGAAAGATAGGCTCCCAAATGATAAGGCTCAAAATCTACTGGTTTATAAGGCCATGACACTGATGCACGATATCCATATAATTTTTCTTGTTCTTTCCTTGACAGATCAAGATAATCCTTTACCGATAAATCTATATTGGTAATAATTTTTTGAGAATCACCTATTTTTTTCAGTGATAAAATATGAGGTTCATTAACTATATATTTTATCCCATTTGATTGAGTAATTTCATACATGCTATCTTTTCCCGTACAAACACTCAATACATTTCTAGCTGTAGAATCATCGCCCATGAGGATATCTCCGGGGATAATATCCTGTACATTTTTTATAGAGCCATCGTACATGATAATTTTAGTATTGTATCCCAGACATTTTCCAGTCTCTGGTTTCCCAATTACAGCTATTTTATAACCTCCCTGTTTCTTAATATACATTGTTTTTGTAGTAGGTGGAATAAGATCAGTAGTGAATTCCCTTATTTTTAGGTTCATTACTTGCTGTTGATTAGTTTTGGACATTTTTTCGTGATATATTTAATATAATTATATTATATCCAATTTTTTCTGATTTTTAAGGTTCCCTTAAATATTCTTTTTCTGATTTTTTATAGAAACTATTTTTTTTTTTAAAAAATATTTATAAGATTATAAATATAGAAAAATGATACCCTTGGAATTAATAGACCTGATTTGTAATAAAATAAACCTAAAATTATTAGTAAAAATATCCACCGGGACCCTTTTTCAAATAAATAGGAAAAAAATAGAAAAATATTGGAAAAATGAGTATAGAGAACCCTATTGGAAAAAAGAATATATAAAAAATATAATAGAAAATGGAGATATTCAAGGGATCAAAAATATATTAAATTTAAATATTAAACATGATATTAATAACTATTTGATTTTAGCAAGTGAAAATGGCCAATTAGAAATAATAAAATACCTAGTATCTTTAGGAGCAGATATCACAGCTGAAAATAATGAAGCAGTAATAATGGCAAGTGAATATGGTCATCTAGATACGGTAAAACATTTAGTGGAAAATGGTGCAGATATCACAGCTCAAAATGATATATCTATATTTAAGGCTGTGGAATGGGGTCATTTAGAAATGGTAAAATATTTAATAGAAATTTATAATAATTTTGGTGAAAAAATAATAGGTAAAAATTCTCTCAGATTAATAATCTTGAAATTAATACCAAATTCTAAATTTGAAAAACATGTAGAAATGACAGAATACCTAAACTCTTTATTAAATATCTATATTTGAATGAATATTTTTTATATATTTTTACATGATTAAACATTCAATATTTTTCTCAGTAAAATTGCACAAATCACTAATAACAATACAATGGCTATAATATATATAGTTTTATCAGTATTATATAATTTTCCACATACTTGGCAATTTTTAACATGTTCGGCAATATCTCTACAATTTCCTTGTACTTGGGGAGTTTGGGGAGGGGCTTCATATCCTTCCATTATTTCTGCATTTCTAAAAGGATAGGGATTTATAGCTGTACCATCTTGATAATATTCATTAGGTTGAGCTGATGGTCCTTGGGGATATTGAGGGGGATAATTTGAGGCTGGACCAGTGGAATATGCATTATTATATGAAGCATAACCTTCTATATTCTGATAATGTTCTATAGAATTTCGCATTCCTGATTCAGGGACACTTCCTTGTTTTTGCCTAATAAATTTCCCTACATTTACGTCTGATCCTCTATGGCTATAATCTAGGTGCTGATCTCTATTTTCTTGTGTCCTTTGTGTTGCTCTATAATTTTCAATATCATTTATATCAGGTAAATCCTGTATCATTGTTGTGTGAGATGGTCTGCTCATTTTTATTTTATAGGAATTATAAAATATTACAATTTATCATAAATCGTGATTTTTTATCACACGATTCATTACAATAATAATTCATCACAATCAATAATACATTTTTATAACAGGGTTTTCTCCAAAATTTTTCTTTAATAAACTATTATCCATTAAATATCCTTCAAAATAGTTACAATGTTTCGTACTGATAAATGGTACAAATCTATAGAGAGGAAAATGTTCCTTTAATTTATCTGTAATATTAGAGAAATTACACCTACATCCTTCATCTATGTATATTTCATCGTATTTTATTATTAATTTATATTTTCTCTCAAATAAATCATTTTTCCTATTAAAAATGGGTGTAAATTTTAAAGAGACATCTCCAAAGGGGGATTTGATAAAAGTTAAATCCCTGGGTAAATTTACATATGATCCATCACTATTTTTTTGAAAAAAGCCGTTGTGACCTAATATTTTATCTAGAAATTTTTCCTCGAGAAACGTAAATTCGCATGATATATTTTTTATATCTATATCATGATATTTATTAAATCTATCAAGTCTCTCTAGAAAAATATTAGGATTTTTATATATCAAAATACCATCTTCATAAAGAGAAACTCTAATGTTTGTAATTAAATCTCCTGCTCTAGAAAGTAAAATTCTTTCCAATGGAATAGCATAATCAGTTTTTCCCTGTTCATTTGTACTAAATTCTATTTCTTGAAATCTTGCAATCTTTTTCCAATCATTATCGATACCGGTATAGAAAACATTTATCAATGATGTACATTCTATTGATTTTTTTATTTTGCTCTCTATAAAATCTGTCACGTTAATAAATACCTTTTTTTCAGGTATATCTTTAAGAGTAGATATTTTTTCTACCATTTTTTCTATCATTTCCCCTAAATAAATTTTCTCCATGATTTCAATAAATTTTCAGTATTTTAATATCGAAAATCTCTTTAATATTTTATATTGATAATTTATAAATTATTTCATTGTATTAAAATGGGCTATTCTTTTTTAGGAAACGTAAATACCTGGACAATTGCTCTACTATTTTTGGTATTATTTCCATTAAAATTTTTACCGAAATTTTCGTCTATAATTTCCAATGTATCCCAGTCCATATTTTTTATCACCCCTCCATGTTCTTCATAAACCTCTTTTCTTGAGAGCCAATGTCTAAATAATACATGAAAATTATCTACCATTTCAATAAAAATTGGCTGTACATCAGGGGTTCTCATACATCGTCCTTGTACTTGTTTATAATAGGCCTGAATATCACATACTGGAAAAAGTGAGTTAATTTTGGGATGATCAAAGCCTACACCTACCTTTTTCAAAGTGCCTAAAAGTACCTTGGCATTTACATCAAATTTTTTCTTGCTTCCATATAGACTATCTACAGAGATATTTTTTTCCTTTAATTTTTCCTCTATAATTTTGACTTGTTCTACAAATTTAAAAATTACGAGTAAAGTGCCATTTCCTATATTTAAATGCGGCCTTGTACTATTCGCTACAGTTTCTATAATTTCTGCAATTTTATCATTTCTAATTTTATTGTTGGCAAGGGACTTTAAAACTCCATTCCAATCTAGCCTCCCCCCAAAACCGCTCATTACAAACGGTTTTATAGGGGTATCTATTTTATATACAATATGCTTCCTATCTAGCTTGATTTCAATCTTGTTTTCTTGGCCAAAATATAGGTCAAAAAGAATATCCATGGAATCTTCTCGATAAGGTGTAGCAGAAAGACCAATGAAATATCTTGGGGTAAAACAAAATAGACACTTGCTAAATACCTTGCTGAGGATACAATGTACTTCATCAATGATTACTAGTCCAATATGATCAAATGAGCCCTCGGGAAATTTAGGTACGTTAATAGCATTTATAATATAAATATCACACTCAGGATCAATGGTGGATTTTGGGGTTAAAATTTGACATTTACCACTTGTAAATTTTTTAACTGAATCCGCTATTTGATTTATTATAGCCAAATTATTGTTAATATATACAGTCTTTAACCCTATAGTACTCGCTAGGTATAACGATAGCGCAGTTTTCCCAAATCCAGTGTATAATGCTAAAATTATACTACCATTTTTGTTTAATATCGAAATTGCTTCTTTTTTCACATCAATTTGCTTTTCTCTCAGTGGATATTCTTTTTTATATGAAAAATTAGCCTTGGGATAATTCTTTACATTTTTAGCTTTATATCCATTAGAATGTGCGTATGCATATGGTGCATATAAAATTTCATCATTTTCCTTGCCAGTCATGGTATAGGTGTATAAATCATCTTTTTGCTGCAATGTATAATTATCTATCATTTCTACTGTGAGATCTTTATGAATTTGTTGTTTGATTTCATTTGAAAGGATAGAGGTTTTTATTGGTATAGACATTTCTATTTTTTCTCTATTCTTGTTAATTATTTTTATATTTTCTTTTTTAATAAAATATTTAAGCCAAGATAATTGATTTTAATAAAAATTAAAATTGAAAAATAATTTAACAAAAATAATCTAACAAAAATAGAGAAAAATGGTCTGTATTTGCAATCAAGAAATTACCAGAAAAGAATTGTGTGTAATTTGTAAAGAGAAAAAGGAGAGATTATATACAAAATCAATGGTAAATTGGCAGTTATGTCCAGAACACAAAAAAATAATGATTTGCGGCGAGCCTGAATTTGTATGTAAAGAATGTGGAATAAAAGGATGGTATAGTACCGCTGGTCATGGAGGTGCGACACAACATATTAATAATAAGACTGGTGAGACAATATCACCTGAATCAAAATATATAGATCAAGGCGAATTATATGAAATATACGATGAATGGGAAAAGGAGATAGAATTATCTGAAGAATTATCTGAAGAATTGTCAAGAGAATTATAAAACAAACTAGAAATATGTAAAAAATAAAATCAAATTTTTTTATAAATTATATAAAAAATTTAATGATACTAAAATATATAAATAGGATTTTGATAAAATGGACTATCTCACTGAAATTGATACTATACGTTTTGGTATATATAGTCCCGAGGAACTAAAGAGCATGTCTGTATGCAGAATATATAGGACTCTTAATTCTAAAAAAACAGAGGAGGAAACAGAAAACTCTTTAGAGACCAATAAATTCCTAGATCCTAAAAAGATTGGTACTGAATATGATGAAAGGCTGGGCCCCTTTACAAAAAAGGATAAATGTATAACATGTGACCAATCTTATCACGATTGCCCAGGTCATTTTGGGCATATTGAATTAAATATAGATATTATCCATCCATTATATGATAAAAATGTTGCCCAATTTTTAACTTGTATTTGTCATTCTTGTCATAGACTATTAATCACTGAAGAACAATTACTATTATATGATCTCAAGAAATATAATGGAGCTAGCAGGTTTAACATGATCTTGACAAGATGCAAGAAATTTTCAGTCTGTTATCATTGTAGTGTTCCTTGCCCAAAAATCACTGTAAATAAAGAGGGAGTGATTTCCTTTTTATATAAAGGAAATGACATGGATAACATGAATAGTATGATTGAAGTCAGTGTTATAAAGAAAATTTTGGAAAATGTATCTGATCAAGATATCATATTATTAGGCTTTGATCCTAAATTAGTTAGGCCTGTAAATTTTATCATGAATGTTTTCCCTGTTTTACCTACATGTTCTAGATGTCCTATATTTCTTGATGGAAAAATAGGGGATGATGATCTCACTGTACAATTGGCTGAAATTATCAAGATTAATAATAATATCAAAAAATATACAGTGGCTCAAGATGAGAAAAATTTGACCAAGGCAATTTCATCATTAAAATTTCGTATAAAAACGTTCATGAGAAATAATGATGGCAAGGCTAAAAATCCCACCAGTAGCAAACCTATAAAAGCCATTAATGAAAGACTAAAAGACAAGGATGGGCTGATAAGAGGAAATATTCTAGGGAAAAGAACTGATTATTCGGCTAGAACTGTTATTGGCCCTGATTCTTCCCTCAGAATTGATGAAGTGGCAATTCCTCTAGAAATATGCAAGGATTTATCTGTGCCAGAATTTGTTACAGAATTTAATAAAGAATATCTAGAAAAATTATTGTATAATGATCAGGTAGATGTTGTAGTGAAAAATGGCAAAAGATTTATGGCCAAGTATTTACTATATACAATACCTACTAGAATTTTGAATGGAGATTTTATCTTGAGAAATGATCAAGAAATTTTGATAACAGATCCTAAAAATTTTGTTCCCAAAGAGGGGGATGTAATTAAACGAAGGGAAAAAATTATCCCTGTTATTTTGAAACAGCGTAAAAATCTCAATTTTAAACTAGAGATAGGAGATAAAGTAGAAAGAAATATCCTCAAAGGGGATATAGTAATTTTAAATAGACAGCCTACTTTATGGGCTGGATCAATGATAGGATTGAGAGCAGTACCAAAAGAGGGAAAAACATTAAGATTTAACTTGGCAATTGCCAAGTCACTTAACGCAGATTATGATGGTTATTTCATCGCCATCCGTAAAAGTATTTAAAGGATTGATCTTCTATAAAAATGGAAGATCAAGTTCAAGGAATAATCTACAAAATATATTGCAAAATGACTGATAAATATTATATAGGACAAACTTTATCACATGAATATGTGAATAAAAAAATGACTTGGATTGCTAGAGGATTAAAAGAAAGATGGACTACACATAAAAGATATGCAAAAAATGGAAGTAAACTCCCTTTACATGTGGATATACGTGAATATGGTGAAGATCAATTTGTGGCAGAAGAAGTAAATAGATATGATGGAAAAGATATATTCAAATTGAATGAGTTTGAAACTAAATATATTTTGGAATATAAAAGTATTTCTCCATCAGGATATAATAAAATACTAGATAAACCTCGCACAGGTTTATCCAGAAGAATGTTATTAAATCACTATAATTCTAAACACAAGGAAAAAATATCTTTTGACCAAAAAATTATATCAAATAGCAAAAGGGAAGACAGATCTTCTCAAATATTTCTAGAACAGCATATAGATCTTTATGATTTTTTATTAGAATACAGTGTTTATAAGATTAGAATATACAAATATAATCAAGCTTATAAACTTCAGGCTTTTGTATTTGAAAATATAGATACATTTGTGAAATGTTATAAACACATAAAAGATGCTATAAAAGATTCAGAATATTTCAAAGATTGTGCTGAGATAGAAATCAATAGAGATAATACATATAAATATCAGTATAAATTGGATAGACTAAAAGATACAGAAATACTCAGAATATATGGAGGAAAAAGTTATCATTTTAATAGAGCTATTTATGTTTATAATATTTTTCTCAGAACAGCAAAAGAAGGAGTAAAAAAATATTCATTTGGAGGAAAAACCATAGCAATAGAAGAATCATATAATATCGCGTCAGATTTTGCAAAAAGATTAAGTGAAATGAAAAATATAGAATTTTCCTTGAAACCTATATAGTATTTTTACGGATGGAATTGCCATCAACAGGTAGATGCCAAAATAGCTGTATGTTTGCTATTTTGGGTAAACATTGTAAAACATACTTTTCATATGAGATTGTCTCGTGAAAAATATAACTACCTAGTCTTAATTCTTGAGGGAGAATAAGGCAAGATATCTTGATGCGGGAATCCCCTTAGAGATTGCAATACTACTTATATATGAGAAATCATATGTAATACCCGGGGCAATGACCTAGGGCATAGTAAAAACTTGCAAGATTGGGTAATCCGCAGGCTTATCACCTAAATCCGTTATGATAGGATATGGTGAGGTCTCAACGACTGAACGGATATCGGTCCGAGAGAGCTATCAACTCTCAATGACGGCTTAAGATACAGTCTAGTCCCACTAGAAATAGTGCTAGTGAGTAGTATCACTAGGGATAATGATTACAGGAGGAAATGCCTGTATGAATTGGGTAGATCGGACGAGTCAAATATATACGTTCCACAGAGCCCGGAAGTAAGGGCAGAAGTAGTTAATATTTCCCATGTTTTTAACCTAATGATCAGTAAACAAACAAGTGCTAATAACATGGTACTTGTACAGGATTCAGTTTTGGGAGTATATTTTTTGTGTAAAGAAAATCCACAGATTGATAGGGATATATTTTTTGATATAATTTCTAGTTGTGAAGATTTCACAGAGAAATTATATTCTACGGATTTCATTTTGAATAATATAAAAAGAATATCTAATGTATTAAAAAAGGAAGAAAAGAGTGTATTTTCTGGCCAAGGTTTATTGTCTATGATTCTCCCCGAAAATTTTAATTATAGACAAAAATTGGCAAATTCTGTAGACTACATGGAAATTTTTGATGGGGTAATTCTTTCCGGATATTTTGATAAAAAAGTTTTGGGTTCCAGTAAAAATACAATTATCCAAGTATTATACAAAGATTATGGTCCTGCAGTAGGGGCAAATTTTATCAATAATTTACAGAGAATTTCTAATCAATGGTTAGATAATAGAGGATTTAGTATAGGGTTAAAAGACTGTGTCCCTAAAAATGTAGAATTAATACAGGAAAACATGCTCTCTTGTATGAGCAAGGCCGAAAGAATAAAAGATACGGCATTTAATAATGCTGTAAAAGAGCTAAAAATAGGAGCGGTTTTATCTGGAGCTAGAGATATTGGGCAAAAAATAGCTCAAGATGAGATGAACAAGGGAAATCGCTTTATGGATACTATAAATTCAGGTAGTAAAGGTGATGTATTCAATATCACTCAAATCACAGCTTCCTTGGGCCAACAAAGTATAAAGGGAAAAAGACCTCAATATTCTCTATATCATAATACAAGGGCTTTACCTCATTATTCAATGAGTAAAGCATTGACATTAAAAGAAGAGTATGAAAGTAGAGGATTTGTAATCAATCCTTTTAGCAAGGGTTTAACCCCTAGACAATACTATTTTCATTCTGTATCTGGAAGGCAAGGAATAGTAAATACAAGCATGAGTACATCATCATCAGGATACACACAGAGAAAAAGCGTGCAATTAATGAAAGATACTTTTATAGAACAAGACATGACTGTAAGGAACAAGTATGGTACATTATTTCAAACTGCATATTCAGGGGACGGTTATGATAGAAGCGAAATGGTCCAATTAAAAAATGGGAAAATGGACTGTATGGATATTTCTAGAATTGCAGATAAATTAAACCTTGAATATACCAAAGAAAATAAACCTGGTATCAATATCGCAATGAATAGACTGGTTTTAAAAAAGAAAAAATGAGTAATTAAATTGATATTTTATAACATTATAAAATATAATTTTTATCGGTATTCCTATCGGTATTTTACTATAAAAATTATCACTATTATTATCAATATAAATTCAGGAGTGATAAAGTCTTTACCATTTATCCATGTAGTATGGCCTTCATGAAATGTATATTTACAATCCTGAAAATTTTGAGCTAAAAAAAGAGGTTCTGAAATTATTTTAATTTCCTTTTCTTTTTCCTTTTCTTTTTCTAAAATCCAATTTTTTACAGCCTCTGTCATAAAATACGGACCTGCAAATGTACTGGTCTCTAAATGTGTCTGTAAATTTCCCCACCATGGGACTAGATCTCCAATTTTTACTTTTTCCATGCAATATAGCCAAAATGATTGTTTTTCTTTAGACAGCATTATAGAATTGGTTATCCAATTACCGTAGCACGATTTATGAAGTATTATATTTTTCGTTAAATCCTGGGGATAATCTCTAAAATAATCGTCAAAACCTTTTATACAGTAATAGTCAATATCGAGATATATTCCTCCATAAAAATGTAATATAAAAAATCTAGCAAAATCGACCTTGCGAATTACAGGGTCTAAAAAAGAGTAAAATAACCAATAATCACTATAATATTTTTTAATGAGAAAATCCACGGTTTTTTCCGACCATAAATAATGCCTATATTTTGGGTTTTTTTCCTTTACTCGAGCTACCAATTTTTTATTATGATCTCCCATATCTTGACCCGATCCATCAAGGGAAAAATCAAACCATATTTGATGTATTATTTTAGGCCAATTTTTATTTTGATTTATTTTTTTCATTCTTTTTTAGCTGAATTAAATTTTCTTTAATATAATCTATACCAAATTTTTCATAGTGATAATAATAGTAATTAAAAGAGAAATTTATAAAGATGAAGGATATTAGAAAAAATATCATGAATCTAGAAAATGATACCATTTTTTTATAAAGGATTATAATGAGAAAAGTAGATATAAAAACCGATATAATTACGCTTCTTCTCCATTTAGGTATATTTTCATTTGATTTAGCCAAATTTAGTATATTGTTATAAATTTCTGTTTTCTTCATATATTGAATGTTTTTCTTGGGTTTGTATTTGTAAATGTATTTTCCATATCCGTCCCCAAATTTATCTTTTCCATTTTCTTTTGATATAAACAAGTCTTCTTTTTCTTTCCCTATAAAATAAATTAATGCCCATATAAAAACAGCATATAATATCCCATTGAAAGCTATACTGCCAGGGGTGTATTTCATTTTCTTTTTTAGTTATTTACCATTTTTAAATATAAAAATGGATTTTCTTTATATTGAATTTTTTATATTAAATTTCTCGTTAATTTATATAGCCTTTAATTGTATTCGTTTGGCTGCATCTTCTGATATATATTTTTCCATGTATTTTAGATTGATATCTGGATAAACTTCTCTTAGCTGAATTATAAAGGAAATCGTCATATAGTTTAAATTTGGTGTTTTTGTCCCAAATTTATTTATCAGCCTACTATTTATAGGTTTTGAAAAGCCATAATCAATGATAAAAATTTTTCCATTTTTTTCCATGAAATTTGGGGGGTTAGCATCCATGTGAAAAACTCCTATTTTATCCAATGTTTTGAATATTTCTATAATTCTCAATTGCTGAGCTCTTTTTAATACACCTTTTTGAGTATGAATAACATCGAGAATATCTCTATCCATTTTCTCCATTGTCATGCTTTTATTTACAAAATCTACATCAATTAATTTAGGGGAAATTCCCTCTTTTTCAGCCAATTTTTGAAATTCATATTCCTGTCTAATTAAATTTATAGGTTTATTTTTTCTATAAGTTTTCATTGCATATTCCCCTTTTTTAGAATCTGCCACGAGAAATGCCTTGCATTCTCTTCCTTTTTCTCCCAATTGTTTTACTCTAAAAAACCTACCCTCTTTTTTTTCTTGGAGATCAGAGTATTCTTGAAAAATTTTGGTTATCACTGAAATTAACTCTTTTTTCCCCTTTGGTATCTCTATATTTTTTTTGGTTTTTTCATTAATTTTCTTTAAAATTTCTTGTAATTCTTTGGGTGTTTTTTTTCTCAATTCTTTTTCCATTTTTTTTCCTTTTTATTTGAGAAAAAATATCATTTAAATGGTATTAAAAAAGAGTATAAATGTATATTTTACCTAATGAACTTTTGGCTATTATATTGAATAAATTAAATAGAAAAAAGTTAGTGAAAATAACCGAGAATATCCAGTATATTTCTGATTTAGTAAATTATGCTAGAATAAAGCCTATTCGTAAGAAAATAAAATGTACAGAATATAACCTAAAATTTACTCATTCTTTGAGAGAATTATTTTTTGCTGTTAGAAATTCAGAAAATTAACAATTTTATAAAAATATAAAATTTATCATTTGGATACTAATAAAAAATATCTGAAAGAAGTCTATAAATAATAATTAATCATAGATACCATGTTTTTTCTTTTCATTATTTCTCTCTAAAATCTTTTTATCAAATTCTTCTTGACATAATATTTTATAGGATTGACTTGGGAATATATAATATTTTTCTTTATCACCATATGGACTGGGAGGATAGATAGAATCTAACACATAGTAATTATCAATCATTTTATGCCTAAAATCTTCATTGGCGACAATACCAGTATATTTTACTGATAATTCTATATCACCGTGAAACCAGCTATAAATTTTGGGTGTAAATGACATTTTCACATATCCTTGAAGCATGCTAATTGGTAATATAAATGTAGGATCGACAATTTCAAATTTTTTGATATAATCATTATCAGAAATAATATCTACAGCCACATCTGCGCTATAAATGTTATTAATTTTTGATATTCCATGTTCAGCTACACATTTTTCACAAAGAGTATTACATGTTTTACATTTATTCTCTAGGAATTTATTTAGCTTGTTTTTATATATCACTAAATTATTACAAGTCAATATAACCTCGATATTCGTTATAAAATCCACATTTTTTCGCAATGAAATTTCTCTAGTGCCTATTTCATGGGGAAAATTCTTTAGATCCCTTGGATCTCCTAAATCTCCAAATTTTATAGAGAAAATACCATTTATTTTTTTGAATACAGGCTCTTTGAACATGCATAACAAATTACTGTTCCTAGTCTTTTTTATGGTTTTATTAGATAGAGTTTCATTGACTCTTTCCTTTATTATTTCTGAATAATCTTTTGCGGGTATTCTATAGTATGATTGTGATATATAATCATAGTTAAATTTATCAGTATTCATTTTCTTGCTATTTTTATAGCATATACTTGTTTAAATGAATATTTTAGATAATTTCCTTTTAAAACCTCATTTTTTATATAAATGGACTTGCCCAATGAATTAGTGGTTTTAATATTGAAAAAAATATCTCATAATATTCTCAACATTTTATATATGAATAATAGCAAAGTAAATAATTTGGTAAAATATGCAAATATTGGCATGATCGTTTCTGATACATGTGATTTAGCAAATTATATAGGAGTCTATAATCTTGTATTTTCCAAGTGTAATTTTGAAGAATATAATTTATTAAAATTCTTGAGAATTATAGATTTTCGAGGAAAAAATATCCCTGACGACAAGACATATAAAATCACTATAGAAAAATCAGCAAAAAAATTATACACCCAAATATATAAAAAATCCCAATATTATTGTATATCAAAAGAAATCGATTACACATTGCATATTCCTTTATCATTTTGGTATGATCGTGATCCTGATATATCTTTACCCATAGCTGTTTTAAATAATGTAAATAGACCAATAATATTTTTTGATGCGGATTGGACTGAATTTTTAACTCCAATATAATTTGAAAGCTAAAAATATTTACATTGTAAATAAATGCGAGAAATTTTACAAGCGCAAAAAATATATGGAGAATATCTATTAAAATATCATCCTTTTATACATTCTACTGTACCTCTTATTAAACAGAGAAATATAAACAAAAATATAGCATCATTGCCTACAGAATTTGATTCTAGGAAACAATGGCCTGGAAAAATTAATAAAAATGGAGACCAGTTTGGATCAGGGTGTTGCTATTTATTTGGTTGTTTATATGCATTTTCAGATAGATATGCTATTTTCAAGAATCAGGATTATATTCGCATGTCAGTAGTGGAAATTGCTGCTGTGGAAAGAGCTTTTACCCCTAATGGCGATAAATCAATAGATACCGATAAAGAGAGATCAGGAAAAAAAGGATGTATAAATTGTGATCCATTCCAAAATGGGATGGGTAGCGATATTTTACAGGCAATTTCAGTATATGGTACTGTATCTGAAATTGGAAAGGAAAATGATCCAAATTTTTCATTTGCAAAATTTTGCAAAAATTATTCTAATTGTGCCTGCCCGCCAAAATCCCCAGATTCATACTGTGACGATGATAGTTGGAAAAATTATCAGACTGATCTATCTAAAAAACTCCCTAGTGATATTGGTATATATTCTAACGTGCAAAAATATCCTACAGAAGAAGAAAAAAAGAACATGATTATTAATAATATTTCACCTGATAACTATGATTTCACTAGTTTAGCTACAGAAATAATGACAAATGGGCCAGTGGGAATTACCTATTTTTTTGGTCCTGATTTCACGAGAGATAATTATAACGAAACTAATAATATATACATGTGTACTAATTGGCAAGATGATAGTAATCCTTTTGGATATAAAGCTAGCGGAAAGAGTGGTAGTGGAGGACATTATATCAGTATAATAGGTTTTGGCTCCCAGCAGGTTTCTTATAAATACAAGGGAAAACAAGAGAATCAATTGATACATTACTATCTATGTAGAAATTCTTGGGGAGAAAATAATCATTCATTTTTCAAAGCTGCCGCAGCACAAAAAATTTCTGGAATCAGTATAATGTCTGGTGTTTGGGGCATCTGTTCTTTTGTAACTTTTATTTCTACACCTACCTATAAATGTGTTAATGGATTATGTATCCCTTGTGAAAAAGGGGAAAGTGGATGTAGCGAAAAAAGCGCATGTGATCAAAGCTGTATTGTGGCCACTACTACATATAAATGTAATGGTCAAAATTGTATTAAATGCAATACGGGAGAATTATGTCAATATATAGATAGTAATTGCAAGGGAGAATGTAAGCCTCCTCCGGTTATAAAGGGAGCAAGATGCAATTTTACCACTGGAAAATGTGAAGAGTGTGTAATGGGAAAGGATATAAATTGCGGAATATGTAATTTTTGTGAGAAAATGTATAGTGGAAATACTTGTACTCCTTGTACATATTCTTCTGTAGGATGTCTCCCTAATAAAAATTGTGAAAAAGGAAAGAATAAAATGTGGATTATCATTGGAGTTATATTGATAGTGATGGTAGCTATATTAATGGGGTATAAAATATTTAAAGGGAAAAAATAAAGAAAAATGTCAAATCAAATTATAGAAAATGATAAATATGATGGTATAATTTATATAAGTGGAGTAATACTGACAAATACAGCCTATCTATTGTACTCTGCAGCGACAAATTCTCCCATTGATATAGGTTTTATGGTAGGTTATACCGTGGCTTCAGCTGTATTTATTCCATTAGCGCTTATAGGAGGTTTAATTTCAATACCAATAATAGGATATTCAACAGTAAAACTGTTATCCTCGTTATTTCAATAGTTATTTATAGGATACAAAATGATAAAAATATTTAAAGGGAAAAAATAAAGAAAAATGGAGTGTATATGTGACAAAGAGATAAAATTTGAAAAATTATGCCAATTTTGTGGAAAATCATTTTCACGTATTTCTGCAAAAGTATATGTAGAAATATTATATTGTCAAGTACATGAAAAAATAGTGGTATGTGAAGAACGTTTCGGATATAGGTGCAAAGAATGTACTCTTAAATACATGGCAAAAAATAGAGAAAATCCGTATTATATTTAATGTTTTATAGATTCTATAAAACATGCTAACAATCCCTTCTCTTTTTATAACAAATTATCGAGAATAGCCTAAATTGGCATTCTTTGAAACAATATTTTTTATACTCTATTGGCCACATTTCATAACCTCCCGGAATATCCTCCCAATATTGATCGGGATTTACACTAATCTTTACCATTTCTCCACAATATTGATCAGCAACCACACTATTTGAAAATAATAGTAAAATACATGTCATCAAAAATATATTAAATTTCTTCATTTTTTTCTGGAAATTTTCTTTTAAATATTTATACCTTTTTTTCTGGAATATATTTTTCATTTACTTTGCCATATATTTCTTTATATAGAGTACTATGCTTTATTCCTTCACCTATATGAAAAATTAAAAATATAGGGATACTAATAAATAAAATCATTAGACCAGGAGATTTGAGATATTTAAAGCCAGCTTTCCTCAATATTAAATATATTATTGATCCGCAGAGAAAAGACAGCAGTAAATTTTTTCTCCAGACAACACAATTTTCATACGGAAAAGAAGAGTAATGTATATACAGTTTTTCCTTTTCATTTTCCCTTTTAAAAGCCCCATTAATACACGGTCTCTTTCTTACCCTTTGATAATCCCTATATTCCCAAAAAATTGCAAAAGAGAATAAAATGGCAAAACCGGGTATCAATACATTCATTATATTTTTCCTAGAATGATTTCCAAATAAACTTTATTTAAAATAAATAAAGCTAAAAAAAGGTAAAAAATGAAGAATACGGAAATATGTATATTTTTATTTTTGATTGTATACCTCATTATTTATATTTTATTTAGCAAGGGAATTAATGGGTTTTTTATACGATTATTATCGATAAAATTTGCAAAGAGAAATCCCACAGAAAATCCTACGGAAAACCCCACAGGAAAATCCCCTCATGATTACACTGTGGAAAAAAGGATAAATCATGATCCCGATTGTCCTTTTATAGCTGCATGTTCTCTCTTTGGAAATATTTCAGAAAATCCTCTTACCTTACAATATACTAAATACTATCTTCCATTGATAAAATATGGCCCTGCTATAAGAGAAAAATATAATCAATATTTTCCAGGCTTTAATTTTAGGATTTATATAGGCCCAGATCTAAAGGAAGAATATATCCAAAAATTAACAGATTTAAAATATCAGGTATTTATCATGAATAATCCTTCTATAGGATTATCAGGTACTTTTTGGAGATTTTTAGCGTTTGAAGATAAAGCTGTAAAATCCATTGTTTTCATGACTGATACTGATTCACTTTTTGATAGGGATTTCATGATGAAAAGGATGAATATAGTCCAAGTAGTCCAAGATTGGGAAAAAAGCGAAAAACCTTTTTTAATATTGGGAAATCACTTGATATATACCCCTTTTTGTGCTAATAGAATAGGAATGAGAGATTATATCATTCCCGGTATGGAAAAAATGATTAATGAATATTCAGGGGAAAAATATGGAGAAGACGAACTATTTCTCAAAAAGGAAATTTGGCCAATTGTACAAAAGGAGGGTTATATAAGAATATTATGTAAAAAAGAAAGCATGGTAATGGGATTATTAATTACCTTAATTTTAATAGGGATTTTAATACCTATTATTTGCATGATAAAGTCAGTAAAAGGAAAAAAAGGAAAATGACTGATAAATAAATAATAAAGGAATAAATGGATAAAAAATTACCAATAATTTTATTAATAATTTTTGTGATTATAATATTTATAATAATTAGGAGGAAATTTATAAAGGGTGTATGGATACGATTATTTTCCATTGTTGAAAAGGGAAAAATAGATAATTATAATGTAATAGAAAAATATAATACAGATAGGAAAAAAGATATAATAATTTCTTGTTCATTATTTGGAGATTTTTCCAATGGTCAAAAAGGAAAGAAATTATATACAAAATATTTTCTCCCAGTATTAACTGATGGTAAAAATGTAGTAAAAAATCTTGAAAATAGTAATATAAGAGTTTATATAGAACCTACATTAGCTTCAGAATTAAAGCAAAAATTAATTGATGCAGGATATGAAGTATATGTAATGGATAAGCCTAGCAAAAAATTGGGAGGTACTTTTTGGAGATTTTTGGCTTTACAAGATAAAGAAAAATCAGATATAGTAATTATTTCGGATACCGATGATTTTTTCAATAGCGATAGCAAGGTTATATTAAATACTATAGATTCCAAGTCACTTGATAAATGGAAAAATACTGGGAAAAAATTCATGTTAAGAGGGGAACATAATATCTATGTCCCTTTTTATGCTAATAGACTATGCATGAGAGATTATATTATTGAAAATATTGCTGAAAAAATGAAGAAATATCCCAAAGAAAATTATGGTGCAGATGAAGTATTTTTAAAAAGGGAAATATGGCCAATAGTAAAAAAAGAAGGTTTTGTACGATTTACATCTGGAAGGGAAAAAATATTAATTTTGGGAGTAATAGTCATTATACTAATTTTTTTGATATTTCTAGTGATTTCAATGAAAAGAAAAATTTAGAATATTTTAAAAATATTGAGAAATTTTATATCATTATAAAATATTGAGAAATTTTATCTACATTTCTGTCAATAATTTAATATCCTCTGCTTTTATATAATCACTGGATATTTCTCGTTTTTTCTTTCCTGCTTTTTCTTTTTTTATTTCTTCTCTTGATTTTTTAGATATTACTGTATCATCATAACGATACCCAATTTCCCTACATTTTTCTATATCTGCATCTTCTAATGGTGAAATAATACTCTTTTTCCCCAAGTCTATTTTTGTAGTTTTTCCTATAGCAATTTGATCATCATTAAAAACTATATGAGATGTAGGATTCCAATACATTTTTAATGTGGGATGCCTTTTTAGTACTAACAAGTTTTCATATCTTTTATAATGAGTTTCACAGTATTGAGATCCAGAAATACAAGCATTTTTACACGTGGTGTTTTTTATCTTGAAAAAATGCTTGCATTCCCTGGGTTCATCACCCTCTAAAACTATCCCTACACCTTTATATTCTCTCCATAATTCCAATAGTTCATTTCTATTATAGGTTTTTTTGGGGTGTAATGTCTTGAAAAATTGGATAAAATCACTTTCCATTTTTTCTCTTGATTTCTTATAATTTTTCAATATTTTTCAATATTTTTTAATTCCTAAATTTTCATTTAATAAAATTTAATTTTAATGTAAAAATATTTGAAAATAACAATTATCTAAATTATCTAAAAATGGTAGATCCTGATAAAATATCAGTATTTCCTGAATACAAGTGGCCAGTGGGTTCTCATATACCTCTTCATAAGACATTATACGAATCTATAAAAATTGCTATAAATCTCAATCAATCTGCAGTACAATTTTTCCTTGGGAGTCAATATAAATTTGACAGGAGAATATTATCTGAAAATGATATAGAAAAAACCATTGCTTTGGTAAAGAGGTATAATATCAAGGTTTTTTCTCATGCGCCATATGTTCATAATTTGGCTGGAAATAAAGACTGTTTAGCTTGGGAAAATGATGAAAAGGTAAATGATAAATTACGCATTGGAATAAATAGCTTGGAAAATGAATTAAAAACCTTATCAAAATTTAATGGAGGGGTAGTGGTGCATCCAGGAACATACAAGGACAGGAAAAAATGCTTGGAAACTGTCATAAAAACTCTAAATAATATAAAATATCCGGAAAATAGTATGTTGCTCTTGGAAAATTGTGCAGGGGAAGGAAGCAAAATACCAAATAATATTGTTGAATTTGCCCATATTTTTAATGGATTAAAGGAATCAGTTTCGGATTATATCTTTGTCTGTATAGATACTTGTCATATTTTCGCAGCTGGGGTATATGATTTTGGCAAGGTAGAGGATGTAGATGCTTTTTTTATGGAATTTATTTCAATAATTGGCATTGAAAAACTAAAGCTAATTCATCTGAATGATAGCAAGGGAAAATTTGGATGCAAGACAGATAGACACGAATTAATAGGAAAAGGATTTATATGGGGGGAAAGTAGAGAGGGATTAGATAGATTGATAGAATATTGTATAAAATATCAGATAGCCATGGTAATGGAAACTGGCAGCGTTATGATCGACGATATCTTTTCCTTTTGATTTCCAAGTAAAATTGAATATTTGGTATTTGGCCAGATAATGGTACCATACCCTGTGTATAATGCTCAGATTTGATCCCGTCTATAAAGCCCCCATAATGGATGCATATGTCATTCCAATATTATATGAGTATGCCTTTAGTGGCGATGGTGTAATGAATGAACCATCAATTTTTATAATAGATAATCCCGGGTGGACAAATACAAAAAGTATATTGGAGAAATTTCCCAAGGCTAAAATTGATGCTGTGAATTATTCTTTTGGGGAAAATAGTAAGCAATATTTTCTCGGGAATAAAAATGTAAAAATGTATAAATGGATGTCCTTTGATTTATTGAAAAAGTGGGATTCCCGGGGGAAAAATAAAAAATATAATCTAGTGTATCTAGATACTGAACAGGTAGTGAATAAAACAGTAAATAGTCTAATTTATCTAAAAAATATGCTTTCAAAAAAGTTTAATAGAATAATAACTGTTTATTCAGTGAGAGGGAAAATCGGTAGTATAACTGCTATAGACGGAAAATCTTATACACATCATACCTTTGGGTATTTTCTCGATAAAAATGGTTATAAAGATATGGGTCGAACAGATCCCTATACTTCTGGTTATGGAAATAAGGTATCAATGAGATTAAGAGTATTAGTCCATCATTCTAGAGATGAAAAAAGCGAATATATCAATAACACTGATGACATTGATACAGAGCCGGAAATAAAAGAGGAAACCCCGAGAAAAAGAAAAAGAATAATATATGATTCTGATGAAGAGGATAATATTGAGGATTTAAATGATAAAATGAATGATACAAAAAACGTAGAGATAAAGAATCTTCCATTTAAAAAACGTATTCTAAAAAGAATAGAGGAAAATGATTTAAATTTTAAACAAAAAAATATAAAAAGGGGAAATGGTAAAAAAGAAGCAGATTTTGTAGAATTAAAAAACCCAAATATAGAAATAATGGTTAAAATACCCAATGGAACACATCCATTGATCGAGGCCAAATTATATGGGAAAATGATAATGGTTATAAAAGCTAGAAATTGTATGTAAACTTGGTTTTAATATGAATTAAATAAACAATAAAATTTTATAAGCCTATAAAATTGAAAAATCCAGTATTGAAAAGGTGATAGTATCTACAATGATCACTGAAATATCAGCTATAATTGATGTGAGGATAGATTTATTCATTTCCAAGCTATCAAATGAATATGATTTATCCATTGAAAAATTGAGAGAAATTTATTTGAGAATAGATACCTCCATTGGTATCCCTATTGGTATCCCTATTGGTATTCCCATCAATTTACCCCCTAAAAATATAAGGTTAGGTTTATGCTGTATAAATACAATTTTACGGAAACAAAAACCCCCTGTATTTTGTAGCAGGAATTTGATAAAAAGAACATGGACCCTTGAAAAAGCCCAAAATCTCGCTTTACAAAATATATCTGATATAGGGAAAATGATAGAGTGGAATAGTGATAATCATATTTCTCTATTACGTATCAGCAGTGATATATTTCCTAGATTCACAGATAGAAATACCGTAGGGGATTTCACAATTGATTTTGCCAGGTCTCTTTTAACTAAAATTGGAGAAAAAATAAAGGAAAAAAATCATCGTGTATTAATGCATCCTGGTCAATATAATCAAGTGGGAGCCATAAAACAATCAGTATTTGACTCTACAATTATTGATTTATCACACCATGCCGATATATTGGATGCTTTAGGTACGGATCCCAAGAGCAGTGTAATCATTATACATGGTGGTGGTACATACTGTAATAAAAAAGAGACTATTTCCAGATGGATTGATCAATATAAATTGTTACCAGAAAAAGTAAAGAGGAGATTGGCCCTTGAAAATTGTGAAAGAGGTTATTCTGTCAAGGATTGCTTGTATATATGCGAAGAATTAGGGATACCCATGATCTTTGATTCTCATCATTATTCATGCTACAATATTTTAAATCCAGATGAACAAATTACAGAGGGCGAATTGATAAATTTATTCCCCAGGATTATAGCTACATGGAAAGGAATGATTCCAATCATGCATATTTCGGAACAAGGAGAGGGGAGAATAGGTCATCATTCAGATTATATACAGGAAATACCTAGTTATTTTTTTGGCTTGGGGAAAATCGATCTAGAAGTAGAAGCCAAGGCAAAGGAACAAGCTATATTTAAATTATACGAAAAATATGGTAGAGAAAATTTTAGAGTTTGATAATGAAAAAGTGAATAAAATGATTAGAAAATAATAAAATTGAAATTTTTATAAATAATATAAAAATACAAGAAAAAAATGACAGAGCCAATAATAGGGGGTGTCCCATTGAAAGATTTAGAAAAAATGTATGAATGGAGAGATGAAAATATACAGTTAAAAAACCAGGTAAATGAATTAAAAACAGAAAATTTAGAATTACAAGAGAAAATACTGGAAAAAGAAAATCAAGCCAAAGAATACCGATTATTGTGGTATAAAGAGAACGAAACTGTTAAAAAATATAAACAGAAAATAGAAAATGTAATAAATTTTATAAAAGCAGACTGAAAATCCCAATAAATTTTATAATTGATATAAAATTGAATATTTTATTATTTTTCTCTATTAAATCAATAGAAAAATAATGGAAGGTGAAATAGTAAAAATCATTGAGACTGTAAACAGTACTGACCTCAATACAGAGGAAGCCTTGTGTGATTTAAGGCAAGCCATAGAAGATGGGCGTACTGTCCATGTAAAAATCATATCTGATTTAGATATGAAAAATATTAGGAAAAAATGGAATGATCAGGTGAATCCCTCTGAAATATGCATGCCCAGAATTAAAATTGACCCAAAGGAAATCGGTAACATTGAATCAGATGATTCTGACGATGATTTTTATAGCATGTGTTCCGACGACGAAATGTCTAAAATACATTTTTTATTAAAAAAAGAAAAATCTCAGCGTGAAATAGCCAGGGAATTATTTGAAACAAACATGAAGAAATACAAGGGAAAAACTCTTGCTAAAATAGAAAAAGAAGGGAAAATGAGAGAATTTGGAAATGAAATTGATAAAGTGAGTGTTTTAGAAACTAAAAAAGGAGAAAAGTTGGAAGAAAAAAACAAGTGGTATTTAGCATCAGAAATGAAAAAATATGAGGGGCAAACTCTTGCTGAAATAGAAGAAAAAGGAGAAAAAGATAATTTTATCAACGAGATCAATAGGATATCAATGATAGAGCGTGAAAACAAGAAATTAAAAGAGAGAATAGAAGAATTGGAAAAAGAAAATTCAAGGTTAAAATTCCAAGTAGAAAATAATGATAATGAATGTAATTCAATTATATGTAATTTTGAGGACGTGATAAGAAGTATTGGAGATAAAAAAGAAGAATTAGAAAAAGAAAATATAGCTCTTAAAAATATGATTAATCATATGAAAAATTGTACAGAGTAAATTTCATGAAAAATATTCAATAAATAAGCTAAAATAATGATTAATAAATGATAAATTTTATATTGCATATAAAATTCACAATTTACCAGTAAAAATTATAGGATTTTCAAAGAGACTCGGTATTGACTTATTTTCCCCCACAAAATCTACTGGAACTATATTTCTTGCATCAAATTCAGTCGAATATAGACCTAATTTCTGATACATTTTAAAGCATAATTCAGAGCAAAATAAATAACCTTGTGTATCAAAGAATTTTTCAGCAGAATTTCTAATACATCTTATTGAAGGAAATAATGTGGATATTAAGCTTATCAAGTTGGTATCATATTTTATCCCATTATATTTCATGAATAAATCTGTAAAAATATTTATAAAATTTGGAGTGAAATTAACTGGATTATCTATCAATCTAGACCAACCTAATATTGAGTATTGATTTATCACTTTTTCTAATTCTCTCACTTGGGTACCAAAAAATGACCTATTTTCTACATTTAGTATTCCATCTGATAATTTCCCTGATAATGTAGATTCGAAAATATATAATTTATTGTCCTCTATCCAAGGATAAATTTCTTTATTGATTATAGTACTATCTACGACCATTCCCACATGGGAAAAATTATTTTCTTTATTTACTCCTAATTTTATCCGTTGTAATAACCTTATAGTTTTTGATACAATTTCTTCACCTTTGAATAGGATGATATCTAGAGGTTTCATATTATTCTTGATAAATTCGTATGAATATGGCTCATTGTAAAAATCTTCATTTTCCATTTATTTTATAGTATTATAAAATATCATTATTTATATACGTTTATATACTCCACATGACAATGTAGTGATTTTCCCTTGAAAATCATTTTTGCCGATATACAAGCTAGGATAACCATTTGCTATAGGATTTTTACCAGAAGGGGTAGAATAACTATAGCAATTCATACAAGTAGAAGGGTAAATTAATCCATTTACTTTTTCTCTGGGGGGTTTACAACTATTCATTATTTATTTTTTCTCTAAAAATTCTTATTTTCTTTATTTATTATCACAATTTATAATTTCTAGCAAACAATAAAATGTTTAAAGAAAAATATAATGGGGAAAATATGTCGACAATGAATGTACCCAATGCGGATTATATACCCAATTTACCTAGCGATGTTGTAGAACCAAAACCTCATGAATATAAATTACTCCAAGATATTTTTTCAATGGGAAATATAGGGAAAATAGATGAAAAGACTACAAGGAAAATTGCGGGGGAAATAAAAGAGCCATTGATAATCATTATATTATTCGTGATAATTTGCATACCTCCAGTAGTGGGATTATTGCATAGTATATTACCCATGACAAAAAGTAATATATATTTACAAATAGTCATACAAGCTGTAGTATTGGCCATTCTCTTTTTTGTTATAAAAAATATAACATTGGCAATGGCTAAAAAAGAATAACCTTTTAAAGATCCCCCAAAAATAAAAAATGGTAGTAATTTTATTAAACGGCCCTCCTAGAAGTGGTAAGGATACATTAGCTAATTATATAGAGAAAAAACATGGACATGCACATTTACAGATAAAAGAAATATTGGTACAGTCTACCGTGAAATTATTTGATATTTCTAGAGAATTATGGGACGATAAATATGAAAGTCACAAAGAGGTAAAGTTGGACTATTTATCAATTTTTAGAGGAGGCCCTTTTACAGGGGGTCTAGTGAAATTTACACCTAGAGAAGCCTTGATATATGTTTCAGAGAATGTGATAAAGCCAGTGTATGGGGAAGGAATTTTTGGCAAGGTGATAGCCAATAGAATGGAAACTAGTAAAAACTATGTAATATCAGATTCTGGTTTTGATAAAGAAGTAAAGGAAATTGTGGAAAAAATTGGAGAAAAAAATGTATATTTAATCAAGCTTTCAAGAAGGGGTTGTACATATAAAAATGATTCAAGAAATTATCTAACAAAAAATAGCGGGGTTTTAATAGAAAATACTTTTTTTCTTTATAATGATTTATCCTTTGATGATTTATATAAAAATATAGATATTATATTGAATAAAATAAAGGGAAAAAATGATATGTAAATTCATGATTATTTTATAACAATTTTATAACTATATAAAATTGATAATTAAATTGTTTTAAAAAAAATGATTAATAATAAATAATAAATTTAGACAAGAATGCCTACAGAAAAAGAATGCAAGGATAAAGGAAAGATTTTAAATCCTATTTCAGGACGCTGTATAGGAAAAGATACAAAAAAGGGTAAAGAGATTTTAGCCGCTAAAAAAGCTGCAAAAAAGAAGAGTCCAGTTAAGCGTAGATCCAGAGGAAGATCTAGGAGTAAAAGTAGATCTAAATCCCCAAAAGGTAAAAGAAGATCTAGAAGCAAAAGCAAATCCCCTGTAAAAAAAGGAAAAGTCGATTGTGAGAAAATTGGCAAGATATATAACCCTGATTCAGGTCGCTGTGTGGGCAAGGACACAAAAAAGGGAAAAGAAATTTTATCAAGGGGGAGAAGTAAAAGTCCCAAGAAATCCCCTAAAGGGTCCCCTAAAAAGAAATCACCCAAAGAGGAAAAAGGCTGTTATTTCCCTGAAAAATGTAGTGTGAGCAAAGATTTTTCGGCAGCAGATATACAAAAAATTGCAGAAGATTGTGGTATCAATATTTATAAAAAAGAAGGAAGTAAAGCTAAAAAATCAAGAAAAGATCTATGTGAAGAAATTGAGAAAAAGAGCCCTAAAAAATCCCCGAAAGGGTCTCCAAGGAAAACTAGTCCTAAAAAATCACCTAAAAAGGCTACTCCTAAAGGATCCCCAAGGAAAAGCAAGGATGAATTAACTAAAATGACTATAAAAGCTTTGCAAGAATTGGCGAAAAATAAAGGGATAAAAGGTTATAGCGGAAAAAAGAAGCAAGACCTAGTAGATCATATTTACGCTAATTTACCTAAAAGTCCCAAGAAATCTCCTAAAAAGGCTACTCCAAAAAAGAGCCCAAAGAAACCCACTCCTATAATATCTGAAGAATCAGATGAGGAATTTTTTGCAGATGAACCCGTGATCCCTGTAAAATCTGAGAGCGAAGAAGAAATTTATCAATACTCTGATACGGAATATTTAATGGAAGATCAACAGTCAGAAAAAGAAGAATTAAAAAGATTGAAAGAAGAACAAAAAATACCAACACCAAAAGTATCTCCCAAGAAATCCCCTAAAGGGTCACCAAGAAAACCCACTCCCAAGAAAACTCCTAAAAAATCTCCTAAAAAATCAAAACTTTTTCAGTTACGTAATGAATTGAAAAGCAAGGGGATAATGGTCAATAATGATGCTTCAGAAGAAGAATTGGAGGAAATAATGAACTCTGATTGCGATGCTGATAATTATAGCTGCACAGATGGAAAAATGTGTTTTGTAAATGATTCTGGTCAAGGTAAGTGCATTCCACCGGGAAAATATTCCAAGGGAATGAAAGGCTCACCGATAAAGGAATATAATTTCAAGGGAAAAACATTTATAGGTTCAGAAAAAGCTATAGAAAATTTAAAAGCAAAAATGGAGCCTGTACCTGAGAAAAAATTACCCAAGGAAGATATTGAAGATCTTTTGCGGGAAATAAAGGAACCTACAGAAGATACTGAATCATTGACAAAAGTCAGGGAACATTTATATAAATGTTTGGGTTTAATCAGCGAATAAAATGAGTTCGAATAACAATTTTATAATGATATAAAATTTAGAAAAATTTGAATGGTAAAAGTATTTTAAGAAATTTTCTGGCATTAAAAAAATAACAAAAATGTCAGAAAAAGCATTGGAAAAAGGATTTTCATTTAGCGGAATATTGGCTAATCCCCAATATATTCACATGTTTGTAGAGGTAATAGTTATTGCTGGAGTCGTTATATATTTTTCCAAGACAGTAAAAACATTGAATAACAAGGTAGATATACTCGCTCATAAAATAGAGGAACAACAAGCGATAATTAGTAACCATGAAGATGTTATTAAAAAATTGGTAGAATCTGTACAAAATTTAAATTCTCAGATTCTCCTATTAAAACAGGCTAACATGGTTAGAGACTTTGAAAAGGACTCTGTAAAGGACTCTGTAAAGGACTCTAAAAAATTTTTTACAAATCCCACGAGAAAACCAAATGTAGAATCAAAAAACCCTAAATTATCTACCAAATCAAGCCAAATGAAAAATCCCTCTCAATCAGTAAAGAAAACCTCTATAAAAAAGAATGTAAAAAATATAGATGAAATAGCAGAGTCTTTTGCTTCTGCTTTACCGACAATGTTTGCCTATCAATTTGATACAGGAATGAAAAAAAGCAAGGTAATGGATGCAGAGGAAATTGAAGAGGAATTTGACTCTGAATTAAAAGAGGAAGAATTAGAAAAAAATAATGAGGAATCAGAAAAAGAAGAAATTGAAGAAGAGATTGAAGAAGAGATTGATTTTGACAAGGAACTTGAAGCAGAATTGGAAGAATTTAAATAAGCGGAAAAATGATATAAAAAATGATATAAAAAAATCCAAAAAATAAAATTGATTTTTTCATTTAAAGATTAAAAAAAGTAAGAAAATATAGCCAAGTTAATTAACAAGTTTAATCAAAAAAATGTCAGTAGAAATCACCAATATTTACTCTTTCGACCCAGCCAATCTCGTTTTCAGTGAACCAAAAGATGAACAAATTCCCGGTACAACAATGAAGAATAAACGAATCCAAATTAGTTATAGATATCCAAACAAAAAAGTAGGACCTTTGATCATATCTACATTGGATAAATGTTTTTCCATGGGAATAAGGGATAATTTTTTCCAAGAAAAATTTGTAGGATTAAAATTCCCTATTTTCCTTTGTCAAAAGGAGGCCAATGAAGAAAGAAAAAAGGAGGAAATGGAATGGATAGAACATGTAGAGAATATTATCAATGCGATTATAAGATATATTCTTTCGATAAAAAAGACTCTTGGAAAGCATGATTTTGCTGAAAATAGTTTTTCTAAATTCATCTACAAAAAATTAGATCCTAAAGGCGATCCTGTACCGGGTAGTTATTCTATTTCTCCTAGTATAGAATTTACTAGAGCACGAAAAGAAAAAAATTCTCCCGAATTCACAGTGGATAAAATTACTACCCTATTTTATTCTCCCGTGGGAGATTCTTTGAATCCCATTGAATACAAGGATAAATATTGCAATGTTTGCGCCACATTAAAAATCGAATCAGTTCTTTTATTGGCTAAAACGGCTTCAATTGCCATGAAGGCATACAATGTTATTGTGCATCAGTCAAATAGCAATCCTCCACCTGTTCAAGTAATGACTTTTGCTCCCAAGCCTGTAGAGGTTTGTACTAGTAATAATCCATTGGGAGGTGATACCGAAGGTCCTGAAGATCCAATCCAAGATCCTGATACCGAGCCTGAAAAGGAAAAACCAGCAGAAAAGCCAAGAAATGTAAAGAAAATTGTGAAAAAGAGCAAGTAAAAAATCAAATTAACACCCAATAATTATTTATAGAATTCTATAAATAATGTATTAAAGAGAAAATTTCTTTATAAAATCATGGATGAAGAAACTAAAGCAAAATTATTTAAAATGCCTACAACATGCTATGAAATGAGTCATTTTTTAGAATCAGGTCCCCTTACTAAAACCAATTGTACTAATGCAGTAAACAAATTACATGGTATATTGAGGAAACATATTTTTACTGTGGCTGAATCCAAATTGAAAATTCCAACGAAAAGTGTGTTCAAGTGTTATGATGGGGAGGATTTTCACACAATTCACATTGAAAATGAATCAAGTATTTGGCTCCATTCATATGATCCAGATGATTGCTGGGGTCAGCAAAAGGTTTATAACATGAAATTTTAAAGCCAAAAATTATTTATAGAATTTTATAAATAAATGAATATAAAAATTATCGTTATTATTCTATTATTCATCATATTATTATATACGATATTAATCATTATTAGCAAAAGTAAATCTCCCATATTTTTTAGTGATATAAAATCACAGGGTAATACTGATTGTTCTCTAGTCCCTACAAAATGTGATGAATTGGGAAAACCGTGTATAGAGTGTTCAGGGGGTATTTTTTCCTGTCAAGAGGTTCCAGGAGATCAGTATGATTCTCAAGGAAATTTAGTAAAAAAAGGGGGATTGACAATTATCACAAAAAGCAATGGTAATGATATCCCCGTGAATATTCCAGCAGGAAAATACTGTCTTCCAGCCACAGTTGAATCTTCAGTTTGTAATCCCTATACTTCTGATCCTGTATTGAGAAAAGTATCTGATAGCTTATTTAAATGGGAATGTTATTGCAAGAAACCTGAATGGATTTCATCTGGAGGATTAGGCTCTGATTGTAATGTACCTGTAATGTGTAATGCTAATGCAAATAAAAACAATAAATTATTATATTGTAAAACAGGTGAATATTCTATAGATCCTGATACGGGCAAGGGAAAATGTAGTGATTCTTCTCAACCTATAGAATGGGACCCAAAGAGCAAGGTAGAAATGGAGAATATTTTTTGCGGGTGTTCCCCTGGAACATATTTCTATGAAAATACACAATTGGGTATAAAAGATTGTATAGCCAATCCATGCGGAGATACGCCCCCTCAATATGACACATCTGGAAATATGTTTTGCAAGTGTAAATTAGGGGAAATTTCTTGTAGCACTCTACCTGATGATAAAAAAAATGAATGTTCAATAGGATGTCTGCCCGATCCATGTATACCTAAAATTATTGCCGATAAATGCAAGAAAAATCCTAATGATCCAGACTGTCAGTGTTATTATGATCCGGGAAAACAAAGCTGTGTATGTGGAAATGAATATATTAAAATACAAGACAGAAATTTTATAACAAATGGATATTGTATTCCCAAGAATTCAGCCTGTACTGCAGATATCACGGAAAATTGTGAAGGAAAAAGGGGAGGTAAATGTATTTCCTGTATAGATCCCGGAAATAATACTGCAGATTACGCTACTTCACATTGTGTAAATTGCAAGGTGAGAAATGGATTTATAACCAAAGCTCCTTTGCCTGTAGATTCTAGTGGAAATCTATCTCAGCAAACAATCAATTCATATTGCAAGAAAAATCCCAGTAATGATTGTAGGCCTTGTGCCCTGACATTTACCAAATGTGGTAGTGATAGCGAATGTTGTACTGGGAGATGTCATAATGGTACATGTTATCCTACAAATGGCTTTGGATGGAGTGCTGGTGATAGGGACAAGAATTGTTATAAAACTACTAATGGAGAAAGGGGTGTATCAAATATCTATAATATTAGGGGAAATTGGGATGATCAAGGGGCATTATATATGGGCTTTTGTGAATCTACAAAATGTGACCCAAATATAGATTGGAATTGTGTCCCTGATAATATAAAGGGAAAAAGTGAATTTGATTATAATTGTCCTGGAGTATCGGTATAATTTAGCATAACCAAAAAAACATGTAAAAATCTTTTAAAAAAAAAGATTTATCAAGAAATTAAAAAATATATATTTCAATGATACCTTTGGAAATTTCTTGGGAAATTCTAAAAAAAATTCCTTTAGAATTAATAGATTTTATATATGAAAAAATTGATAGACATTTACTAATAAAAATAAGCTCTAAAAATAATGGTGAATCAGTATATTCAATCTTGAATAAAAAAAGAATATCTAATTTTAGAGAAAAAATGAAAAAATATCTATCTATAGATATTAGAGATTTAGTAATGAAAGACAATGTAAAGGTAATGGAATATTTAATGGAAAATTCCAATGATAAAAAGGCCGAAATTTTATTTCAATCATTTGAGCTGTTAATGACTGCTAGCAATTATGGACAATTAGAAATGGTTAAATATCTATATCCGTTTGTGTCAGATTTGAGATCTAAAAGTTTGGCTTTAATTCCAGCTAGCAGATTTGGGTATTTAGAAATAGTAAAATATTTAGTATCAAGTAAGATTTCCGTAGAAGCTAAAAATGAGGCTTTATTACAAGCATGTGAAAGAGGATATTTAGAAATAGTAAAATGCCTTATTGAAATAGGAACTTTTTATAATCTTGATAACGCAGTACAAAAAGCCATTTTAAATGAACATTTAGAAATAGTGAAATATTTAGTTAATCAAGGGGCCGATACAACCATTCAAAATAACAAGGCGCTAAGAGAAATTTCCCGTAGAGTATCAACTGATACCAGAGATGAGATAATAAATTATCTGTGGTATCTAAAAAATTCTAGGAAAATTTGAGTGGGGGCATTTTCTTTTTTTTCTTTATAAAAATATAAAGAAATTTTATTTAGGAATTTATTCATGGATTTCGTGATTGGTACCAATTATCCTTGGTATTTGAAAAATATTCACCATTTATAAATCTACTCTCTGTGAAATTGTCATTATCATCGGCAAATAAATTGCTAAAACGAAAAAATACTAGAGATTCATTTCTGATGGGGTAATCTCTTTCAACACAAATATTTCCCTCAACGACCTTTTCTATATTAATATCAAATTTCATTGAAATTTGATATTCTTTACATGCAGCCATTATCATTGTTAAAATCAGGTTAGTTTTCTCTTGAGATAAAATAGGTGTAATTGATTTATTTGGCTCTGATTTACTATAAGATCTAATGTGCCATTTTTCATTGGTAAATGTAGTATAAAAAGACTCGTCTAAATCAACTATAGCTTTTTCACATGTTTTGTCATTGTATTCCAATAGCACTCTGATCATAGCAAAATCATTATATTGATATCCATTCATTATCAATCTAGGTAAATCTTGATCATTTCTTTCTATCACAATTATTGCTTTACAATGACCTATATTTCTAGTAGACATTTTCTCTTTTTTATTCTTAATCTTTTAGTTTAAAAGATTTTCATTTTTATTTTTGGTATCTAAAAATTCTAGGAAAATTTCCTTTTTTCTTTATATTTTCTTTATATTTTCTTTATATTTTCTTTATATTTTCTTTATAGGTTTTATAAAGAAATTTTATTTATTGGTTTAATTTTCATGATATCTATTATTTTTTACAGCCATTTTCTCATGTTTCTTTTCCTTTATTTTTGCTTCTCTTTCCGTTTTTTCTTTTCTTTCTCTATTTTTTTATTCATTTCTTTTTCTACACTGCATAAAACACATTCTGAATTATTTACCATACTCAAAGACCTACAATCATTGCAAAAAATCTCATTACATATCTTGCATGTTTTTACACATTCATCGGCTATACAATCTTCACATATTTTATTATCGCAATTTTTGCATTTTTGACAGCATTTATCTTCTTCTCCTTTTTTTGGATAAAATACCTCTGATTGTTTGCAAGAACTACATTTTATTTTCAAGGCATATTCTTGCAATTTTTTCTTATTATCATCTTCTTTAGCACATTTTCTACAAAAAATATAATCACCAGCCATATTCTTTTTCATCATTTTTCTTGCACATTTTCTACAGCAGGTAATGTCAGTACAATCTTCGCATGAAAAAAATTCTCCATTTGAATACTCTCCATGCATTTCATAACCCGTTTTATCACATATATCACAGCAATATACGATTGCATGTCTATCAAGATTATATTTCTCAATGAGCTCAGCAAAGATTCGGGTCCTATCTTGAGCTGATAATTTCCAGATTAAATCTCTCACTTTTCCTAATTCCATTTAATATGAATATTATATATAGATATACAGTGATTTATTCATACTGTTTTCTCAATATTCAATTTTATAGGAATTTCTTTATATTTTCTTTATAGGTTTTATAAAGAAATTTATTAGGTTATTTTTAGCTCACGTTTAATATACATTTATTTTATTTGATAATACTTTATAATAATACATGGATGTCTCATCCCCTAAATTATACAAGGCGTTTTCTATAGAGGTCATTAAATTTTTCATTTCTATTTCTGACCCTATAAATGCCCATCTTTCTTCCATTATAAATTCTACACATTGATGCAAGAGAAATCTCTTGTCATGTCTTTTCGCCCTACCAAGATCCTCCATCATTGCTGTGAATTGAGCAATGGTCTTTTCCCTTTCATTAATGGTTTTTATCATGTAACCCATCTTTGTTTAAATGTTATAGATTTTTACTAGGATGTATAGAATCCTTGGTATCATACTGAGGATATATACCAAATATTCAATTTTATAGGGGTTTAATCAAAGAAAGCGTTTTCTTGCCTTTTTTTATTAGATTGATATATGTGGTAAATCTATAGGGAGCAAGTCTGTATTCAGGATATTTGTCACTTAATCCCATTCTAGGTCCCTGATAAATTTCTCTACTTTTCATTTTGGCCTTTTTTAATATGAAATCTCTATCATTTTTCCTACAATTTAATATTTCATCAAGAGATAGAAAATCTTTGCAATTTTTACAGTTATATTGTTTGAGGATAGCCATTACCGAATTACATGGTCCTTCTATAAATTCTCTTGATTTTATATTATATAGAGACCTTATTAAAATACCACAGAAAATTTCATTGGATTCTTTAGATAAAGAATTCCCCAGAGTGATATCCAATCCTTTCCAAGTGCCTTCTTTATATGATTTTCCTCGCCTATGAAAATACCAATTTAATCTAGTACATTGTAAAGGATTTTTATGAACGTAATTGTCTGCATGATTTTCCGAGTATAAATAAAACTCTATTTCTCCTATTCTAAATATCTCATTTTTTACCTTGACTATATAGTGATTAAGTAAGATAACGGCAATTTCAGAGAATTTAGTAGGATTAATATTTTTAATATTTTTCAGGGAATTCATTGGATTTTTATAAAAAAATATTATCTTTTTATATTTTATTTTTTAAAATTTGGTTGTCAATGTTGAGGCTGATGTATATAATCCAAAATAATCACTCTCAGAAGGCACATCTCGTACAGTAAAATAAAATATTCTATTAGGAGGCATAACCGACACTGTACCTTGTTGAGGTATAAAGGGATTAGATAAATTAAATCCAAGAAAATTTCCATAGTATGTTTTCTCATGAGTTACAGAACTCCATCCAGGTAACAATTCTGTCTGTATTGGAGTACTTGCCCAACCCGTTTCTGTACACCAAAATTCCTTGTTAATGACAGCTGCTGTCATTGCTGATCTCACTGAGCCAAATTGATTGAGTAAAACAGAATTTTCTGTACCATTACTGGTCCAAGATAATCCTACGGTTAATGCCTGAGAAGGAGAAAGAGGAGGTAAATTTCCAAATGAATAATAATCACTATAAAAATTAAAGCAAATGATATCCATATTTGGATTCAATGTCAAAAAATTAGCTGAAAATGTAGCACTTTCTGGGGGGTAGGAATTTTGTATCCAATTTCCATTTATATCGACTAGTACAGATGTTATGGGTACATTTGGAAGTTGATTCAATCCTTTTAAAGTTTGTGCATTTACCAAACCTGTATTTATAGCAGTTATATCTGTTTCTTCATTTCCCACTGCAATTGCTATTACATTTGCATCATATAATGCTTTTATTAATGGAGATGCAAGATAATCAGTTGAAAATGCAGTTATTTCAGAAGCTCCCGAATCTGAACCTAGATCAAGACCCACTATGACTTTTATTCCATTTTTCACAGCCCATAATACCCAAGCAGATCCTCCTACACCTGCATTATAGTGAAAAGTTCTGATACTACCAATTGTAGTAGAAATACCGGGCCATATAGAGGGAAAAGTATCACCTGATTGAGGTGGATTATGCGATGAGGGGGTCAATAACACAGTTGTATCATCTATATTTATCCCCTTGTTATTCATACTTGTAGCTGCAATCTGACTAAAAGTAAATTTATTATTTAACGAGTTTAAATTTACCCCTATAGATTTTACATTTATTGTGCTAGGATCTATCACTTTTGACGGATAGCTCCTCCTAATACGAAAATTTGGCTGCATCATTTTTTCCTTTTTTTCTTTATTTTATAAATATTATAAAATTTTATTACATGGTTACTCTCAATGTAGTTCCACTGAGAAAATTAGTGATATGTCTTAGTTGAAAAATTATATATAGTTTTCCCTCAAGATGATTATCGATTAATTCCACCATTATTTTAGGATGAGCAATTTTATGAGCGAATATTGGCTTTTTAAATTTGGGGGTAAATGTATAGTCATTTACATGTTTTAAATCCCCTGAATTCCATAATATAATTTTATCATTTGCAAACATTACACTTGAATGAGAAATTTCTATAGATTTTATAACAGAATTAATAGGTATAATATTCTTGTTTAAATCCTCAAAAATTACTGTAAATTTTTTAAATATAATTGTATAAGCTATCCTGTCAAATTCCTTGATAAAAATATTTTCATTTGAATTTACAGAGAATTTGATAAATGGAAAATCTACATGTGATAAATAACCTCTAGAATGAGACCATCCGTATGCATTGCCTGCAGTTATAGAGAGTTTTGGAGTATTATTTTCCGCAATTATATTTTTTATCACACTAGATTTTTTACTATATTCTAACCTAATATCTACTATACAATAATAGGTGATTAACATTTCGGAAATAGGCATCATTAAATCTCCTAGTGATTTTCCCTTTATTAGTATCCCTGGTACATTTACTATTATCAAGTCATTGCATACTAGATATACATTTTTTAATCCGTCCCTGAGATTTTCAGGTAAAATCCATTCAGATATATAATTGATTGTTTTCGGCATTTTAAATATCACTGTATTCCTTTTAATTTCAGAGGGGGATATATCTATCATTTTTTCATCATTACAATATATAGTTCCATGGTAATCAATCTCAGCAAGATCAGAAGGGCCAAGTTCCTTTGATTCATCAATAAAAAATGATAAATTACTTTTTTTATTATTTGGTCTGCTTAATTTACAAGAATATCCAAATATTTTATTACCATTTACTGTTATTTCAGAAAATGTATATTCAAACCTCCTCGCTATAGTGGTATCAGTATTTTCTACTGTATTATATGCTATATCTGTATTGTCTATCATTCTCCTGGATTTCTATAAAGGATATTTTTTTAAAGGGTTTTCTATATCTTTTTAATATCCATACATTTTTCCTATACACCCATCTCTAAAACATAGGATATTTTTTGTATAGGCAATTAAATGTAAAATTCCACTGACATTATTTTCAGGTAATGTAATGCGAAATTCAAAGGGAGTATACGGATGGTATTTAAAACTCATATAATTTTTGAGCTTTAAATTATAAATGTTATTTTCATTGAATTTTTGATTAGAAAATTTTTCAATATTTTTATATATTATTAGTCCTGGTTCAATTTTCCAATATAAACTAATAAAATTTATAGGTTGAAAATTCCCTAAAGAATCCTCGAAAATCACAGTAAATTTTTTAAATATACCGTGGATTTTTTCGCATTGATTAATAATCAAATTATTTTCATTAGAATTCACAGAGATATTTATATAACTAAAATCGATAATGGGTATTTCACAGTAAAAATTCTCTATTTTTCCAATAATGTCTGTTTTCAATATTATTTCTGGGGAATCTGGGGGATTTTCATTATATACTATTACAATAAAAATAGTAGAAAAAGGAGGTATCAATATTTCTGGAAATGGTAGCATTACGTCACCAGTAGGTTCATTTCTAAATAAAATTTCAGGTATATTTGTGATATTGTTATTACCAAAATAATTATGACCAATTTCCATAGATTTTATACCCCTTCTCATTTTTTCAGGTAAAATCCATTTATACACATGATTAAAAGTACATTTACAATGTTTATTAAGAAAAAAGACTAGTTCATTTTTCTCTATTTTTTCCGGTTTTAAAATAACCAATTTTTTATCTCGAGAATATAGCACTTTTTCTGATGGGGTTTTTGTCTTATCATTGATATATATTTTACCTTGTTTTTTCTTTTCTCTTTTTAATATTTTCCATGTATGATTTTTCCTCTTGATACGATCAAGGGATTTTGGTAAATCATCAAATTTACAAATAATAAAATCACTATTATCTATAATCACTGGAATAAGTGGGGCTTTTTCAATAGATTTATTTTTCTCTTGCATTTTATAATATTTTATAAAATGGTATTTTTCTAAATATTTTAAATTAATCACTCTTATATTTTGTCTCAATATTTTTTTCATCAAAATGTTCTATCACCAAAGGTCTAATACTAAAACCATAATATTTATAGTATGGAACTTCCATTTCTAAATCATTATTCCAATAGCGATATACATTGAAGAATATTCTATTATCATTTATTATACAAATATATCTAATATCGGCGTCATCCTTTAATGTGAGTATATTTGTACCAAAAAATCCTAATCTAACAGAAATATAAGAAAATAGAGAAATACCTAATAATAATTTAGTTATTTTCTTTATGATTAATTTATTCATTTTTTCCTATTTATTTCTCTTAAATTAAATTTCTTGGGGAATTCCCTCTTACAGATCCTCTAGGTGAATATCCCCTTGGAGTATATCCAGATATTTTTGGAGTCCCTCCAGAAGATCCCTGGGGTCCCTTTTTAAACATTGGTACTATAAACGTGTATACAATTAATAACACAATTACAATAGCTATAACCACTGCTATGCCTACCAATATTTTTACAGTATTATTTCCCGTGTCATTACTGGGTTTGACACCTGAACATTGAAGGTCACAATCAGGTTTGCTAGTATAGGGCCCATCTATATCCTCATTACAAGTTCCCTTTCCATCACAAGACCATCTTTTGGGCCGTGTTCCTCCGCATTGAGGCTCATTGGCTACACATTCATCAATTGTATCATATTTTCCATCAGGGGCCACAACACACCCATCTTTTACTGTACATTTATATTTACCTCCTGGCTGGGAAGAGCATTTATCAGAGCCTCTCAAACAGCATCCCTTTCTATTCTTGGGATCACAGCCAGTTTCACAGTTATCATTACAGTCATATGTATAAGAGGCTAATAATACCTTTCCAGTGATCCCTGCCCTACAGTTTTTCCCATTACCATCACAACAATCTTGATCGGGTACTTCTGTAGAGACTCTTTTTCCATTGGGGTCTGTACTCCACATTACACATTTACCACCCACTTTAGAAAAATACACTGCTTTATCATCAATAAAAGTACCGCTTTTATGTTTGAATTGTATTTTATTATCGTTATTTACGGAAATACCTGGATAGCCTGAACAAGTATCACCTCCACAGGAACTCTGACACGCGGCTATATCCCCTAAATTTCTTTGTTTGGTTCCATCAGGACAATTTCCCGGACTGGGTTTTTCTACAAATATATAATTGTTACTCATTTATTATTCCTCTTTTTATTCAGATATTTTATTCAGATATTTTATTCATGTAAAATTTTTCAGATAGTATGAAAACGCAATTTTTGCAATAAAATTGAATTTTAGTTTATCGTACAGTAAAATGTACAGTAAAATCGAATCTTACTATCATTTCATATCACTAAAAATCACAAGTTAAAATGTCTCTTAACGCAATAATCACTCAAGCAGTAAATGCCCAAATCGAAGCCTTTATCCAGAGGTTGCATAAGGATAGGCCAAAATTAAAGGTGGATGAACTCAGAGAGGTTTGGGAAGAAATAAGTGGGTCTCCAATTGAATTTGCCCATATAGATAATCCCAATCCTAAAAAGACTAGTGTTAAAAAGCCCAGGGATCCCAATGCCCCCAAGAAAAAAACTGGGTACATGCTTTTTTCTGAAGAGCATAGGGAACAGGTAAAGGAGGAAAATCCTGATATATCATTTGGTCAAATATCCAAGGAGCTGGGAACAATGTGGAAAGCATTGTCAGAGAAAAAGAGAGAAAAATATAATGAAAGGGCAAGTGTCATAACAGAGGAAAGAAAAGCTCATCCAGAAAAGGGTTGTTCTTATAAATTTAGCAAGGGTATAAAAATAGGAAAAAAATGCGGGGCTCCTGTAAAGGAAAATGGTTTATGTAATCAGCATAAACCAAAGCCCAAGGCAAAACCTGCCAAAGTTGTTAGTGATTCTGAATCAGAGTCTGAAAAAGAAAAGAAAAAGGGGAGCAAAGGGAAAAAAGGAAAAACATCCGAACCAGAAAAAGAAGATAAAAAAGCAAAAAAGGGTAAAGGAAAAATTAGCGAACCAGAAAAGGAAAAATCGGTAGAATTATCAGAGGAAGAATTGGAAGAAGAAAAAAAGGAAGAGGTGATAGAAAAGGAAGTTTCCGAAGAACCTTCTGAAAATCCTTCGGAGGATGAAAAAGAATCAGAGGAATCTTCTGAAGAAAAAATAAAGGACTCTGAAGAAGAATCAGAGTCTGAGGAAGAAAAAAAAGAAAAAAAGGGGAAAAATAGCGAGGCAGAAAAAGATCAAACATGCATGGTAGAAATGAAGGGAAAAAGAAAGGGCGAACTTTGTGGGAAACCATTGGGAAAAGGGTTATCCACTTGCACATATCATGAAAAGCAAAAGAGCAAGTAAAAATTATTGGGAAAAATAACAAAAAATAAATCAATAAATAAATAATCTTTATAAAAACCTATAAAGATTCCGCAATAAAATAAGTTTTATATTTTTCAAGATAATTTCCATCTTGCATCATTTAATAACATTCTCATAATCTCGTAATTATTTTGGCCATTAATTCCTGTATTATCATTTATTGGTATTTCTGTGCATTTTAGCAATGTATAATTATAAATTTTCCTTGATAAAATGTTCCCTGTAAAAAGCAAAGATATTAATTCATGATAATTTCCTAGATAAATATCAGTACCTCTATCTATTTCAGATTCGATAGCTGAAATAGTATCCTGTCTAGCACATTTATGTATAATATCGCTTATTATTTTACCATTTTTGCATGTTTTGAGAGCATATTTTAGCAAGTCTATTTTTATCTCTTCAAAATATAAATTTGAACAATGATAACTTCCCGCTATTAATCTATAGAAAACATCTCTATTATTTTTTTCTATAGAAATATACATGCTATCCTGTAAAACCTTTTTTATAGTTTTTTCGCTAGGATTTTCTTTAATAAATGATGAAAAAATCTCTAGAGAACCGGATACAGTATTTGCTAATGCTATATTGTATGAAACAGTATAGAAATGATTTGAATTATCATTAGAATAATAAGAGAGATATATTTGGTACAAGTCAAATAATTTTCTGTCTAGAGCCAATTTTAATATCTGTGTTTTAGCTTGGATAAACCCACTAGACATTAGGATATAGATCATTTGATCTTTATAATAATTTTTATCCTTATTTTTCTCTTTATTTTTTTCATACCCATTTATCAGTTTAAAAACACACTCTGTTTCTACATTATAATTTATGGGAATTCTAGCATAAGTGACCAGATTATAAATTTTACTGTTAAATTTGCATAGATTTTTTAAAAGAAAAATATCAATTTTTGACAGAACAAGTACTATCAATTCGTTAGGCAGAGAATACATGCTATTTTATTACCATTTATAAATCTATAAATGGTTATTTATTTCCTTGGTAATTTTAACAGAAAGTTACCTAAAAATTCCCGCAATCTTTTTTCCTATAGAAGAAAACCATGAAATGATAGAATTTATACCATTTCTTATTTTTTGCTCTATTTTTTTAGATATTGTTAGGTTTTTTGGTGTATCTTGAAATCTAGTCATTTTTATTATTTTATGAATTTTCTTTTTCCTTGTTATTTTTTTCTCTAAATTAATATTTTATAAATCCTCCACGGCTTTTTCATATTCCGAAAATAAATTTAATTCCAAGGGCTCAATGGCCCATTCATAGCGATATTTTATATCAGTATATAATATATTAATTTGATCATTGGTTAATATATCTAATATTCTATGCATTGTTTCATATTTTTCAAGTAAACGTACATTTCCTTGTGTTTCTATGATTAATTTCCTAAGAATAGACTCAAGAGTGAATTTTCTCTCATTTAATATATATTGTTCTGCCGAATTCACATCTTGAAAAGATGCTAAAATTTTGGGGGTACTTTTAGTAGAATCGGTATGAGTACGTATCACTATAAATAATTGGATTTTCATGTTATATATTTTTACATGTTTTTTCTCCTTAAATATTTATATATCAATTTTTTCATTGTAAAACCATGAAAATATATATTCAAGTATAATTTCCTTTATGGTTTCATATAATCCCAAATCAATTGTAGTGTCTATTTCTTCATCAATATCACAAAAATCCTATATTTCTAAATTTTTTTCCTTATATTTTTTAACAGGTATCACAGTATATAATTCATTATATCCCGAGTATATGTGTTTTCTACAAAATGGACATGTCCGATTGTCTATTTTTTCCCATTCTAAATTGCATAATTTGCATATAAATTTATTACAACAATTTGTTATTTTCATTACAGAATTTTCAAGACATGAACTAAGACACAAGGGGCATTTTTCATCGGTATAATATGTTACCAATTCTTTCGCTATTTTATCATGTATGTGATCTATGGGAAGTCTTGAATGTTTTTTCTCCATTTTATCTATTAAATCTTCTTTACTATAATATTCACCAATCATTTCAGGAATAATATTTTCAATATTGGAAAATCTATTATTTAAAATATGTTCCCTATTTTTTTTGCTAAATATATTAGTTGCACCACAGGTAAGTTCTTTACCTTTTTTATATGGAAATAAATGCTCTTTGGAGTTTACCATTACATATCCTAAATTTCCCCTATTATTTTGATAAGGCATTTTTATCTATACTTTTTCTCTAAATATTTATATGGTTATAAATATTAAATGTTAGCCATTATGTAGAAAATACTTTACCTTTTCCAAAACTATTCAGATATAATTCTGCTGGAGTTACTTGCCTTATTTTTTCATTATAATTATCTATATATTTTTCCAAGTCAATTGTAGGGAGAATGACCAACCCTTCCCATTCACGTTGTTTTCCAGACAAATCAATATATGCTGTTTCAGGACAATATTCTTTTATATTACTATTATCCCTAAAAGGTTTAGGTAATAAATGATAGCTATTTTCATGACATACAATGCTAAGTTGTAAAAATGGAGGAATTGGTTTTGTAGGTAAAAATATGGTTTTCTTATATGAAAGAATATATTTGTAGAGATCACTTGCAAAAGGAGCATAATTATACGGATAAAACCATCGCCAATCTGTAGGGCCCTTGGAATAGTATTCAAGAGTCCATTGCAATCCCTTGAAATATTCCATGCAAATTTTCTTTATATTGGGATCACCAAATTTTTTATCGTAATATTTAGCTTTATAAATTTCTGTATTTATTCCAGTACTTTTCACTAGGGATTCCATCAAAGACCCCGTAAAACTCATTTTTTTGTCATTTGTTTCTAGACACAATTTTTCTATAGATTCTTCTAATATCGTATCTTGAAAAAAAGTATGTCTTAATTGATATTTTTTATTGAGAATATCACCTTCTATTTCCCCAAATTTTTTTAGGAATTTTCTCAATGATTGTTTTCGTATAGTCAAACCTTTTTTTGTATTGTAAATCACATGACCATATTTTTTTCCAATTTTTTTATAAATGTCAAATAAAATTTCTACTCCATTCATATTTATTTCAAAGGCTGGAAGATTGGGGAGAAAATCATTTCCTATTAAAAAGAATAGAAAAATATAGTCATTTATATATTTTTTAGAATTTTCATTAGAATTTTCATTAGAATTTTCATTAAAATTTTCAGATACATCTTCTGAAAATCTCATATTTTCTACTATAATTTCCTTTACACGATTTATCCCTACCAAATGGTATTTATACTGTTTTTCAAACATGCTATCTCTAATGACAAATACGTTATCTCTGTGTAGAGATAATGCAAGCATTATTAAATCAGCGTCATTTGCATATAGACAATTTGTCTCTGTTTTACTGATTTTTTCACGAATAAACGACAGCAGGCCATGTTCCCCTTCACCTGCTATAGACGAATCATAGAAACTAATCTCTATATTTTTTTCATTGAAAAAATGATTTTCTTTTTTCAATACATTTTCCTTGCAAATTTTTTCTACCCATTTTGATATATATTCTGATAATTCATGCATAAATATAGTACCAGGTGTAATACTGCAAGGATCGAATAGGGTCCCCGTCAGGATTCCCGTAGGATTATTCTTGGGAAATCCTACGGTTTTTTTAACATTTTCAATAGCAGATTTATACCTACGCTGTCTTTGCTGATTTTGTTTAGCCAAGGGCGCAGATCCATCAATATTCATCACAATTCTCCTACTCGGTTTAGTGGTAGTGATTAGGTCTAAAACACTATTGCATAAATCTTGAAATAACTTGGCATTATTTTCTGGGGAAACATATACAATCACTCCCTTTTCTTCACAAGAGCCATATTTATATATTTTTTGAGCTGAATTGTGTATCAGTCCATTCATATCAATTAATAGATTATCAATAGATACATTTACTTGCTCATTTTTCCTTAGAAAAACTATACCATTTTTAGGATAATTTGATAACCATTTATAAAAGAATTTGATACCCATTTTAATTGAAATATTTTATATTATGATTAAATTGATATTGAGTAAAATTTTATAATGTTTAATACAATATTAATATAAAATTTGATTTTATTTCTTGAGATTTCTATTAAATAAATAAATGAAAGCAATAGCCTTGATAGTATTATCATTAATATTGATAGCAATATCTGTATATCTCTTTATATTGGGGAAAAAGGAAAAGTATTGGGGGGCTAGAAGGGGATGGAGACCGGGATGGAGAAGAGGATATCCCCGTAGAGGATTTTATAATGATTATCCTTATAGAAATGTTTATATAGAAGATTCCTCTGATGATTCTGCTGATAATGGATCATGTGAGTGTGTAAATGGAAAACCAATAAATGATAACTGTGTAAATGGGAATATACCATTTTGTAATGAAAATATATGCAAGTGTGGAAAGTGAATATTTTTCTCCAAAATATTTACTTTTTCATTGAGAAAAATATAGACAATATAATTAACAGTACAAATGCAGCTAATAAACCTATCAATACATTTTTAGGGATATTTCTAGTTATTCCACCGGATCCAAAACTGGATAAATTTCTCTTGCTAATTACATTACCTGCACACACTTCTACTATTCCATTTAATTTGGCTTTTTCATCATTTGAAAATATTTCTATATCAAAACTATCTGATTCTGATATCTTTTTCATTTTTTCCAATCCTGCCATTTTTTCCATTTGTGGATAAATACAATTTACTAGTCTTGCTAATGATGAGTCATCCATACCATCATTATCTCCTTTTATGGCTATAGCCAATTTATTCTTGATATTTTCTATTTGATCGTCAGTGAGTTTGTCTGTGGGTGGATTAACTGGTGGATTAACTGGTGGATTAACTGGTTTATCTGTGGGAGTCCATGAACATGCATCTATCAAGCCTTTGTCAGGTATCAATACTTTACAATCAGATAATCCTCTTGAATTACAGCATTCACATATCTTATCTGCATTGGCTTTGAAACAAGCTATTTTTTCCTTTTTCATCTCATCCCTTGTGGCTCCCTGCCTGAAAGGACATATTTGGTCCCAACAGTCATCCTGAAGAGCCTGCATTGATGTAGGTTTTTGACCACAACACATTTTAATATTTATTTGGTTTTGATAAATCCAATATTATATTTATTTAAACGGGGAAAAAATTAGGAAAATAAAATGTGGTTTTCAGATTATTTCAATTGGTGGTACCAAAATGGAGAAAATCAAGAGGGAAAGGGGAATAACATTGGGAAAAAAGTAATGATTGTAGATCAGAATGAATTAGAAAAAAAGATAAATGGGCTAAGCCATGTAGAAACTGAGCTGAAAGATACTCTGAAAGATACTCTGAAAACAGACCAAGAAAAAAGTGAATTTCACCGTGTATTCGAGTCTAGAAAAAAGAGACAGGAGAAAATAGGTGAAAAATTAATGGTACTTGATGACTGGTCTGTCAAATATCTAAATTCTAGTAATTAGGGAACATAATCTTTATAGGTTTTATAAAGATTTATTGGGTATTTATCAATTATTTTTATTGGTTATTTTCATGTATTACTTTTTATATTGATTATTTATATTTTTTATATATCTTTTTTACGATAGCTTTCTTCTAGAGTAGGGGTGATTTTGTTATATAATTCTTGATCTGGGGTGATTCTCGCTTTTAATTCTTCAATTTCCTTTTCCAATTGTGTCAATCGATTTTTATCAATGACTAATCTTTGACTGGCTTGATGGTATTTTATCATTGTATTGTAAAAATTTTTAACCATTTGTAATTCTTGACATTTCACAGAGAATTTAGAGAGATGGTATTTATCATTTGGTTTTCTAGCGACAGTCATTGTGAGAGTGAGACCATTAGATTTTATATCAAATCTCTTTGTATTTTTCTTGATTAGAGTGGGATCGAAACTCAAGGGCAAATTGATATAATTATTCATACCATCCATGTTACATTCTATGATGAAAGATGAAGAAGAAACAGTCAATGGTTTCCAATCTAAATCATGTCTGAGATTATTTTTGAGCCTAGGAGAATCTGGATCATGAATTTCAGATGATCTTTCTTGATCTCCTGGAAAGGTTGCTTTTATAGTGAGGACGTTAGCCATTATGATATTGGATAGGATGATTGATATGTGGATATCGGTGATTAGTACCTGATTGTTATGTGGAAATTCAATTTTATATGGGGACCTATACTTGAGACCTATACCCCTAAGACCTATACCCCTAAGACCTATACCTATAAGGGCGGCCGGCATAAAATTGAATTTCCATATAACAATCAGGTACTAATCACCTAGTGTTTAATACTAAACCTAAATCTAAATCATAATAATCATAATAATCAATCGTAATAATAACAATGGCTCTTAACGACGTTATCGCTAACATTATCAACTCTCAAATGACCCTGTTTTTTGAAAAGTTGAATGAAAAGTATAATATCGAAATATCTGAAATACAAGAGATTTGGGAGGGAATGGAGGGTGCTCCAGCTCCAGTGAAAAAAACCAAGACTAAAAAGGCCAAGGATCCCAATGCCCCTAAAAAGCCTCGATCTGCTTATATCTTTTTCTCCACGGAAAAGAGACCAATCGTCAAGGAAGAAGAACCCAAATTGACTTTTGGGGATCTCAATAGGAGATTGGGAGAAATGTGGCAAGAGGAAAAGAGTAAGGATAGTAAAGAGTATAAACGATTCATGAAAATGGCAGAAGATGAAAAGGAAAATGGTAGACCTGTGGAAGAAGAGAAACCAAAAAAGGCTCCTGCAAAAGCTGCGGGAAAGGCTCCTGCTAAAAAACCAAAAAAAGAATCTGATTCGGAGAGCAAGGCTGAAAGTGATTCGGACAGTAAAAGCAGTGAAGAAGAAAAACCCGAGAAAAAACCAAAAGGGAATTCTGGAAAAGGGAAAACAGTGGAAAAGTGTAGTAAAATTTTACAAACTGGGAAGAACAAGGGAAGTGAGTGTGGTGCTCCGGTAAAAGAAAATGGTTTGTGTGGAAGGCATCTCGTGGTAGAAAAAAAGGGAGATGAAGAGAAAAAGGAAGAAAAACCAAAAAAGGATGTGAAAAAGGCACCCGCTAAAAAACCAACTAAAAAATCAGAAAATGAATCTGAAGAATCTAGTGGAGATGAAAAAAAGGGAACAAAAGAGAAAAAGGGCAAGGAAATAAAAGGTTTGAAAAAAGTAGAAATAAAAAATCTAAGTGAAAAATTAACTGAATTGGATGAGGGAAAATTTGAAGCCATTGTGATTAGAAATACCGAAAAGGATAAAAAGATCAATTACTATGTGATTACAGCGATAGAAGATGAGCTCTATAATGTAGAGGGAGATTTATTCGCAGGGGAAATGGAATTGGAAGAGGGCTGTGAAAATGACAAGGATGTAATAATGGCTCAACTAGTCAAGGAAGATATCCAGGATTTCTTCACCATTGACAAAGGCTGTGAATACACTAAAATTGTCAAGGGATTGCCAAAGGTTTTCTAAGGGAGAATATCATTATGAAATCACTGTAAATATCGTCACTAAAAAAACACTAAAAAATTGTTAGATAAAAATGTTTAAAGTTAAATAAGTTAAAATAATTTTAATAAATAATATCATTACACAAAAATTAGCTTTATATTTTTATACACTCACAAATGATAAAGATACAATAAAATAAAGATGAATAAACAACCATTTTATAACCCTATAAAATTGAATTAAATCTGTATATATTGAGAAAAACACCGTATTTGAAATACAATGGAAAAAGAACAGTGTATCATCTGCTGTGAAAATTATAACAAGTCTACCAGGAAAAAAATAGAGTGTCATTCATGCAATCTCAATGCATGTAAAACCTGTTGGGAAACTCACTTTATTGGTTCGGCAAAAGAACCATCTTGTATGGGATTTAAGTGTTCTAGAATTTTTTCTGTAGTTTTCATAGTGAATACCTTTGGTAAAAGTTTCTATTTTTCCAAGTTGAAAAAGACTATATCCGATTTTTTAATTACAAGGGAAAAGGCATTAATTCCCGATACATTACCTATAGCTGAAAACGTGAAAAAACGTAATGAAATTTTCAGGGAAATTGATACCATTACCAAGGAACTTGAACAGATACACATGATTAAAAAGAAAATTAAAGAGGAAAATAAGAGTGTTCGTGTGAGCACAGATAGAAAGAAAAAAGAAGCATTAAAAAAGGAATATTCTCTTTACGAGGAATATTACGATTTAATGAATGCAAAGAGATCACAATTAAAAATAATGCTAGGAATAGTAGAGGTAATACAAAAACCTAGAAAATTCATTATAAATTGTAGTAATAATGAGTGCAAGGGATTTATAGAAAATGATTATTACTGTAAATTATGTGAAACCCATACATGTGAAAACTGCCATTTAAATATAGGAAAGAAAAAGGATGGAAAACATACTTGTGATAAAAATGATGTGCTTAGCGTAAATTCTATTATCAAAGAAACAAAGCCTTGTCCCAAGTGTAATAGGGCTATATATAGAATTCATGGTTGTGATCACATGTTTTGTACTGTATGTTTTACCAGTTTTCATTGGGTAACATTGGCAATAATCGGAAATAGTTCAAACCCCCATTATCTTGCATGGAGAAATAATGGGGGTACGGTACCTAGAGAAGCTGGAGATGTCATATGTGGAGGAGTACCTACTTTAAACCATAAATTTAATTGTTATCCCGAGATTAGAAATTTTCAATGGAAAGTATCTCATATACGAACAGTGGTAATGGAAAATATCAATGGAGTGTTAAACGGGGAAAGGGAAACATTGGAAAGAATGAGAGTAAAATATATCCTTGGAGAACTCTCTGAAAAAGAATGGTCAAATACTCTATTTCTAGATTATAAAAGAATCACATTTAATAGAGAATTATACTTGATATATGACATGTTTTGTAATAGTGGAATATATATACTAAATAACATGTTATATGATCCGAAAAATACAGGTAAAAGAGCGGAAAATATAGACATTTATTCTCGGGAAATGATAGAGTTATGTAATTATTGTACCGCAGAAATAGAAAAAATATACAATATTTTTGGTTATAGATTTAATAGATCGAATACAGATCATAATCTAGGAAAGAGTCGTACAGAATATATAGATTGGTAAGTAAAACAAATTAACGGGATTTACCCCGATAAAATTGAATAAAGTAGATAGATTCATAAAAGGATAAAAATGTGTGAATTTTTAGGCAAGGATAATATCTTTTGCGGCAAACCAAAAATAAAGGATAGCGAATATTGTATGAAGCATTATGTGATTTTTAAAGACTCTATCATTGAAGGAAAAATAAAAGAGAGATTAACCAGGGGAGAAAATGGAGAATTATATATAGAATGTGAAGGAAAAAAATATGTAGGAAAAATAACACCTGAAAAAACTATAACTGGTAGAATACTTTCTACCGGAGAGGAAAAACCATTGACGGGGATAGATAGACGATTTATAGAGAAAAATATATATAATTGCAAAGTAGAATAATTAATAGTAAAAATAGTAATAAACAATAAAAATTTATAGAACCTATAAATTTTGCCTTTTTAATTAAGATTTTTCAGCATAGTATCTTTCTTGGCGTTATTTTTATAACAAAAATACCATATCAACTTTTCTGCTTTTATACAATTAGGAGGAATGATTGGCGATTTTATCTGTCTATTATCTTTCTTTATACATTCTGCATATAATTCTCTGGATTCTTTGCAATAATCTTTATCCATTTTTTCTTAATTAATTTTTCTTCTTTAAATTATAGAATTGATTAAAATTGATTTAAAAAATGATTTATAGATTTATAAATCAATTTTAAAAGAAAAATAATAGAAAAGAAAAATGTGTGAAATGGATAACAAGAGAAGTAGAGAGCCTTATTATTCCCCAATAGATGACCCTCATCGAGAATATAGAGAAAACGAACCCAAAAGATATAGGAAAAATGTAATGGAAAATTATCCTTTTAACGATAGAAATTATCCTTCTAATGATGGAAATTATATTGCTAAATATGATGGAAATTATTATGATCGGGATCATCCCGATAATTTTTGTGATCTCAAGAATTTACCCAATAGAAAAAAATTCATGGAAAAAAGGAAAAAAACAGAGCCATGTCGTAATGTGAATTGTCACTATAATTCTTCACATTGCACGTTTGCTCATAATTTGGCTGAATTGAGAGCCCTTCCATGCCTTGCCGATTTTTGTAATAGACATGACTGCAAATATATACACCCTCATAAAGAGACATATGTTCAATGGGTAATGCGAAATAAATATGACTTGGTATTTAAAAATAGAGAACTTTCGCTAAAAAAGGATATCGAAAAAAATATTAAAAATATAAGCAAGGATGTAGATGAATTTATGGCTGGTATAGATTTTATACCTGTCAAAAATCCTATTAAAACCGTTACAGAAAAAGATACTGTCAAGGATCCCACCAAAACAATAGAAAAAATTCCTATCAAAACCGTGGAAAAAAATACTGTCAAGGATCCTATTGAAAATATTACAGAAAATATTACAGAAAATATAATAAAAACAGACAAGGAAATTAATATAAATTTAGAGCTAAAATTAAAGCTTGAAAAATATGTATTGGATATAAAGGAAGAATTCAAGGATACTAATATTTCTGCTGATAAAATAGTATGCTGTGCTATAGAATTATCTAGAGAAGAATATAGGCCTAAAAAATGCTTGACTGTATGGTGTTTAAATAATGTAGAAAAATTAGGGAAAAAATATTGCGGAGAATGCCATGCAAAAATAATAAAAATGGCGAGTGATATCTAATGATTAATTATCAATGAAATAACTAATGAAATAACTAATGAAAAATTCTTTATAAATTAATATAAAGAAAAGAAAGAAATCTAAAATAAAGAAAAAGGAATAAGAAAAAAATGACAGCAAATGGACCATATACACAGTCTATGGACTATAAATTTACACAAAATATCAGACCTGCGGGGAAACCTGTATATATCCCTGATAATTCAATAATGGGATTTCTAGAGAATAATAATGGATTTTCCCTATTCAGAGATATTCTCTATAAATCAGGCTATGCCTATCAATATAGAGAAAAGGTATCTGTATATACATTATTTGTGGCCTCTGACAAGGCATTTTTAAATACCTTTCCCGATATGGAATCTGCAAGGGAATATGTGGATAACATGAATGTACTAAATGCAAGGAAAATTATACAGTATTGTACATTGAACCGTAAAATATGCTCTGAATTATTGACTGCTTCCCCTCACAAGTATTTTATCAGTAAATTACCTGCTGAAAATATAGAGATTACCAATCTGAATTGTAAAAGCCTAATTACCATACCTTCTGGTCGAGAGGGAACACAGCTATATCTCCAAGTAAAGCCTACATATGCAGAAATTATAGAGTTTAATATATGTGTGGATAATGGGGTAATTCACTTGACAGATAGGCTAATTGTACCTAAATACATGAGTACCGCTTCGTATTTCTCTCAGACTTATTAATTGGAAAAAGAAGAAAGTAAATTTATAGAGTTCTATAAATTTAGTTGGATTTTTTATTGTTTTCATAACATAGATTTTTCACAATTTTCTTTAATCTTGTACATTCGGATAGCATATTATAATGTATAAAATGCCCATTTCCCTGCAGTGAACATTCTTTTATACATTTTGAATATAATTTTTTAGCTTCATAACAATCCATTTTTACCTTTTTAATTTTATAGAAATATAAATCTTTAAAAGAAAATAATGGATCATATAAAATCTCTACTCATTTAATAATTCAAGCAATTTTATACGAATATATACTATCATATAAAATAGCATTTCAATCATGGCTTCGTCGTCCATGTATATCATGATATACATGTAAATGGCATTTGCAAATAATGTTATATCGGTCATTTTTCATACTGTTTTTCATCTTAAATATCCTATAAATTTATCAGTTTACTTAATATATCTTCCACTGCATGCCCTATTCATTATTCCTCTTAATCTTTCGCATGCATAAGGACAATCGGGAACATATTTTACTTGGTCAGTTTTCACTTTTATTTTTATATTTTCCTCTTTACAATTTTTATATAATTTTTTATATGTTTCACAATAAACATCCATTTTTATCTGTTTATTTTTTTATTGTAAATTATAAACATTTAAAAGGAAATAAAAGGAAATAAAAATAAGAAAATGACTAGAACTATTAGTATAGGTAAACCTATAGTTTGTACATGCGAAAAATCATGCTCGGAAGGTACCATTATTTTTAGAGAAAATGGCACTGAAAAAATTCACTGTAAAACATGCTTTGATAATTTCCATTTAAAAAATGCATGTGATAATTGTGGAAAATTATGGCAAGATCATCAATTTGGTATTATCAAGCAAATTGAAACAATGGAACATAGCATGGAAACCCATCAGAGATTTTGCAATCTAGAATGCTATATACAATTTAATAGGAAACCAACAGAAAAGCCGATAGATTCTGCTATTTTACCTAATATAGAGAATGATGCTAGTTTCACTGTAAATTATGACCCCTCAAGATTGAAAAATTTAAATGAATATACCCTTAGTATGTTTAACATAAAGGACAAGGGAGAATTTCATTTAAAGTTTATATCTTCTCCGGCAATAGTATTTTTTTATAATAATGATACCAAACATCTTCTACCATCATTTAGCGGAATATCGACTGATATTAAAAACAAATTTAATATAGGGAATATTGGAGTTTTTAATTTGAGCGATACATATCCCAATGATTTTGGTCTTCCAAATGTGTCATTTTATCAATATCCAAATGAATGTACAAAATATACAGGAAATATAGCCAATATTGCTTCTATCAGATTATTTATTGAGCAAATGTGTGTAAAATGGGGTATTAAAGCAGTGTAAATTTTTACATTAATTTTTACATTAATTTTATAATTTTTATAAAATTGAATTAAGAGATAAATCAAGAGATAAATCAAAAGAAAAAAGAAAAAGAATAAAATGACTGCCACCACTGATTTCCCTATTAATTCTCAATGCTGTGCTAATCAAGATTCTACTATTATAAAATATAGAGGGAAAATCCTCTGTAAAAAATGCTTTGATCATAAATACCTTTTTGCGACCTGTAATTCTTGCAAGGTATTTAAAAGTAAGCAAGAATTGGAAATCATAGAGAAAAATACCAATGGAGAAAAACGATATTTTTGTACATTGAAATGCTATAAAAAGGGGCATTTACAAAATTTTCCTGTAATCACGGATATAATGGATAAATCCGATATAGATTCCATTTTTGAAAATGGGTTTAAAAATACCAGAAAAACTCTGGATAATGATTTTTGCATAAAAAATCCTATTGAAAAAGAGGAAAATTCTCCTGATAATCAAACCATTGAATTGTATGTAGAGCCAGAGGTAAAACCATTACCTGGTATTTACAAGTTTGATTCTAGGCATTTTAAAAATCCTGTAGAATTAGCCACTGGAATAGGTAGATTTGAATTGACAAAGCGTATAACACCACCCGCCCTGATATTTTTCTATAATGAATCTAATAAACATATTGTCAAGGTTTTTAGCGATATCAAGGGGAGAATTCATCCCTCTATAACAATTGGAATTGTAGATGCAGATTTATATTCATTTAGACGCTTTAAAAGATACATTAATCTTCCATCAATTTTATTTTTCCATTCTAGAGAAAAATATGAGGAATCTCCTATAGTATTTGATATGTCATGTTGTATCAATTTTGTAGAGGATATCTGCACTAGAGAAAATTTATATAAACGGTATATTCTTCATGAATATATACATGAATTGGATTGTGATCAATTTTATAGGAAAAAAACAAATGATGCTGGAGAAAACCTATATCTAAAGGGATATTGCGATGAAAAGGTACTAGTGTTTTTTTACCGTGATATTGATGCTCATTATATATCGATATTTAATAATTTGGTGGTATATCTCAGAAATCCAGACGTTAAAATCCCAATGATAATTGGTGTATTAAATGTGAAAAATTGTCAAGAGATTTTTCTAGATAAAATAACAGAGCCAAGAGTGTGGTTATATATAGGCAAAACATGTAGTAAAAAATTAGAGGGGGAAATCACTTTTGAAAATTTGGTTAATTTTCTCAAATAAAAATTAAATGGAAAAACAACAGAAAAACTAATAATATTTATATAGCTATATAAATATCTAAAAATTATCATGAAAATTTGATAAAAATTTAAAACTGAATATTCTTTTTAAAGAAGAAAAATATAAGAAAATATATTCAAGATAAAAATATTAAAATGCTTCAAGCCGGAAAAAACACTGAAAATGGTAAGAAAATGCGATGCTCTCATACAGAGACAATGCCTAGGATTTTATATGTGAAAAATAACGTGAAAAATTATTTCTGTAAAACTTGCTTTGATGATAAATACCTCTCTAAAGAATGTGTCACTTGTAAAATTCGCAAAGAAATAAAGGAATTTACCATTATACAAAAAAATGACTTTACAAATGGATTTTACTGCGATTTGAATTGTTATAAAAAAATAGATGAAAAAATAGATGAAAAAATAGATGAAAAAGCAAAATCCTCCCCAGAAAACATAACAGAGAAACCTCTGGAAAATTTCTCTGATTTTCACAAGCAATTATTTTCTGCATGTAAAGCGGGACATTTATATAATGTTCAAAAAATAATTGAATCATGTTTAGAGAGTTTTCTCAAGAATTATTTAGCTACTTGTCATGATATAGTAACAGTCATATGTCAAGAGGGACATGTACATTTATTGAAATACCTAATCACAAAGGGCCTAATGTTTGATAAGAATCAGGCTTTATTAACAGCAAGTACATACGGAAAAACCAGAATACTAAAATATCTGATAAAAAATGGCGCAGATATACATGTCAATGATGATTTAGCTGTAGGATATGCCATTGAAAATGGTCATGTAGAAACTGTGAAATATTTGCATTCTATCGATGTTGGGGTAAATCCTTTTACAACTTCTGTATCTGGGCTTATTTTTGCTTGTGGTAATGGGCATTTAAAAATGGTGGAATATTTAATGGATATATATGTAGATCTTGGGAATAAATGGAGAGATGCTATATCCAAGGCACGTGAATTCGGTCATACAAATATAGTAGAATACCTAGAAAAAATAATGGAGAAAAGAGGGATATTTAATCCTCCATCAAATTTTCATTATTTGACCGATGACGATTTTGTATTGGAGGGTGGGGTATATAGATATATTGGGAAAATATACCCCATTCTAATTCATGCATGTGATTCAGATACAAGAAACGGAAATATAATATATACTTTTCAAAAATTAAGCAAGGAAATACTTAAATTAAATATAGGTGTATTTCGATATGATAATTCTAATATCCCTAGCGTGACAAAATTTTATATAAACAATGATACATGTTTAGAATACAAAGGGGAATTGTATGATTTTGCTCTGAAAAATTTTGTTTCCATGTTATCCTATGAAATGACAAAATAAAATCAAATAATATTTATAAAATTATAAATATTTAAAGAACAACCTAAAAATATAGAGAAAAAATATTTAAAATGGAACCCCAAGAAATTTCAAGTGCATTAAACAATATTAAAATTGTAGCTACAAATTCATGCCAAGAATTGGCAAATAATATTTGTCAAGTAATGTGTAAAAAACTGACTCCTGGTACTGTAAAATGCCATGCCAATACAGAGATTAAAACCCAGATATGTGATAGCATAAGAGGATTCCCGGTATATATTATATCTACAGGGGCCAGTTATCAGGGTAGATCTGTAAATGATCATTTAATGGAAATTCTATGCATGGCTGATGCATGTAGAAGATCAGATGCAAAATCAATATGTTTGATAACTCCATTTTTTCCTTATTCCCGTTCAGATAAAAAGGATGATGGGAGATGTGCTATTGGTGCGGCATTAGTATCTAGGTTATTGACAAAATCAGGAATTACTAGAATAATATCCATTGATCTTCATGCTGGACAAATACAAGGATTTACCAAGTTACCATTTGATAATTTATATGCGATAAATATATTTTGTAAATATCTAGTTTCCATGGGTATGAATGATAATAAAAAATATATATTGATTTCCCCTGATAATGGAGGTGTAAAAAGAGTAGATCATTATGCTAAAAAATTAAAAATGCCGTATGCTATAATGAACAAGCAAAGAGATTATAGTACAGAAAGCAAGGTAGAATCCAGTCAATTATTATCTAATACAGATTATAGAGGAAAAACGGCTATAGTTATAGATGATATAATTGATACTTGTGGTACAATGATTTCTGCCTGTAATGAACTAAAAAATCATGGTATAAAAGATGCAATTATTTTAGCTACACATGGCGTCTTGTCAAAAGATGCTATAGCAAGGATAAATGAATGTGAATTTATTTCCATGGTGATAATCACAAATTCTCTGCCCCACGACAATCTGGAAAGATACCCAAAATTCAAGGTATTGGATATATCTGAATTATTAGCAGAGGTTGTATTTAGACTGGAAACCAGAGGTAGTATTAGTAAAATGTTTGAGTGATTGTCATTATGAGAAATTTTATATTTTTATAAAATTGATTTAGAAAAATGTGAAAAAAAGAAAAGAAAAAATGTACGCAAAAGATATTGGTAATATAATTTTAGCTTCAACAAGTAGTATAAAACTAGATGCGGTAGCCGAATTCTTTGAAATTCCTAGAGAAAAAATATTGTGTAAAAATATGGATGATTGTGTTATTCCCGTTCAGCCTCATGGAAGTGGCTGGGGATTTTGTGAAATTAGGCAAAACCATGTGTTAAAAAATTTGACTGATTTTGAAAGAGAAAATTATGATCATGTAATTTCTATTGAAAATGTCATTAATAGTAATATAACAGATATTTGCTGGATGCAAATATATAATATCAAACAGAAAAAAATAGTAAAATATACTAGTTCTTTACCTATAAAATTTAATGAAAAATATTATAAACAGGTAAAGAAATTTTCAAGTTATCATTATAATAATGGAGAAGGTTTTTCAATTACAGTTGGACAAGTAATAAAGAGAAAACACCCAGAGGTAAATGATAAAGATTGGATGGCAGATTCTAGGTTTAATTTGAGCAGGAGTCATAGAATGGTCGATAATAGATTAAATTGTATCAATGGGTACAGCTGCAGAAAAGACCAGATTATTCATACTTTTCAATTGGCATTTCCAGCTGATACAATGAGAAAAGAATTGATTCCCCATGTAACGATAATCCCTGATTTTCCCAAGCCTGGGGTTTTATTCAAAGATTTATCCCCAATTTTAGCCAATGGAAATCTGTTTCAAAAATTGATAAAACTATGCATTGAAAAATTAGAGTATGAAAAGTGTGATTTTGAAAAGGTGATTGGCTTGGACGCGAGAGGATTTATATATGGTACTGCTTTGGCTACTAAAATGAGCAAGGGATTTGGAATGGTGAGAAAAGCGGGAAAATTGCCGTTTTCCAATGTGAATGAAAAAATAAGTGTAAAGTATATTACTGAATATTCTTCTGATACATTTGAATTACTCAAGAGCAGTATCACCCCTGGAGAAAAGGTATTGTTAGTAGATGATTTGATAGCTACAGGAGGATCATTAAAAGCTGCTAGACATTTGGTGGAAAAAGCAGGGGGAATAGTAGCGGGAGTAATGGTTATATTAAAGGTAGATTTTCTATATGAAAAAGCATTAATTTATATAGGTAGAGATGTACCTGTTATTGTAGTGTTATAATCATTGCCAAAATAAAAATGAAATATTTATAAATTATAAATATTAAAGGAAAAAAGTATAAAGAAAAATATCAAAGGAAAAAAATTTAATCATTATGAAACGATTAGAGAAATACAATATAAATTTTATTGATCCCTTGGATAGATACAAATCTCTGAAAAAATATAATATTCCAATAACATGCAATCATTTATTGGAAATCACCAGTGATGAAAAATCAAGAAAGGATATCCTTGATTTAGAAAAGAAAAAGGGTATAAGAGAAAAATCATATTCTGCCTTTATTTTTTTACCATTTGAAATAAAGGTGGTTTTTAGTGAAATAAAGAGAGACATTTTCAAGGGTCATTATCCTCATAAAAATTACTGTCATTTATCTGGCTCAGATGGATATGCTGATATAAGGATATTTAATGCTACATATGCTTATATGTGGTGCGGAGATTGGGATAGGTATCTTACAGGAGGATTTTATAATGGTAAAATGGACCTACAAAAAATAGATTCGCCATTTGGTGATTATTATACCTTTCCCGATATCACCTATGAAAATCCGCTATTTGCTCCTGCTGGGTCTCCATATACAATTTGTACTGATGGCACATTGCTGGAATACAAGTCTATTTTCATCAATGAGGAATATAGAAATTTTATTCTATGCAGAGATGCTAAAAATACAATTTCCCATTTTCCTAGTTTAAATGGGATACTTTTTGCTGGTCACTGTTTTCAGTATTCATTTAGCTGTACATATGATGAATTAATAGATATACCTTTTCCCATTGAAAATGTTACAGAAATTTCATAGCTATAAAATTGAATAAAAATCATGTATATTTTTATATATAATCATATATAAAATAATGGAAGCACGTATATACATTTATGGAACAGAAACTCCCTTTGCTAAATCAATAGTAGATAGATTGGAATTAATGGATGGACAATTTGTAGCTGAATATCTTGAAAAGGTAAATATGATTCTCAATGATGGAACTGAGCTCAATAATGAAAAGAGAGCAAGGCTATTGAAAGAATTGGAAAAATGTATGGAAAAAAATAACGAGTATAATAAAATGTTAATAGCCAAATTAAAAGGGGAAATTAAAGAGGCAAAATGTAATCATGAAAAGTAAATCAAGGCTAAAAATACCCAAATAATTTCTTTATAAAAATATAAAGAAAATAATACAATATGAAATTCTCTAAAAAATTTTTTTTGAAAAAATATGAAAAATGGTAAAATTTTATAAAATAAATTTAACAATAAAATGATTAACGATAAAATATTCGGAACCTTGATAGCCATGGTATTGGCTATCTTGGCTGTATTAAAAATTAGTTTTGACAATAAAAAGAAATTGCGTGAAGATTATATAAATGTACCATTAACAATTAAAAGGGAACAAGTGGCTGGTGGTAGCCAACAAAATTTATTTGCTGTACCTAGCAATTATCAGAGCATGTTATCCCCTAGATTTTCTAATCTAGATTATGGCTCAAATATTCGCTATAATTTACCATCAAATAAAAATATGGCTGTTCCTACAAATCCATTGGGATATTCTCAAATGGTGGTAAAAGGGCCATTATCCCTCTCACAAGATATACCTGATTCTGAATTGGGAATCATTGAAGGATTTACAGGTTGTGGTAGTTGCAAGGGAGGCTGTAAATCTCCCCCTGATTGTGCTAGAGGAGGTGTAGGTGGAAACATGGCAATGGAAATGAATGCATTGGCTGGTATGCATGCCAATCCGGCATATGCAGCTAAAAAAGCTGGACTCCAATATCAAGAAGCCACTAGCATGTTACCTGTCCACGATATGAGGTCAAAGGGAGCTTTGCAGGCTTTATCAGGGAATAATGCTAATCCAATCATTTTTGATAGATTTATCTATGCAAATCAAAAGAGTCGATTACGAGCTCAAGGCGATCCAATTCGTGGTGATCTCCCAATTATCCCTAACGCTACTGGCTGGTTCCAACCATCAGTCAGACCCAATATAGATTTACACGACGGTAGTTTGGCCATGATTGGTGGCTCGATGAATCAGACACAAAATAGAATGAACGCTCTCCAATCAATGTCTGTCTCTGGCGTCCCCCAGCTCTTTGGCGGGCTTTCGTATTCTATTGGAAAACAATCTGGTATATCGCCTGCCCATGATATATCTGTGTCCAGCTATCCTTGAAAAATTAAAATTGAATGTTTGAAATTTTCTTATATTTTTTATAAGAAAAATAACCAATATATTGAAATGGTGAAAAAATGTATTAAATGTACTAAGTTCGCTTATTATAATTTTCGAAAGAAAACTGCTGAATATTGTTCTGAACACAAGGAAGATGGAATGGTTGACGTGAGACATAAACTTTGCTTGAAATGTGATAAAAGAGCTGGATACAATTTCAGAGAAAATCCCGCTGAATATTGTAGGGATCATAAAGAAAAAGGGATGATAGATTTAACACATAAAACATGTAAAAAATGTAATAAAAGACCAACTTATAATTTTGAGGGTATAAAACCCCCAATTTTTTGTATGGATCATATGAAAGATGGAATGGTCAATGTTATTACCAAAAGATGTTTGAAATGTGATAAACATCCAACTTATAATTTTGAGGGACAAAGAACACCCATATATTGTATGGAGCATATGTTGAAAGGAATGATAAATGTCATAAGTAAAAAATGCTTGAAATGTAATACACATCCAACTTTTAATTTTCCAAATCTCAAGACTCCGATTTATTGTACAACTCACAAGGAAGATGGGATGATAAATGTTGTAGATAGAAAATGTTTAAAATGTAGGAAAACTCCATCTTGCAATTTTCCTGGAGAAATCACTCCTATATATTGTGCAACTCATAAAGAAAATGGTATGATAAATATTGTAAGTAAAAGATGTTTAGAATGTGATAAGATACCTACATTTAATTATCCTAATGAAAAAGTGGGTATATATTGTTCACAACATAAAAGAGAGGGTATGGGGAATATCAAGGATAAAGATAGAAAATGCTTGAAATGTGATAAAAGACCCAATTTTAATTATCGAGGACAGGAGATACCATTATTTTGCAAGAAACATAAAGAAAATAACATGGTGAATCTAATTCATAAATCTTGCTTGAAATGCGAGAAAAGACCTACATTTAATCTCCCTGGGGAGAAAATAGGAATTTTTTGTATAAAACACAAAGAAGAAAATATGATTGATGTATCCAATAGAAAATGTGAATCTGTATTTTGTGATTCCCGAGCTAATAAATACTATAATAACTATTGTTGCTATTGTTTTACTAATCTTTTTCCCACACATAAAAAGTCACTTTCTGCAAGGAAAAATAACAAGGAAATAGCAATTAGAGATTTCCTATCAGAAAATGGTCATTCAGATCTTGTACATGATAAGCCAATGTATCTAGGGGATTGTGCTACCGGAAGAAGAATAGATTTACGTAAATTTTTACCTGATAATTATATATTATGTATTGAAATAGATGAAAGGCAGCACAAGGGATATAAAGATGAGGAACAACGATATCATGATTTATACCCATTGGTGAATGGAACTGAATACAAAATGGTATTTATCAGGTATAATCCCGATAAATATATTGATAGTAAAGGAACAAGGAGAAACCCCTTGTTTAAAACAAGAAGCCAAAAATTATTAAAAGAAATTAACAAAACAATTAAATGTATAAAATCTGGAAAATGTAGCAAAGAATTATTACAAGTGAAATATTTATATTATGATGGTTATACATGAATTTAAATTTTATATTTTTTATAAAATCAGTAAATAGCTTTTAAAATCCACTTCTGCACTTGTTACAATTTGCCTTGTAACCTTCCTTGGAAAATTGCATACCCCTATTAGCTTGAGCACCAGCAGCCATTCCAGCCTGATAAGGATAAGATGCACAATTTGGATAAATATTGCTACCAAACTGCACCCCAAAATGGGGGTTATTTTCGGTTATTTGATAGAGATCCTTGGCAGGGGTTTGACCACTTCTTGTCAAATCATATACATCAAAACCTTCCATGGGTCCCACACCTTCAAATTTTCCAGAGATACCTCCCGCATCAAGCGTCACATATTCCGAGTACTTTGGTCGAAGCGCATTTTCAACAAGGATACGATCCTCCGGTGAATTACAACCTGCCCTTTTAGTATAAAATGAATCAGGACAAACCTTTCTTCCTGTTAAATCTCTTCCACTCCATACAGGACACATCATTAAATTTGGATTGAAAAACCTATCAGATTGAATCTTATTTGCCCAGCCGGTATTGACCTTACAATCTCTGATGCTGGCTTCTAAACTTATATTTGCCATTTTTCAAATTTAAAATATTATTTTTCTCAGGTATTTTATTTGGGAACAATTTTTTTATTTTTTTACAAATTTTTCCGAAATTTTTTCATTTGGCAATGTCAGTATTTAACATTGATAAATTCTTGAAAATTGCATGAGCTAAAATTATATTATCAAAAATGGCTTCATCACTAGATAAAAATAGATTATCATTTTTTTCTTTAATCTTTATATAATTTTGCATTCCTTCTTTTTGGCTATCCTTTATATTTTTAATCTCCATGCTAATTTTATTTTTGGCCATTAGCACATTAGAGTCAGAAATACCAGGTTTTTTCTCATCCAATTCTTTTAACTGTTTTTCCAATTCAAGAACCTTGTTTTCTGTTTTTTCATAAAATACGCTAAATTTCTTTAACATTTCCGTATTGTCATTTTTTTGCTTGTTTATTAGCTTTGCCTTTGCTTCCAATATATTTCCCTTTGAAACTACTTGATCAAGGGTAACTAAATGTTTTTCCTGGGTTTTATTTAGTATTTTATAGAAACTGTCGCGAATATTCCTTAGATCAAGGTTTAACCCCCTAGTCTCTATTTTTTCAAAAAATAACTCTAGATCCACCAAAAAATATAACCTTTTATTTTTATCCCTAGAGGTATGATCTATTCCCTTTATATCATATGCTTCTACAGACGCATCTCTTTCCAATATAAAAATATAATTGGAATAACCAATTGCCAATTTATAACGAAGACTTTGTGTACAATATCTAAATCTGCGTAATTGCCTATAAATTTTCTTTATCGTCAATACCTCTGATCTCTCTAAATCTCTCAATGAGATTCGCCTTTTATAAGATTCATCAAGTGTAGAGATTATATTAGCACTTTTATCCATTCCCACTGAATTTTCTATATGCAAGTCTATTTCATCATATGTATTTTCTATCTGCGAGTCTTTTTGTGCCCCTGTAAAAGCTAACAATGGATCCTCTTCATCATCCCTTATGGATAAGGGTCTAATTTTCCAACAATTTTGTGCTTCTCGTACTTTTATCCTATAATCACTGGGAATACTCACTATTATATTATCACCCATTGGAGATATAGCTGTTATATAGGCTAAATAGTTGTGTATATGATAACGATGACGTATAGAGAAATCATTTGAAGATAGTAAAGTCTCTAATTTTGCTATTGAAAGGTTACTCATTTTTTCTTTTTCTCCAAATATAAAATCTTTTAAATTCTTTTTTCAGAAAAGAATAAATAACGATAAAAAATGTATATTCTCGACGGAGGAAAAAAGGTTAAAGCAACATCATTTGGATTTGGAGGGGTATCCGAAGGCTTTATTTCAGGATATTCCGAAGGGTACAATTATGATAAAAAAAATATGTGGATGTGGTACCTGTTATTTGCATTGATAATTGTAGCTACAATTTTGTTCATAATGTGGTTTATCAAACGGAGGAAAATGAAAAGCGGATTTTATTGAAAATTATTGAAAATTTTCAATAAATTATTTAAAAGCTAAAAATGAATAAAAAGGAATCTAAAATAAAAATGGAAAATACAAGGCTAAATCTATTGAAAATTTTTCACGGTTTTTTTAATTATGAAATTTTAATAGATGCAGATATATCAAAAATGATTGTAGAATTTGCCTGTGAATGTCAAGATAATTTCCCAGGGGATTATTTTCCCATGTCAGAAGATCCCGATAGGAAAAAAGATATGGAAAAAGATTTAATGAAATTTTCGGGGAAATACGTACCCCTAGAAAAAATATTGGAAATTGTGGAAAATTATGACATGTGGGATCTCTACGTGGAGATTGACGAATTAGAGAAAATATCGGCTAGGCTAGCATTTATTAGTGAATTGGTAAAATTGGCTAAAAAGAAAACTGAATAAATTTACTATTTATCCATGTAATATTTTATATTGAATATAAAATAATTTTTTATCTTGCTTTTTGCCCCCATCTACTAGACCATCTGCTTTGGTTAATTTGAGCCATATTTGAAGCCATTATATCCTCCCTGAAAACAGCACTATCACGAATAGACGATAAAGGATTATATTTTTCATCAGGCATTTTCACTGCTTTTCTAACATAGGTTGGTTTTAGGCTTCCCATTGGATCTCTATATAACACTCCTTGTACCTGAGAATCAATAGTGAAATTTGGAGAAAAATATGCATCCTCTATTAACGGATCGATATAATATGTGATTTGACCTGCTTTAATATCATTATATGTACGGTAATTCTGACCATAATCATTATATTTATTTTCATATATATCAGTATAACTTTCGCTAGGATATCTCTGGCTTTGTATAAAAAATGTACTGCGAAAAGGGGGCCTATCTAATTTTATCAAGGAATTTCTAATTGGATCCATTAACCTGGGATCTTGAGAAGTATATACAGTATCATTACATCCTTTTCCATGGCTTTCACTTGGCTTTCTGCATCCCCCTGAATTACTCTTGCCACATTCTACCCTTTTAAAATCAGGATTTAATTGAGACATTTCTACTGTATTTATATTTCCTACATTCCATTTATATGTAGAATTTACAGGCTGTTTTATTGGTTGTTCTGATTCTGAAAATATAGGGAATTTTCTTAGACCAGGGGATTTAAAATTACAATTTCCCACGCTTTTATTAGTAGGTATCCCTAGATTAATATTTGTATTATTTTCCAATTGCAAATTACATGGGCAAGATCCTGTCATTTTATTTATTTACCTTCTTTTATTTATTTACCCTCTTTTTTCCTTTTCCTTTTTTTCTAAATTATTTCGTAAAATTTGCATCTGTATATCTTGAATTCCACAAGTGACACACATGCCATTTCCACACCTACAACAATAGCATATCACCCTCGCACATTTTATACAATTATATTTAGGTCTCAATGAACACCCTTTTTTTGGCTTGATATATCTATAACCACAAATCACACATTTGTCTGTAGGTTTAGGGGAAGGTATATCTCCCTTGAAAATCACTGTTAAATTATTTTCCTTGACATATTTTTTCCTATTATTTTTCTTTTCCAATTTACATTTAATTTCCTCTACAGATAATGTATAATATACAGTATTTTCATCAGGAGAATCGGTAGAATACAGGCTTTCCAAGGAATCCTCAAATGGGTTTCCCATTATTTCCTCTAGAGTTTTTTCTATATTTATATCAATATTTATATCAATATTAATATCATTTTTCGTATCGGTATTTTCTGGAGTTTGCATATCTATTTATATCTAATCCTATATATTTTTAAACCATAAAATACAAATAACATGCAAATAGTAATCCACAAAAAAATTAATACGTATTTATTATTGATATTTTTTACCTGATTTATATTAGTGATTTCTGGCTTGTTTAATGAACGCTGATAATGGATATTATACGAGGTGTTACAATGATCCTTGCAATATTTATCTACATCGTCTATAGTGTCTTTTCCTGGATGAGTTTTTGAATGGACTTCTTTTGGTGCATTTTTTTTGCATGTTTTTTCACAACAATTAATAATGTCTCGCTCATGAGTTTTCAAGCATGTATCTAGTAGATTATCATTTATTACGCATGAATTTTCATTTAGACAGTCGTCAAAATATCTATTATCATAATCAAACCTACTGGTCTCACATATTCTATTACACACATTATTCATTATTTTACAAGATTGTTTACATTCATGAATATTCTCTATAAAATCCGGATATTTATTGAGAGATAAACCTGAATCATTTGGGTATATTTTTTCACAATATTTATCACATTCATTTAGATATTCATTACACCTGGATTCACAGCATTTATATATTTCATCTCCTGTGGCTGGGACAACCTTGCCATTTTTCACTACACTACCACAAGGGGTAAATGGTCCTTGAGGTTCCATTATTTTCTTTATTTTATAATGATATAAAATAATCTCATTTTTTTCATTATTTTTATTATTATCATAATAACACGCTTCCTTTCATTGTTAAAAGTATATCATTTTTATCTAATCGTATTTGGTATCTGGCGCTAGCAAAATTACCAGAAGCTTCAAATTTCCTAGTATTTATTCTTATTGGTTTATCCAACATGTAATGATCTTTATCCATTGTAATATACATTACTCTATTCCAGTCTCTTCCATATGCTCTAGTTAGATATTTTCTAGAATTTTTAGGTACTATCATTACCCCCTTGCCAAATTTTACTTGTTTTAGTGGTAAAAGGTCAGATAGATAATGAAATGAATTTGGCCAAATTTCATCTGCATATTCACTATCAAAAAATGTACGTAATTTTCCTGTAGAATCATAATCTAATTTTACAGGGAAAACATCTATACTTGATATATGTCCATTTACTTGGGCTTTACTATTGATTTTTATCCAGTCATATTTTAATCCATTTCTTTTATTCTTTTTCCCTGTTTCTGAATGCAATTTTAAATAATAATGTTTTTTAGCGAGATTTGCTTTAAATTCTTTGGTAAGCATTTTATCTATATCTGTATATGAAATTTCTATATCTATATCATCGTCTATAGGATTTTGACCTTGATGTCTTGTCGCAGATAATACCGATCCTCCACTGGCCCAATAACTGATATTATGACGTATCAATATATTGTGTAAATCATAGAAAGATTTATATAACAAGTGAATATATTTTTTATCTAGGGCATAATCCTTTATATTTGCCATTATATTCCTAATTTATTTAGGGCAGAATTTAATGTTTTGGAATTATTTATAACATCTATATATTTCTCTATAAATGGATTTCCATTTTTTACCATATTTGCCACTATTAATATACTCTTTAATTTTTTACCACTTTTTTTCATAAAATTCCATTCCTTGATAAATTTACTATAATTTCCACGATATTTCAATGCTTCCATTGTTCCACAAGAAGTAGTCATTTTTTGTAAATATTTCTGAGGCATTAATTTGGCTAACGAATTGGAGAAATTTTTCTTCCATTCGACAATTTGATAAAATATATTTTTTCTGCTAGTTATTGTAAGCATGTCTGTTATGCTTTGATCTCCTGTTAAAAGTATATCAGAAATACTATATTTCATCAATGTTAAAATGACCTTGTTATGGACAGGGAGGATATCCCCTCTGATTATCAATGTTTTTCTGTTATTTTTATTGGGATCTTGAAACTCTGTTTCTCCATTTTTTTGTATGACTATTATATTGGAGAAAAATGGATAAATTTTTTTAACATTTTTCTTGATAGCTGATACAGTAAAATTTGGGCAAATTATAGTGAATTTTTTAAACCTATATTTTTTCAGTATCATTGATACAAAACTAAGCATGCATTTTTCCCATTTCTCAATATCAGCAATATATATCAAGCAAAATTTTGTATGAATATTCAATATATTCTTGATAAAATCTCTAACTACAATTTCTCTCAATGGCCTAGGTAAAAATAACATACCATTCCTATTTCCTCCAATTCCCATGTTAAAATCAAAACCTTTATCTAGGTGATCATTATACTCTGAAAAAAAGAATGTATTAAATTTGTTAGCTGTGGGTACCACCTTTTTTACATTGGATAAACTAGGCTCATAATCGGCCATTAATGGCGCATCAAAAAATAAGTCAAAATTAGAAGTGTCAATTGGCTCCCCCGTAAATGGATTAAAAATTTTCAGTGTTGTATATCTTCTACATTGACTCATTTTTTTATTAGATTCAGGGGCAGAAAATTCCGTAGCCAATTTATATACATTGTCTATATCACCAATCCTCATTAAAGATTCAGCAAGGGTAGTGGCTATTTTTACATGAGCCGAAAAATAATATTCTAAAATTTTACTCAATTTCAAGGCAAAAATCAAGTCCCCAAAACCATTACAAGGGGTATTCAATATCAGGATATTTAAACCTCTATAATTTCCAGATTTAATTACTCCCGGTTCATATAGTATATTTTTGAGTTTATCAATTGTTCTAGCTTTTTTAGCAAGGGTGAGAATACGTTTCTCCATTTATCTTTATATTTATTTATAACTGATATAAAGAATGAGATGAAAATAAAGAATGACACAAAATAAAAATTTAGTTAGATTAAATAGAAAATATAGAGAATAAAATATTTTTGGCTTCACCATTGCCATCCTATACTAGAGCTCGCACGATCATCTTTTTCATGAAATACAATAGGTGGATCAAAGGAATATGCTGTGAGCCTTCCATCCTCTACTTGACCAGCCACTAATTGATCAATATGATTTCCAGCATTATCATCTATCAATTTTAACACTTTTCTAGCCCCTTTTAATGAATAAGCATAACACCATGTACCTCCAGGATGAATAGTATTAGAAATATATGGTGTGATTTTATCACAATCATCACATAATGTCCTTAGATCATTTTTATACTGAACATAGTAATCTTCATCTATATATTGAGATAACTGAGATAAATGCTTTATTTTTCCACTTTTTTTCTCTGAAATACCTTGTACTCCACATCTATCACCACAGCCTAGATACAATAAATCCCAATTCTCTTTTCTAGCTTTTTTCAAAGAGTTTATTCCCTGAGTAAATCTTTCTGTTAAATTTCTAGTTAATTCTATATCATCTTCGCATATCAATATTCTAGGATATCTCATTTTAACCATGTGCCGTAAAATTAATATAGTACCGATAGTGAGACTGGAAGCTGGGACTAACTCGGCTATTTTCATTCCCTTTTTTACAGGGATTTTCACATTGTAAATCATTTCAAATGTTTTTAGCTTTTCCAAGCATGCTTTATCTCCTTGACCCATACATCTACCATCAATGGCTACAAATCTTGACACATTAATTTTCTTTTTATCAAATTGTTTTTTTACCTTGATCCATTTCTCAGGTTTATCATATAAATTAATCACATATATTTTGCTAAAAAAAGTGTCTAGTTTCATTTATTTTTAATATTTTTTGAAATATAAAGTAAAAGATATTTAAAAACATTTATTTCCAGAAAATCATTAAATAAAAGAGAAAAATGTCCCGTACTAATCCAATATCAGGGAATCCACAAATCCCTACTACAATTACCTCTGGAAATTCCAATGGGACCCCAGAGGGAAAGAAAGAAGATTTATTTAATAATAACATGGTAAAAAATGCATTAAAAGGAATGAGCCCTGAACAATTAGAAATGTACCAAAGAATAGGGGAAAGAATGTACAATTCAGTAGATTTTACTAAAAATGAGATATTGAATAATACAGAGCCACCCGTAGAGGAAAAATTAGCGTACATTATATCAGGCCTGAAAAGCGGTCTTTCCCCTAGAGACATGGATGAAGAAGAAATAAAATTAATGATTGAATACTATGGCGATAGATGGTTTGAAAAATTTGGAATAACATTGGAAGAAATTGGAGTAATTGCCAAGGAACTTTTGGCTGAATCAGAAAAATATAAAAAAGTGGGGAGAAATGATAAATGCCCTTGTGGTAGTGGAAAAAAGTATAAACAATGTCATATTGATAGACCAGGAGCCGTACCTAAACTAGTCCAACAAAAGGCATTAAATATTTATGAAGAGAGAAAGGGATAATTTTTTATTATGAAAACTATTTAAAAAGAAAATTTAAATAAAAACAACAATGCTACAACAGCAAAATATTCGTGACCCAAATTCACCCTCTTTTTATGAGGGCATTTTACCCAAAAATCCACCCGTATATGGAGATTCAAATTTTGAGGAATTTTATAGAAATTTATTTTTTTGTCCAAGACCATTGACTTGCCATAAATTTCTCCCAGCCCATTTAGGAGACAATTATTCAGGTAGTAAAATGTCAATTTTTACATTTGAAGTTTTTAGAGAAGGAAAGGACGCATCAAAATATTCTCAATTGATTGAATTATCTGAGAATAATAGATATAAATTATCTCATATTTATGGAGCTTTTCATAGTATAAAATGTGATTATGGAGACAACCCTGAAAAGGCTATTTTATATTTACATTTGGGGGATGAGTTTTTCCCTATAAAAACTATAAATGTTTCAGGAAAACAGAAATTTAGCTTTCATGACCATCCGATATTAATGCATCCCTGTTTTGATTTGTCAATTGAAATTATATACGGAAAATCCAATTATGATTTTATGGAGAATTATAGAAAGAAAATCAAAATAGAAACATTTTATATATTTTCCAGTGTACAAGCTGCCCTATTTAAAGATTGTTAATTTTAACATTATTTTATATGATTATAAAATATTAAATTTATTTGGATACATGACCATTATTACTTATAAATCTATGGCTTTCCATACGTCCCTCAGATGGGCACCTTATTGTTTTATTACCGGTAAAAATATCAATTTCTTCTATACAGCCGCTGAATGATTCTCTGCTAATGACACGCGGATTATTACTTGGTCTTAATCCTAAATAAACACCGGATTTATCTATAACATAATTTGCTCTATTCATTTTATTTATATTTTAGCGATTCATGCTTAAATATTTTTTCTTAATATTTCTGAAAATTACACTATTCTTCTTCTTTTCATGGGGATTTTAATAGGAATTTTATTATTTTTTATTATTTCAATAGGTAATGCTTTTGGATGAGAATCAGTCCATTTTTGTAATGCAATACTGTTACTAAATAATTCACGACAATTCCAGCAAAAAATATGATTGGTATAATACCAATCAAAATAAGGCTTGCATGATAAATCACATTTACATAAATCACAATTTTTGGTCATTTTTTCTTATGTTAACCGCTTTTTTATCTGTGGAAAAATCTACATTTACCTCTTAGCGTGAGGGATCTTGGGTTTAAAATAATTAGAGATTTACAGCTAAAAAGGTCTTGGTTATCAATCCTTTTATTATCACTAAAATCCTTTATTACCCAAATAGGGGATTTATCAGATATAATTAATTGATCTATTTCCCTGATAAAAAATCTATTCTTTTAAATAGTTTTCAAAAAATTAAATTTCTATATTTTTCACTGTTTAATTTCAACAGTTTGATCCCAATTTTACCTAAAAAATTTCATTTTTATCTTGTTTTTGAAAAACTAAAAAAAATAACAGATATAAATATTTAAGAAAATTATAGATTCTAAAAATGGCAAGTATATCATATGAACCATATAATAAAAAATCCTTTGTGATCAAGGGTGTAGATAAAGATTGTGAATTATTAAAGCCAATTGGAGGAAAATGGAATACAAGATTAAAGATTGGGCCATCTTGGCTTGTTCCCCTTGAAAATGAAGACGAGTTAAAAAAGGTGATTGCCAAGCTAAAAAGATTAGAAAAAGCCAAGGCAATGAAGGAAACTGGGAAAAACCATACTACACAGAAAAAATATCATAGGGCTAGTAGTGAAGCAGAGGAAGAAGAGCCTCAGGAACCAGAAAAAAATGAGACTAGTGTAGAAAATGAAGGATCTTCTGAAGGATCTATTAATGAAAGAAAAAAAGGAGAAAATCCTAGTCCCAAGAAAAAGGATAAAAAACGTCAGGAAACGCCTGATGTTTCTAGATTGAGGATATCTATAAAGGAATCTGAAGGATCTGATTCAGAAAAATCAAGGGAATTTTCTGACAGCGTTGTATCTAGTTCCAGTGAAGAAAGAGAATATAAAAGGACCCCTGAAAGAAGGGAAAGATTTGAAAAATATGATTCAAGAATCAGAGAGAGGGAAAAACAGTACCGAATAGGTGAGGAAAATCGTGCTCATGAAAGATGGAATCGGGAAAGACCAAGGGAAAGACCGAGAGATCATGATAGAGAAAGGCCTAGAGACAGATCAAGGGAAAGAGAGAGACCCAGAAGAGAAGATAGACCCGGTACATGTCGTACAGCTAGAATACCTGAAAAGGATCGTGAAAGGAATAGACCCAGAGACCGAACAAGAGAAAGATCTAGAGACCGATCCAGAGAAAGAGAGAGGCCTAGAGACCGTGATAGGCCTAGAGACCGATCCAGAGAAAGACCCAGGAACCGATCAAGGGATAGACGTTAATTTTTCAATATTTATACCATTTTCAATATTTATACCATTATAAATATTTTTTACCTTATTTTGCACAATAATTAAATTTTTTCCCGCTAGCACCCCATGGATACCTTTTTCCAGGCTCGTACATTTTCCAATCAATTACATCTCTACTAGAGCGTTTTCCAAAGCGAGAAATACATGCTGAATCACACTGTAATTTTGCAGGTAAATTGCCTAATTGATCAAAAGCTGGAGGACCTTCGAAAAAATACTTGTTTTCGGAATTTTCATAAATTTCGTGATTCATTTATTTATTGAAAATTAAAATTTATAATTTTTCATCCTTTTTCATCCCTCTAAAAAGCTAAAACTTGGGGAACTGGAATCTGATTTATTATCTTTTCCTGTATAGAATTTAAATATAAGAAATCCCCCTATAATCAAGATAGCTAAAACAGCTATTAATTTAAGGAAATTCGAATTAATATTTTCCTTGCTATGATTTTCAGAATTTCTACTTGGAGTGCCAGGAGGAGCCATTTTTGCAATAATTTTTTCATTAGGATTATAATTGCGAGGATAATTGGGAGGATATTTATGATTTTGATCAGCGAATCTCACTTGTTTTCTCTGAGGATTTTCTGGGCTAGGGGGCTCTGGTTCCATTTTTTTCACAGGTAATTCCTTTATATTTACTTGGGCAAATATAATCATGGGCTGATCTGCCTTTACCACCATGTAATAATTAGTATGCACATTTTTTTCAAATGAAATTTTCCCTGAAATAGACCCTTCTTCTACATGCTTAAATTCCAGTTCTTTATCTTGATCTAATAATTCTTGATCTGCAATGATAAAATAAAAGAGGGCCAAAGTCTCTGACTGGACGAGAAAATCCGCTTCAAAATTTACTATTTCCCCATTGATATCAATTAGTTTGTTTACCGAGCTTATTTCTAGCTTTTTTTGAAAGGACATTTTTCCAAATGTTTTCCGATATTTAATATATTTTCAGGGAAAATTGTTCTTTTAAATTGATATTATTTTGGTAATATTTTAAAAGTATTCTCTCCAATAAAATGAAACTACAAACATTTTTGCCAAATTTATATATATTTATATTGGTATTGGTAATTACTATTATTTTATATACAGTATATTTGGTATTACAAGTAGATAGACCAAATGACTTGACAAAATTCAATCAATTGGAACCATTTCCCACTATAAAAATGCAAGGATTACCAAACCCAAGATTTACAATGGCTCAAAATGTGGAAAATTGTAAAGATCATTTAATCCCTTGCGATAATGATTCAAATTGCTCTGAAAAATGTGGGGCAGATTATACTTGTAGAACAGTATTTGCAGGAGAAAATATAATATATAATAATATAAAGGTGGGAGAGGGAAAATGGTGTCTCCCTAAAAATACATTGCAAGGTTGTGGAAAATATACAGGTAGAGCAGTATGGTCAGCAAATGAGCAAGGACAGGGATGGAAGTGTGAATGCTTGTATCCCTCACTTTTTGACGGACCATATTGCCTAAATAATAAATCATGCCAAGATCCTACACCTGGAGCCAAAAATATACAAGGAAATAATAATGCATTGGTTGATTCTCAGGGAAATGTATATGATCCTTCATTGCCTGACTTTAAACCCCCAAACGGTATATATAATCCTTTTGCTGTAGATTCAAAAGGAAATAGGGTATATAGTTGTAGGTGTGGAGTAGGCTCAGGGGGTAAGCAATTTGTTAAGCTACAAAATGATCCCTATTATTGTCATTTAGAACCCTGTACTCAATCAAACACAAGCCCGTTATGGGACGAATTGAATCAAACATGTTTATGCGGAACTGATGCCTTGAAAAATAATGATGGAACATGCGTGATTCAAGAGTGTCCGTATGGAAGCTGGAATGGAATCACACAGCAATGTGAATGTGCTGGAACTGAAGCCAAAATTAGATGTAATAGTAATTTCTCTAAATGGAATGACTCTAAATCCCTTCCAATGTGTTCTGACCCAAAAAATCAGGCAGGAATCGAATGTATTAGTAGGTGTATCCGTCAGTCATGTACATCAGATAATGATAATGATTGTGGAGGTAAAAATGGGTATAAACCTAGATACTGCAATGACAGTGGTAAAAAATGCATCGTATGTATATCAGGTAATTGTGTAGATGAAAATGGCAGTTTTTGTTGTGAATGTGGTGAAGGAGAAACATATGAGAGTGAAACAGGAAATTGTCTCGGACAAGGCAGAACAAAGGGGAGAATATGCTACGACAAGTCCTGTGGAAATATGAAATTTTTTTGGATCATGGAATCGCTTCATGAATCGGCGGGAAATAGGTATCGTGTGGCTCCTATTGTTTATAGTAAAAGTATATGTCCTGATAGTGACTGTGTATCTACTAAAACTTTGCCTGGATGGAGTATCAATCAAAACGGAGATATATCTTTTGCCGATGCTCAGGATAAATGTAAAACTAGGTGTCTATCTGAAAAAGGTATATATAATTATAGTGATTTAGAAAATGTACTAAATTATTTGGATAAAGCAGGGGATAGTGATAAATATTTGGGTAGTCTATTAGAAAATATCAAATCTGAATGGGATAGAGAATTTTGGAGTAAATATGTTAGTTTTGGAGGAGATAATATAATGAATGAATTTATAAAGAATAATGGGGGAGCCAATTTTGATAATGATGACGTTAGAGATTTTGTCAATGATCACTATGATAAAAATAGTAATGTTTGGAAGGGAAATTTTAACATGTATGGCGGAGGGATAATTTGTAGTGGAAGGGGGTCAGATGATAATTCTAGTATAGGATACGATAGCGGAAATAATTGTGTGTGAAAATAATAAATGAAAAAATATTATAAATATTTAAGAAAAATAAATTTCCCAATAAAATGAATAGACCACAAGCCCCTTCTTTTAGAATACCAAAAACCTATATGAACAAGGTGATGAAAACTCAGGCTAAATATATAGTTTGTGATGGCGATAATGTTTCCATGTCGAAGAATCCAATTCAGGGTATCCCTCCTTCCGCTGATGTAGTAGAAGTTAAACCCAAAGTTCCAGGAGGGTTTAGAATGAGAAAAACATTCTATTCTGTATCTGATCGTTAAAATTAATAATTTTTATATCGTTATAAAAATACTATAAAAATTTAAAGAAGTCCCTCTGAAATTAAAATAAATTAAAATATGGATAATATAGACGATTTTTATGATAATTTATCAAGGGAAAATAAAGCATTTTTATTAGCAAAATTAATAGATGAATATGGCATAACTGGTATCAATCGGTATATTTGCAATATATCTCGTGATGATACATACTCCTTTTACGATCTCGCTGGAGAAGATTTATATAATTTATTATCACTATTATTATATGAATTTTCTATAAAAGAAATATGTATTTATATTTGCAATGAATGTGATATTGTAGGATGGAATAATGATTGGGGAAATGAGCGTTCCACAAAGGTAAAATGCAAAAATGAGATTTTAACCTTTGAACAATGTGAAGGACAGTGTCTAGGTAAGCATGTATGTGAAAAATGTATAAATGAATGGAGTATAAATTATTACGGGAATCTAGTATGCACTGATTGTGTAGATTAAACCTCTTATTTTTATAATGATATATAAAAATTTTTCAAAAACAGAAAATATATAATTTTTTCCAATTAAAAATGATCTATATATTTTATATTTTTCTTTCCTGCCAATTCATTTCTCATTAAACATATTTCCTTTGCCATTTCCCTATTTTTTTGTATTTCTACATTTAATTTTTCTTCTATAATATCAGCCTTTTTTTTAAGCTCAGCTATGGCCCGTATTTCCTTTTTCATTTTCTCAAATTCTTTGATTCTCATTTCTTTTTCCTCCATTTCCCTTTTAATTTCATTCATTTTATAGTATTATAAAATGATATTATTCATTTAAATTTATTTAATTTTATTTTTTTCTCTTTCTTTTTCATTATATCTCTTCCAAATTTTTACCTAAATTTGTCAATATATTATCTACACTTTCTTCATAGGCTTTTTTCCTAGCAAGTTCTATTTCTGCTTGTTCTGATTTTAATTTATTGATTTTTTGCTTTAATTTATCAATAGTATCAATGAGGTCTCTACCAGTTATGATATTTATATATTTTAAAATGGCTTCTAATATTTCAATAGAATGCAATAGCCTAGTCTCTCTATGTTCTATATCTTTTGTCTTGGCAAGTACTCCATTCAATGTTTCTAATTTTTTCAAATGACAATTTTCCTTTATCAAATCCTTTAACGTTACACGTATAAATTTTAAATTGGCTTCTTGGTCTTTTATATGCTGTTCTTTGGCCTTTATTTTTTCTTGATCTTTTTCAGATATATTAATACCCTCTGATATCGAGGTATTCATTAAATGGGATATTGGCATGGGTTTGATAGAATGAGAAAATGGGCTAATTACAGGGTCAAATTCAAACTGAAATTTTTCAGCTTGTTTTCCCAATTGGGTTTCCACTCGATTTTCAATAACACAATTTTCTGTTGCAACTTTTAACAAAACAGGACTAATCGTCCTTGGTAGTTTCAAAGGGGAAGATATAGGTTTATCTATTGATCGTTTTTTACTGGGTATTTTTTCAGTTATTTTAGTTATAGTATTTCCAACCATGTTTGAGTCATTTTTCATGATTATTAATATTTTTTTCAATTTTATATTTTTCTAATTTTCATTATAAAATTTTTCATGAGAAATAAGAAAAATCAATCATAGATATCCTCTGCACATTTTGTACATTTATTACTCCATTTTTTAGGGACACTATCAGGTTTTGTGAAATTTAAATTAGTATAAACGTTTTTACTTGGAATCAAAGCCTGACATACACAAGGGAAAAATTCTATACTTCTTCTAACACAAAACCCATTTACAGTCATTGTATCTAAATATTTTAATAAAACAGTATACTTGCAATTTGGGTCTTTACTCTCTTCTTCTGTAGGAATAAAATCTACCAATATAATTCCCTTTGGCACCGTCTTTAACAATCTACAATATGAAACATAGCCAAAAATGAGAGAAGGATAATCCTGTGAATATGTAGTATAAAATCCCTTTATCCATTTGGGAAAAACTTGAGAGACTAATTCTCTTATTTCATCAAGTGTTTTACATGATTTTAATTTCGATATATTTTCCTCTTTATTTTCATCATCAATATACGGATCCATTTTTTAGCTGAAAAATTTTCTTTAAATATTTATAATGATATAAATATTTCATATCTTTGATATTATAAAAATCCTATAGGAAATCTAGGGAAAAACAATGTTATCAATTTCTTCAATTTCCTCCTCGGAAACCTCTAAACTAGATATTATTTCAAAATTATAATCAGGGGCTATTTTTGCCCTAGCAAAGTCCTGTATTGTACAGGATTTCATTATAGCGTCAAATAGCAAATTTCTGTTATCCTGAGGTAATGATTGTTTTTCTAGTTTTTCATTTACCATTTTGTAATATTCATACTGACCTTGAATTGGCATTTTACAGTATATTTTATCGTTATCTGCAAAAAATATAGCCCTTTTAGCAAATTTATAGCCCATTTCCGGATGTGTTATTTTTCCCGCTAAAATCACTGTGATTTGTTTCTTGGTATTTTCTATAGTGGTTTCCACTATTGTTTTGCTATAATGTGTGTATCCAGGCATTTTTCTTTTTTTTATGTATTTTCTCCTTAAATATTTATATCATTATAATTTTCTATATATTTTACTATTTCTGTATGATTACATCTTTTAGCGGTATACAAAGGATAACCATCTCTACAATTTATATCTAAACCAAGACCAACTAAATACTTTACCATTGTCAGGTTTCCAGAAGAACATACACACGCTAAAGCATCATCGTCATAACCATGAATATCTGCTCCATTTTCGATTAGATATTTTACAAGCATAAAATTTCCCGAGAAACATGCTGATCGTAATGGTTTACTTTTCTGAGCATTAATGTTTGCCCCATTTTCCAATAATAGTTTTGTGATCGAAAGGTTTCCATTTAATGTCGACTGTGTTATAGCCCAATCATCATAAACACGAACATTAACCCCTGATTTTACACATTTTTTCGTAGTGTAATAATCATTGCCCGCAACAGCAGAAAGAAATTTTTCTATCATTTTTGATTATAATTAGTTATATTTAAATTAGTTTTTCCTTTTTTCCCCAAAAATAACATTTATAATAATCATTAATACAAAGGCTAAAAATACAAAGGATACTATAAATCCTATATAAAATGGTACTTTTTTATAATTATTTTTTTGTTCAGAATAATTTTCCATGAACATTCCATTATTAGGAATTGTGGCTTGCATATTGCCTGGATTGACGATAGAGTGACTGTCCCAGATTATAGGTGGCTGAATATTTCTCCAATAACACAAACTCTTTCCATTGGCTATTTTAGAGACATTTATACATTCCTTGCATTTTTCCCCGCATTCGCTATTAATTATGGTATCAATGTCCATTGTTCCCATCATGTTAGCACAATTTTGGTAACAACAATTATTTAAACTATTGATATCTTTTATCCCATATTTTTCTACACAAGATTCGCATGGATTTTCCATTTTTATTTATCACTTGAAATTTTCCCGTTTATTTATTTAAGGAAAAAAGGAAAAAAGAAAAATGGAAACAGAGGAATTACAATACATGGACCTATTATCAAGGGTACTAGTATCAGGGGAAGAACATACTTCGAGGAATGCCACGACAAAGAGTATTTTTAATTCAAATCTAGAGTTTGATATTTCTAAAGGATTTCCATTAATGACTCATAAAAAAATGTTTTTTAGGGGAATTGTCGAAGAATTGTTATTTTTTATCAGAGGGGACACTGATACAAAAATATTGGAAGACAAGGGGATATACATTTGGAAAGGGAATACCTCTCGTGAATTTCTAAATAAAATGGGTTTTGATTATAAAGAGGGATTAATGGGCCCCAATTATGGATATAATTGGAGAAATTTTGGTAGCATGTATAATCCTAAAGATGGCACCCCTTTTCATCCCGGTGTAGATCAGCTAAAAAATGTTATTGATTTAATAAATAATGATCCACATTCTAGAAGGATTTTACTGACTTCATATGACCCAATGACTGTTAGTCAATGTGTGCTATATCCATGTCATACGGTCATTGCTCAATTTCATGTGGGAAACTCAGTTTTAAATATGTTTTGTTATATACGATCCAGTGATATATTTTTAGGCTTGCCTTTTAATATCGCTAGTTCTGCATTATTATTAATGTTGATAGCTAAAATAACTGGCAAGATACCTGGAAAACTACATATTACTCTAGGAGATGCACATATTTATACTGAGCATTTAGATTCTGTGAGAATAGCCTATTCTAGACTGTGTTCATTATATGAATTTCCAAGGGTGGAAATACCTGATATAAAGACTCTTGAAGATTTAGAGAAATTAAAATATTCCGATATATCGCTACATGGATATAAATCTCATGGCACTATCACAGCCCCAATGATACCTTGATTAGTTGAGTAAAATTGAATTTCTATATGACATTTAGATAATAAATACCTATTCATTGATAATGGCTAATAAACGTGAAAATAAACACGCAATGACTGAATTAGAAGTATTACAGCATGATATCGACATCATGATCAAGTCTCTAAAAATAAAATCTTTAAAAATAACAGGTTTCATAAATGAGATAAATGAGTCTAGACTGGAAAATTGTAAAAAAGAAATACTGGAAGAATTTAGCGAAGCTTGGTTAGAGGAAAAAGATGATCAAATTAATGATATTTATAATGATGTTTCAGCAGTGATCTCAGCAATGAAAAAGAATTAAAATTAAAACCCTAAAATATAGTTAAAAACCTAATAAATTTTATAGCCTTATAAAATTGATAAATAAAATTGAAATTTTCCCAAATAAAAACTCTAATTTAATAAAATGGAAAATATAACTGAAATAACAAGACAATGGAAAGAGCTATCTATTTCAGATAAAAATACATTTTTAATTTTTCTCATGAAAGAGTATTCATTTGAAGGTGTGGTAGACCCCGTATATTGTAATGGTTGCAAAATGGTAGGATGTTTTGACAATATTAAAATGAAATGGCATCCTTGTGAATTTTATAATTGCGAAAAATGTGAGCATGATTACTGTGAAAAATGTATACCAAAAGATCCTGAAACATGTATAGAAGAGGATATATGCAAAAATTGCGAGAAAAAATGATACCCAATAAATTTTATAGCCTTATAAAATTGAATTTTTCATTTAAAAGTAGGACAAGATACCTAAATACGGTAAAAAATAAGCCTAATTTATAAAATAATAACAATGGAAGAAACCTATAAAACAATCCTCCTTAAAAATGTTCAGCCTTCTCAGGCCACTATTTCGGATAATGTATCCAGTGATCAAATTCTCTATAAAAAGCTATTAATGACTCATCCCAATATTACCCTCACTGATTCTCTAGATGGTCTTGAAAATTATTCATTCAAGGAATGTGATAATGAAACATGCCAAATTATAAAGGCCTCTAGAGGTATAGTATATTCAGGGGAAAAAATGATTTGCAGATCTTTTCCTTTTACAGTATCATTCACGACAGATCAAAAGGCTGATATCATTAAATTCTTTGGAGATTTAGATATTTCCCAAGTAATGTTCTTCCCTTGTTTTGAAGGGACAATCGTGAGAGTGTTTAATCACAATGATAAATGGTATATTTCTACCAATAGAAGATTGAATGCAGATGACTGTAATTGGGGACCAGATAGAGAAACATTTGGAAGCAAATTTAGAGCCAAATTTTGCAAGGAAAGAGAAGAATGGGATCCCTCTACAGATCCTTTTTCGATACTGGATAAACAAAAAACTTATTTTTTCCTCATTGAAAATAACATGAAATCGAGACTGGTCTGTCAAAAGGAATTTCCCCAATTATATTTTGTGGGGGGAATTTTTCAGGATAAATTCTTCACTGAACCTCCCAGACGTGTACTGACTCCTCCATTGATCCTATTCAAGACATATGATCAGGTCATTGATTATGCTGAAAAAACTGATTGGAAAAAACAGCAAGGAATTATCGCATTTTGTCCAGGCTTTATTCAAGTAAAAATTATCTCTACAGAATATAATAAACGGTATCTAGCCAGAAATAACAATCCTCATCTAGGAAATAGATATCTTGAGCTCAGAGGAAAAAATGACAATGTAAAGTTAAATTTATTCATGGAAATGTATCCTGAACATTCCAATGAGTTTTTTGGATATGAAAAAAAGATACAAATTGTTTCACAGAAATTATTGGCTCTTCATGATGCTAGATATCTCTCCAAGCAATTTGTCAAGACTACTCCTCAGAAACATTTTGTCATGAAAACAGCTTGGGAAGAATCTGGATTTGGCAAGGAAAAAGTAGGTATAGAAGAAATAAAGGAAATTTTGTTGAGACAAAATACTCGTACAATCCAGACAATGATCCGTGAAATGGTACCAATGGAAATAAAGGAAATTGTCTTTGTAGGAAATAATGGAAAATAAATTGCTAAAAAAGTAAAAATAAAAAATAACCAATAAATTTTATAGCCCTATAAAATTGAATATAAAAATATCTCGTAGAAAAATAGCACCAGATATTCAGACATTAAAAAATGAATAAAGAAAAAGCCATTCACATTGCATATGAAATAATGACTGAAATTAATATAGGGGATTTCACGAGGAGGATCAAGGTCACAAAAATAGAAATATTGTTTAACCATATATTCAAATATATACAGTTTTTCATTCAAGATATGATCTTAATGAAAACAATGGAGAAAAAATTATTGGAATTTAACGAGACTGGTAAATTTCCTAGAGGACAAGAATATCTTGATAAATTGTATAAATTGACAGGAAAATGTATAAGAAAATCTGCAAGGTTAGAAAACAAGAGAAAAATACAAGATATAGTGGAAAATAATATGATTACAAAGAGAAAAAGAATTTGTTAAAAAATATAAATAATCAATAAAATTCTTTATGAAATTCTTTATGAAATTCTTTATAAAACATATAAAGAAAATTAAATAGAAAATAAATGAGTGATAATGAATATGAATACGAGGATTTTACAGGGGATTTTGATGAATTCAAACATGAAGTAAATGTATTTGAGCGAGTATCAATGGGAAGACTAGGAACAAAGGTAGGATTGAAAGATGTCAAGGGAAAAAGTACAAAGGAAATATATGAAAAATTATCGAAATCTACATATGAACCCAGGGAGCGTCTAAGTGTGCTTGTACAAGCCTTGGGTATCTCTTTGAAAGATACTCATCATTTACCCATTTTTGATAAAGACATTACTGATATTATTGAATATATTCCATTATTAGAGAAACCAGGGGATATCAATCCAATGGGATTTTTATTGGGATATATAGGGACAAAAGGAGGAAGGGAAATGAACAAGGAAAATATAAAGAAAATATTTAATGAATTGCCCAAAATAAGGGAAGGTGGTGTAGTACAAGAAGATGTAATAAGATATTGTAGATTTTGGCTTTTTAACAAAGGTAAAATTTCTGTGTAAAAAATATTAAAATCTAATTAAAAAATATTAAAAAATATTAAAAAATTAAAATCTAATTAAAAAATGGATATTCTCTATAAATTAAATATTAATCAAACATAAAAACGAGTATGGTATATGGAAAATTTAAATGTAAATTCTGGATACAATTATTACTGGGAATCGAACCCAGGCAAATACAATTTTTTTATAGAGGACAAGGCTCTTTTTGGAGCTTATCCAACACAGAAAAATATTATAGATCTGGAAAATATGGGCGTACGCCACTTTTTAGATCTAACAGTAAATTTCGAAAAAGGAACGGAAAAATATAGTACAAAATATAATTATGAAAATTATCCCATTCCCGATAGAAATATTCCTCGTGATACAATTTCCTTTTCAAAATTGATAGTAAAATATTGCGATATAATTTCCAACTTGAAAAATGGGGAATTAGTATATATCCACTGTAGAGGGGGTCATGGGAGGTCAAGTTTATTATGTATATGTATATTAGTATGTCTCTATAAAATTGGTGCAAACAAGGCTATTGAAATTGTCACTAAATATCATAGTGATAGACCATTTTTACGTGATAAATGGAAAAAACTAGAAATACCTAATAATAGAAATCAAAAAATGTTTATACACTATTTTTTCAAGCCAATTTACCTATTTATGATTTCTAGGGAACAATTTCCCACAAAATGTATATATGAATTTTGTAGAGAAATTGTATATAGAAATTTATATAGTAAAGAGGAAATATCTATATTATTTGAAAATAACAAGGGATATATTACTGATCTATTAAAAACAGGATTAAAAAGGTTAATATTTAACTATTCATATAATATTGGGTATAATCGTCATATCTCTAATGTTTTAGCAGAAATACGATTAGAATATATACGGGAATTATTGTGAGGATTTTCCCCCAAGACATTAAAATTGAAAATTATTTATATTTTAAATATGAAAAAAAGAGAAAAAATGAAAATGGAATTTCCTTTGGGATTCCCATTAGAATTAACAGATTTAATTTGCACTAAAATTGATATAGGGGTGATAACCGATATCTGTGTAGAAAAAGTGTCGGTAAACAAAATATTAGGAAATAATTCATTATTTAGATTGAATAGAAAAAGGATAAAATTTTATTGGGGGAATATTGATCCATATTATCTGATAAAATATGACGATTTACGAGGTTTAAAATATTGTATAGAATATCAAGGTTTTCCATCATTTGATATTTATGCTTTCATAGGAATGGCTTGTTATTGGGGGAATTTGGAAATGCTAAAATTTTTAGAGAGATATTTTCCAGTTAAAAATCAATTAAATTATTGTGCATATGAAGCCAGTAGTAAGGGTCATACACATATTTTAGAATATCTAAATACGATAAAAGGCGATGCTCTTTGGGATTTAGATGGATCATTAATTCATGCTTGTAGTAATGGGCATTTAGATACAGTAAAATATTTAGTGGAAATTGGAGCCAATGTAAAAGTAAATAATTATACTCCAATGATAACAGCAATAAATAAAGGATATACTGATATTATCAGATATCTGACATCAAAAGGAGGAAATATAGTATTTGGTATAGAAGAATTAAGAGCCATTAATCCGTTATGAAATTTGTTATTTTTATATCCATTATAAAAATATTTATTTCAAATAAAGAAATATTCATTTCAAATAAAGAAAAGGCTTTTCACAGTTTTTCCTTTTTAATTAAAAATAATCCTATTTTTTAAAAGGATATTTACTATATCTTGAGAAGTGAGTATTTGTTCAGAAATTGTTCCTGATTTCCCACTGAAATCTAGGCGGTGAAAAAGAATGTTCCATCCTTCTTTTTCACCATATTTTTCCCTTATAATGGTATCTACATTCTCTATACATTCATACCCTATATCATTACCATTACTATCTATCACATATGCGAGGGAAAATTTAGGATCTTGACAATTTCTCCCTGTATTTTCAGGTGTGAATGTGTATATTTTGCTATCATTGTATAAAATCCATCTATTTATAGGCTCTACAAAAATTATAGCTGTATTACCATTTGTTTTATAAAAAATTTTCAGGCTTTTATTTGTATCTATAAATGATAGAGGTTCTAATACATGCGGTACTAAAACAAAATGTACTATTACAATAGCTGTAATGATAGCTAATATTATCACATATATTCTAACTCCTTTTTCTAGAAATATATTGGGCATTTATTTTATTCCTTATTTATTCTTGATTTAAACAATTCATCATTTCACAAAAATATCAGTAATTTTAGATAAAAATGTCGGATCTTAACGAAAAAGGGAAATCTTCTGAAAAGTCCTCTAATAAAACCGTCGAAAAAACTTTGGAATCCCTAAATATAGAATGTACAGGAGATGTATGCAAGGTGAAAAGACCTGTAGACTCCAATGATTATAGAAAGACAGGAAAATATGCTGTTTTAATGGAAACTAATGGTCAAGAAAATGAGTCTTGGTATTACTTTATAAAACACGAAGGAAATGAAGAAGCCTTGAACCATTTAAAATCTCAGATTGACCAAGTAGATTTTTACATGCTTGATGATTTCAGTGTTTTTGATATTGATTTGGATAACCTGGTTTCAGCACAGACGGCCAAGGAAATGAGCAAGTTAGAGATTAATAGTGTAATGTTTCATAAAAAGTTTGATGGGAAATTACAAAAAATTAATATTAGATTAAAGAGGGGAGATGAGAATGATGACATGATTGAAAAATTCTATGATAAATTGGGAAATGGTAATATTGAAAATTATGTGTCCGATGAAGATATTGATCCGGAGGATATTGTCTCGGAACTTTCCGAAGGGAGTGAATCTGTAGAAACAGAGGATTCCAGTGAAGAGGTGGAATACCCTAAATCCCCAGTGAGAAATAAAAAGAGAAATGATAATGATAGAAACAGAGATTTTAAAAATGAAAAGGACCTCAAGGAAAAAGAATCTACAGTTCCAGTGAGAACAGAAAAGGGGGTGAGATTCCCTGAAAAACTTCCTTCTGACATGCCTAAATTTGCATTGAGGAGAAAGAGAGGATAAGTCAATTAATGACTGATTAATGACTGAAAGAATAATTATTTATATTTTTATAAATAATAAAATGCTATTTAATCTCTGTAAAATTTGGAATAAAAAAGGGTTTGAAATATTAATAATTATTACAGTGATAATTATTATAGCTGGAGCTATCCTCAGATTAGGGAAAAAAGGTACATTTGAAACATTGAATGATTATAAAGACAAGTTATTAACAAGAAAGGGGGCTAATAATTTTCCAGTAAAAGCCAAGAGAGAACCCATTGTTAGTAAATCAGAGGGATTATGTCGCAGAGTATTAGAAAAATATTTTAACAAGCCATTTAACAAGGCAAGACCAGACTTTTTACGGAATCCTGTCACGGGTGGTAATTTTAATCTAGAAATTGATTGTTATAATCCAGAGTTAAAATTAGGGCTTGAGTATCAAGGCAAACAACATGTAGAGTATGTTCCTTTCTTTCACTCTAGCAAAGAAGCATTTTTAAATCAAAAATATAGAGATGAATTAAAGAGAAGAATGTGTATGGATAATGGCGTTAAATTGATAGAAGTACCTCATACGGTAAAATATGAAAATGTTGAAAGTTATGTGATAAATGAATTGAAAAAAAATGGGTATTAAATTTTCTTAGAAAATAATACAATTTTCTAAAAAATCAGATATTTTATATTGAATATAAAATACAATTTTTCATTCTAAAATATGAGTTATTTCTACTCGGCATTTTATACATTTTTTCTTGTTATTTGTGTCTCTTAATTTTACGCTACATTCTTTACATACCACAGAATGCTCACATGGTAAGACCATTGTGTCTGGTTCATTATCCAGACAAATCATGCATAATTCTTCACGAAATTTGTTAATGTTATTTTTTAAAGGGATTTTTTCTTTTTTTTCAGATATCCCAGCAATGACCACCGGACCTTTTAAATCGGCCAAAGTTAGCGGATCATAACCTTGAAAAATATCCCATTTAAAATAGTTTCCCTTGGCCGTTTTTTCGTTTTGAGATTTTTTTCCCTTTTTTTCCCGTATCATTTCACAAAATTCTTTTCCTTTTCTAGTCTTGTAATTCCAAGCTTTAAACATTGCATCAGGAAATATAGTTATCATGGTGATTATATTGGGGGATTGTAGCAATTCTTTTTCTCGTTGTTTTATAGCTTTTAATTCCTCTACTTCTTTACTATAATGTTTTCCGGATTTAAAATACACGGAAAGTTTGGTATTTGTAGTAAAGGAAATACCTTGGAATAACATGCAATTTAGTACCTGAGGGATTTTACAGTATTCACTCCAATGAATTGTGATAAAATCTTTACCTAACCAATCATGGATTTTCAAAGAGGAAACACCAGATGTCTGTTTAACTACCTCTAATTTTTCTTCTGAAATTACATTGTCTCCACATTTGCAAATCACAAATTCATTTTGACCAGCACCTTCACCAGGTGATTGAAAGCCAAATCCATTGTAGAATAAAATTCTAGCGCGTTTCTTGATATTTTCAGGACAGGGTAATTCTAGGGACATTTCTTATTATTTTCTTATTACTTGTATTTTTATATCTAGATATAAAAATTATTGATTTTATTTTTTTACTTGAATTTCTACTTTATTTTTCTTCTATAGTTTTAACACAATTTTCACAAAGCATGAAATTTCCATTCTTTATAAATGGTGGATGGAGATGCCTAGTATTTTGGCATATAAATGTATCAGGAGCAATCTCTGGGTGTGTTTCTATACAAACATCACATGAGCTATACTCTTTATCATTTTCATACCAAGAATACATTTTCTCAGTCATTCTAGGACAAAATTTACATCTACGATCTTCATTGATAAAATATTCAGAAATTATACCTTGACAAGTATGGTATAAATGATTTTCTATCAATTTTAATATATCCTCTTTTCCACCATGTTCTCTATATTTCTTGGTTCTCTCAGAACCCTCAATATCTTTAGAGTACCCAAATTTACACGTATCTTTATATGCGTTTAAAACCCTTGATTTATGGTAGAAATATTCTGTAATATCATTCTTGGTCCATCCATGCTTGATATTTCCCTTTAACAGTCCTGATAAATTATCAATCATGTCAGCCAATTTTACTATTCTAGCATGTCTATTATAATAATTGATATTTTCAATCTGGGCCTTTTTTTGCTCTTGTTTTGTCAATCTTTTATCGTTGGTCAATTGTATTACAGTATCGGTTATTTCATCGCCAAAACATTCTCTCATTAATTCCTCGGGATATTCAGTATCTTCTAGCACATCGTGTAAAAATGCTATAGTGGGTAATGATAAAGAGTCAAGAATATATGTATAATATTTTCTAGTAGTGTCAGCTTCAAATTTAGAGAATGTATCATTTATAATTTTTGTCACGCGTTTAGGATGGTTAAAATAGGGTTCATTAATTCCTCCTTTTAAATTTCTAGTTTGACCGTAATGATATTTTTTTGATATTTTTCTAGCGGAATAAACAATATTGAGAGATAAGGCCATTTTATATAAATTTTTGTCTTTAAATATTTTCAGTATTTTTAATATCAAAAAATTCAGTTTTAAACGTTAATGAATTTTAACATGACAATCATTGCATATATCGCCATCCCCTATATTATATCTTTTACTGCATTTTTCACAGGATTCATTATTTATATCATTGTATTCCCTACTACATCTTTGACAGTATTTACCATGAGATTTCCCGGTCGTTTCCTGATAATTTTTTTCTCTACATTCACCACATAAATCTCTATTTTCATTTTGATCTATCCACCAGTCATTTATTACAGAATAATCAAGCCAATTTTCCTTGCCACAATCATCGCATACAATTTCACTTGTTCTACAATCTCTGCAAAAATAATTGAGATCGTTATCGCTATTTTTTGTATAATTTTGGTACTCTATTTTAAACCTTTTTTCACAGCAAACACAATTATTCATCATTTTTTCCTTTTTTACTGATAATTTTATATTTAAATATAAAATTTTATTTTTCAATTTGACAAGATTTTAATTTCTCAAAGATTTTCCCCCCAACTCTTCTATAGATTCTCTCACCATTTGACATTTTACTCCAATCAATTTTTGGTTTATTATGATAGCCAGGAATTGTGTGACAAGATAAATAGCCACCAGTCAAGGGATTTTTTATCATACAACCGGAACATTGGACTGTACCTGAAATATTACCATTTCCGTCTATACAAAATTCATCTTTACATTTAGGACAATTTACAAAGCTAAAACGGGGTCTGATGGTATTCACGATAATATTAGTATTACAAATCGGGCAAATAGGCATTTCTATTGATTTTTTATATTTAAAATCTCTTTAAATATTTTTTCAAACCCTGGCAAGATTTTCATTATTTCTAGGAATAAATCCAATAGGCATTTTTTCCCAATGAATTTCTGTTTCATGAAAATTAGGAAAAGCACTACATGATAAAGTACCACCTGTTATAGGATTTCGAACTCTACAATGATGAGTATCTTTTTTCCCTTTTTTGCAATGTATAAAATAACCTGGTATTTTATGATGGCCAGGGATGTTATGACATGGGCAAGGTTGTCCAGATCTAGACATTCTCACTAGACATCCAGAGCATTCTGTTTCACAAGCAATGTTTCCATTCTTATCTATATAATAGGTTTCTAGACATTTTGAGCATTTTTCAATACGCTGATATTCCATTGTATGATAACTCTCAAGAGGGGTTGTAGGAATATTGGTTTTACAAGCTGGACAATTAGGCATTTTTTATATTTAAAATTTCTTTAAATATTTTTTCTCTGCGCTATGAATCTTTTTCACCACTTGGCATTTTACTCCAATCAAAATTAGGATTATTCTCCACATTGAAATGATAGCCAGGAATAGCGAGACAAGATAATTCTCCATTTGTCAATGGATTTTGTATAAAACAACCTTTACATTCTGTTTCTTTGAGAGTTTCCGGATATTTTTTCATTTCCTCAAAATATCCAGGAATTCTATGGTGATTTTTTATAGAATGACAAGGTATTTGAGGATTAGGTCCACCTCTAGTGATCCAAACCATACAACCAGGACATTCTATTTCACTGGCTATATTTTCTTTTGCATCTATATAATGTATTTTATTACATTTTAAACATACTTTATAGCGTATAATATCATCTCCATTTTTTCCAAAGTATTTTTCAGGTTTTGTAGGTATATTAGCTCCACAATTTGGACAATTAGGCATTTATACAATAAATTTTCCCTTAAATATTAATACAGAAATTATTTAAGAAAAAAATAAGATACAAAATGTCAGATAATTTAAATAATTTAGATATAGATAATTTTTCCAATGATTCAGAGACAGAAAGCGAAACATTAGATTCAGCCAAATCATGCAGACGTATAAGCCATGAAGCCTGGAAAAATTCTGGGCCTTTTTATACTATAATTTTATATCCTGATTTTTCGTATCAAGTGTGTACTTGTACAGATAATTTTCCTCATGAGCCAAATTTAACTAGAGAAGGATACTCTTGTATTGACTGGGGTTTTCATAATGATTTTTGTGTGGTAAATGATTTTACCACTGATGAATACGGTCAACGTCATATAAAATTTGATATAGAGATTGCCTATACAGATTATCATGATTATAAATACCCGAAAAGACATGATATTCTTCCCATTAAAAAAATTGCAGATATATTCCATAATATATCCAATATAAAAAAGAGGTTTGGACGATTATTAAAAAAGAATAAATTTCATAGAGAAAAAAATAGAAATATAATAGCTGAACATATTGGGTTTGAATATAGAAAAGATCCCCATAAACATAATACTTTTTCTGACATTACAGATATATCGGAAATGCTTAAAATATATGGACCTGTACTAATAACGTCATATTCCTGTTGGAGGACAATGGATTATGAAACTTGTGAAAAGGCTATCAATTTGATAAATTCTACTTGTAAAAAATTAATGCGTGAAAAATATATAAAACATTTGGAAACCTGTAATTGAAATTTGATGAAAAATTAAAGGAAATTTTATATCATTATAAAATTTGTTAATATTGTATGAGAAATGATTATTTTTTCTTTAAAAATCCATATTGATCAAAGTTTCCCTTATTTTTTTCCCAAAACTTCATATTGGTATATTTAGTGTTTCCATGAGGCATTTTTTCCCAATCAATTTTTGGTTTGGGTTTGCCATGATAACCAGGGATTAATCGACATGATATCAAACCTCCGGTCAATGGGTTTAATATCTCACAGTGAGAACATATCGCTTTTGCAAAGATATAGCCATATTCATCTAAAAACAATTCCTCTGTACAATTATCACATATAATGTGCCTAAATTTTGTATCAGAGGGTGTAGTGGGGATATTTTTATCACAAGTTGGACAATTAGGCATTTTTTATCTTTCTTGTTTTTCCTGTTTTTTAAAATAAAAAATTCAATTTTAATTTTTGCATATATCTATAAAATCCTAATTTTATCTGCATATTTTATTCACAATAATCCTAGTAATGGTGAGGGTAGCTAATGATGTCATCATTGTACCGATCCATCCAAATGTTCCTACTAAAAACCCCATTGGACCTTTACCTCCACTAGCCACCCATTTAATGACTTTTTCATTGATTAATGATAATCCTATTCCTACTATTAATATTAATCCATTTTTCAATACAATTATTTTTATTGGGATTCCCGTGCCAAAATCATATACAATTAGATAGGATGTAATTATTCCTGTTAATATCACTGTAGATTTTTCAAATTGAATGTTCATCTTTTTTTATTGAAAACTTGCCTTTAATTATTTATTTGAAATATTCATTGAAATATTTTAATAATTTCCCCTACTGCCTTTATATTGCCTTCTGTTAGTAATATTTTCTCTCCAATTTTAATATAATGAGGTCTAAATTTAAATTGGAATAATACGTTGGCTATATCCCCTCCCGTTAGTACATTATCAATTTCAGGTCTTTTACTTATTTTATCCTTTATTTCAATTACCTTGCAATTTTGCCTTATATTCATGAGATGTACAGTGGGCTCGTAATTTACTCTTATGGTTGTGGTATGACTTGAGTTTCCCCCTTTTTTTACTTGATGTACATGAACCTTGGCCAAAAATCTCTTGTAGGATACTGGATTTTTATCAAGTAATACCATTCCCCTTTTAATCCATTTAAGATCTGTCAAATCATTTTTATCCTTTTTCAGGGCAAAACAATAATAGGAATTATTAAAGGTAGATTCTATCGGACATTTATTATAATGAATACCCTTTATTGTACAATTATAAAATTTTCCATTTTTATCAGGACCTAATAATAATTTATCATTTAATGAAATTTGGCCCTTGTTCAGCATTCCTCCAACTATCAATGAAAATCCTTTTTTTCTAAATATAGAATCTATAAAAAATTCCACTGTATTCCCTCCTGTTGAATTCTCTGATTGAGTTCCAAATTTTTTATAGGGTATCAAATTGAAAAATGATACTAAATTATCCATTCCCTCAAATGTTATATTTGAAATCTTGAAAAGAGGTACTATATTTAATGAATAGATATTTTTAGCACAAGAAATGACATCTTGATTATCCTTGACAATGTATACATTTTTTCTTATTGAGGCCAATCCCATTAAACGCTTTAATTCGTCAATAGTTTCCTTTAATACATTTTCCCTATTTTCACATAGATCAATTTTAGATACAATAAAACAAAAGGGAATTTTTAAATTTACGCATAAAAATATATGTTCTTTTGTAATGATATTGACACCCATATTTGCTCCTACTAAAATACAGCAAATATTGGCTTTCATCAAGGTGTATCCTTTCAATGTTGTTTTACTATATTTTTGATGGCCAGCTAAATCTATAAATTTAATGATTTTTTTACTATTATTTATAATGTCAGCCCAAGTATAATTAACATTTCTAATTGGATTTCCCTTTGGGTCTAATCCCATTATTTGATGGGAAATATTCATTGTTCTTCCAGTTTTAATTTCATCCTTGTTTGATAGGACAAGTAAACGACTTTTCCCTCTTCCATCGTCTTTTTCCCCTGAAATCAAACATCCGACAAAACTTGACTTTCCTGCATCTACGCTTCCCCCTACCAATACAAATATTTCCATTGGTCTATTTGTATTATTTTCCCTTAGTAAAAATTCCCCTACAAAATTTTCGGAATTACCTTCGGAATATTGTTTTTCACTAAGAGTTATCTTGATGCAATTAACACACTTTAATATCCTATCTAAATTATCAATACTAATTTTATACTGTTCTTCTGTACAATTACCTAATGTCCCATCATCATCAATCCCTATGTAATATTTACATTCTCCATATGAGTATCCATCTGTATTTTTTTCAGCATTGATTCTCCGTAAAATTTGAGATCCAAGTTTTATAATGTTATTTTCAGAAGAATCAAGGATATGCCTTTTATACTCTATATTATCGTTTTCATTTTCTGGGGCAAGGTTTTCCATTTTTTTAGTTTTTTTATTCAATAAAAATTTAATAATATTTATAACCTTATAAATATTTTGATTTTATTTTTTCATTTAATTTTCATTCAATTTTCCCTATACCAATATATTAGTATGTTCCTTTACAATTTCATATATTTCTCTCATTGGTATTTTTTTATTTACTTTACTTATTTTACTTATATAATCTAGAGCCATTTCTATTTCATTTATTGGGTAATAATTAATGGCCATTATATCTGATATTTTTTTAGGATTATTTATATTATCATGAATGATATTTACTAGGGGTTCTTCATTGGCCTGACAATACTCGTAAAATTCAGCCTGTTCTTTCATCATTTTAAATGTTTTCGCAAAATGCCTTAATACACAGAAATTACAATTTTTTGCATGATCATCTACAGTTTTATATTTTTCACCAGATGTAAAATTTATACAGTAATCTCTATTTCTTTCCAATGTTTCTGATAGGTCTGAATCAATGATTTTTTCTACAATTTTCACATTATCCAAATTGGGGGGTTCCTTGATATTTTCTGGTACCTCTAAAAATCCCTTTTCTGGATCAGAGGCAAATTTTTCATTAAAATCATCATAATCCGGAATATCTCCACTAATAATGTCCTCATCAGTGATAATTGTCCATTCAAATAAATTCTCTTCTTTTTTCATATGAATTTCCTGTATCACTTTTTTTATGGGTAACTCCTTTGTTTCCTTTGGGTCCTTTGGTAATTCCTTTGGCAATATTTTTATTGGTGTTTTTTTCTCTATTTTCTCTATAACCTCAATACTTTTTTCAGAGGGGTTTTCATGATTATATGAAACAAATCTAGGTCTCCATGGCTTTCTATCTCTAGTCAATATTGTCTTTTTCCCCATTATATTTTTATACATGAAAATCATGTTAATTATATTATTCTTTTTATAGGTTTTACATGTATTGATTGCCCAGCTATTTTCAGTGTATATATTGGCTCCCGCAAGCACATATTTTTTCACAGTTTCATATACACCCACAGTAGTTCTATTATGTCTTACTGCTTGAGCCACAGTATGTATAAACATACAATCAATATATTTTTGGGTATATTCCTGCTTATATCTGGTCAAGTCATAATTTATACCAATTTTCATTTGAAAAAGCACTAGTATATTTATCCCATCTTGTTCTTGCCGATATGCAATCATATACTTGCGCTTAGGATAAAATGCTATATCTCCATAGTTTGTGTATATTTCAGGACTGACCTTGTAAAATTGCCACTTATTCATCATGTATATATTTATGGTATTAGAATATAGAGTAAAGCCTATTTTTTCATTTTCGTAATGTTCCCCATTTTGTTCTGCGATGAATACCATTTTAATTTTTTCCCTTTTTATTGGTAAATAGTTTTATACATTTGAATCATTTTTCAATTTTATTTGTTTTGACTGAATTCATTGAATTTTATAATGATATAAAATTTATTTTCTCTAGTTATTTTTCCTCAATGATTTTAGGTATTTCACTACATTCTCATGTTTATTATTTTCTGCTGATTCAATAGCACGATCATCAAATGGATCTGCTCCTTTTTCTACCAGATATTTTACTAAATCTAAATAACCTCCGTCACTAGCACATATTATGGCTTTATTATAATACGCTTTAACATTGGCACCATTTTCAAACAAATATTGTACTATTTTTAAATGACCATATCTACAGGCCCGTGTCATTATTATATTTATTTCTATTTCTCCTCTACCACTTTGATAGTATTTAGTGGTTTCATTTCTATGATTCTTTTTTTCTCTTGTCACCTTTAAATTTTTCACACCTTGTAAATCATTATTTTCAATAATGGCAAATAATCTTTTTTTTCTGGAATTTTCTATACGATTTTTATTTAAATTATATAACATTGATAGAGAAAAAATAGGATCGTCATTTAATCCTAAAATTTCTATCAATTTTTTTACTCTTATTTTATTGCAAATAAGATCTGCTAATTCTAATGGAATTAATGGAATCATCACAATTTTATATTTTGTTATAAAATTTATCGATTTTATTTAGGTATTTTTTCCTGATTTTCCTTTTCCAAATTGCTATAAAATTCCAATGCATCTGGGTGAGCTTTTATAGTGGCTTTCCCAAAGTCTTCTAAAATGGCCAGACCTTCTAACGATTTTGCCCTTGAAATTCCCACATAAAACTGGCCAAATTCAAATATTCCCGCAACTGATAATTCTAGATAATCCAATGTCAAACCTTGACTACTATGAATTGTAGTAGCCCAAGCTAATTTTAATGGAATCTGTTCAAAGGTTAAAATTTTAGCATCTTTATCCATTACATCCCATGTCTGATAAGAAATGGGAATTTCTACTCCATTTAAAAAACGTACTATTGGCAAGTCATTTTCTCCAAATCTTGATACCACTCCTCTACTACCATTTACTATACCAAATTCTGGGTTTAAATTATATATACAAATTACCTGAGCTCCTATACATAATTCTAATATCCTATTTGGTCTAGCATTTTTAAGGAATCTTTCAGTATCGACATTTATGTCTCCACGATATCCTTTATTAGGAATCACAGTCAATTCATATTGGTAAATTTCTAGGGATTGAGAATTTACCAGTTTTTCTAGCTCTGTTTTATTGATATCATCTACATTTATTTTTAGAGGATACATTTTAGTAGGTTTAATACCATTTTTTACTTGCAATTCTCTACCTACACAGGCTTTTAATATTTCCATTGTTTCTCTGCTAGGATTTCCAAGCCTAATTTCATTGAGACATGTCTGAAAAATAACGTCTGATTGTCGTATTATTTTTTGCAAGTAATATACCTTATTTATACATTTATTCCACGATTTACTATCAAAGCAAAATTTATTGTTTCCAATACAGGGGAGTTGGCAAAAATCGCCTGTAGCAATAATTTGCATACCACCAAAAGGTAATTCATTTCTTCTTATTTTTCTAGCCAATTCTTCTATTTTATCAAAAAGATCAGGATCAAGCATGGAAATTTCATCAATAATCAAAGTCCTTGTTTCTACCCATCTACTCCTATAAAAATATGACTTTGTCAATTTTTTATATAGTGTTTCCAATGTTTCTGTTCCTAATCCTATACCCAGAAAAGAATGCATAGTTGTACCACCTATATTAAATGCGGAAATTCCCGTTGTAGATGTTAATGCAATATTACCAAAATATTCCTTATTTTTATGTGAAAAATTGGAGGAAACAATGTCTCTATAAAATTTCTTTATTAATTCAGATTTTCCCGTCCCTGAAGGTCCTGTTATAAATAGGCTTTTTTTATTGATCATTTCATCGTATATTTCTTGTTGCTGTTCATTCAAGATAATTTCACCATTTGTTTTATCCATATTTAGGTTTTCCATATTTTCTCTATTTTTTCCAATTTTTCATTTTAAAATCATTTTTAAAATTTTTGTTTTTTTAATGCACAAATACTTTGGCAGATAATGAAGGTACCAAAATACTCCCATCTGAACCCACTGAAATATCATTGGTAATTAATCTTCCTATTTGAGGTACTGTATCTTTAGGTGTATCACTTGTCGGTTGTGCCCCTATATCTCCCAATATTATTTCTGAATTATTTCTTATATTATATTTATCTATATCATCGCTGGATATATATCTATCATCTTTGTTAGGGTTGATTACTAGTACCCCAGTCTCGAATTTTTTGAGAAATACATCTCCTGTCCATTGTCTATCTCCCATCGCTTTTCCAAGGGGTAAATTAAATTCTGGCTGTAAATCGGCATATGGTCCTAATGTCATGTCTGTTGCTGTATGAGCCCCCATGACCACACCACCCCCATCAGGTGAATCTACCATTAACGATGAGACAATCAGGAATAACCTATATTTTGCTTTACTTGGATCAGTTAAAAATGGTATCATGTCATAGCCTGGATATAACAGCATTAATATTTTTCCACTAGATACTATATTATCAAATATCCTCATACATTCTGACCATAGAGGTTCTCCATATCCTTCAGGGAAAACCGCTTCAGATAAAGCTCCATCCAAACCCTTGCATATTTTCAGGATTAATTCATTAGCTATCACTCCCTTGAAATTACAAGAGGAATAATCTGGAGAGACTATTGGTAAGGAATTACCTATTAATTTAAAGTTGGATAATTTCTTTTTCTTCCAATCCTGGAGTATAGATACCAATTTTATAGCTGCGGCAGTCCATGGATTTTTAGAGAGATCAGAACTATCTTGAAATCCAGCTTGGTCATAATATTCCATGCTTTCTGCCTCTGCACTACCCCCCCATGGACTATGTAGAGAAACTCTATAGGGTTGAAGCATATCAAAAAATGCCCCATTGTACCCATATTTAGTAGCAGTGGTGAGATATTCCTGTATTTTTTGGATATATACCGGATGAGTTAAATTCATGAAATATCCAAACCACAATCTTTCTTGAATTCTATTATTTATACCAGTTGTGATGACTCCCCAAGAAGGAAATGCAGAAGCATATCTATAATCAGGAGGAGTAATGCTGAGTACTGGATTATATTGGGATGGACAATAGACATGACCTATAGCGTTATTATTTAATAAATTTAATCCGATAAGTTCACTTCTTTTCTTGGTCAATTTATAGTGATAATATGTAGTATCCCCTGATTTATCTGAAATTGTAATAGTGTCCTTTATAACGTCCGGATCCCCGGATTCCCCCGTATAAAATTTCTGCTGGTCATAACATTCTCCATTTTCACACGAGCATCCCCATTGTTTTTTATTCATGAAACTGAAATAAAATTTGGTAGAATCATCGGCCGTATAAAAATCAGCTGTATATGAATTAACGTAAATGTCTTTATTCTCCAGAGTCGATATACTCGGATCATGGTTCCCTGTGATACTGGCACAAATCACTCCTTGAAATGGAGTCAATGTACTGGGTATAATACAGGCTGGATTTGAATAATATAATTCCTTGCCATTTTGATCTAGAGATCTCACATAATAACATACTTGGGCATCTGTATGTATGGAATCTGTAGAGGTAAAAAATGGTTGACCAGTATCACTTTTTTCCTCTATCAATGTAGAGGATGTATATGGGGGATAATACCTGTATAATCGGTAACCAGTGATAATTATTCCACCCTCGCTCGGGTCCCCACATCCCAATGTACATTTTTGAGCCTGATCCGTACAAGATGTTCTATAGTCCTTTCTCCATACAAATTTAATAGTGGTATCATTTAATTTTTTAATAACAAAAAGAGATGGATCTGTAGAGTGTAAAAAGGCATCCTCCCAAGGATCCATTACATTACTACTTATTCCTAATCCTTGTTGATTGGGGGTTCTAGTTGTATTTAACATTAGATATATCAGATTTATTGAATCTTTCCGTGTAAAATCACTAATTTTTAACATTTTATCAAAACTATTTATATTGGCTACTCCTGGCTTTGGAAGGACCCCCTCTATGGCATCAAAATACTTGCCAATAGCTTTCATTCTTTCTACATTACCATAGCTAGGAATGAAAAATCTCTTTAGCGGATTAATCACTTTTTCAGGCTTGGGTTTAGGTTTTTTACCCTTAACAATAATAACTATTACAATAATGATTACGATAATTATAATGGTTATCGCAATAAAAAACAATGCTGATTTTGAAACCATTTATTAGAGAAAGAAAAAGAGAAAGAGAGAAAATAAAATTGAATCAAATATTTAGAAAAAAGGAAAAAATCAAGAGAAAAATGAACAGTATAACCGGTATTGAAATAACAGTAGAAAAGAAAGGAGATTTTGATAATTATTCTCCAGATTATAAATGTGGTACATGCGAACAAATTGTGAGCGGCTTTCATGATTGTAAAAAAATAACAGGAACAATAGTAAAGGACTGTGGCTGTAAAATCATTACAAAACGTGGCTTCAAAGATGTATATTCTGTTTTTATTGAAGATTTCGAGCATCTTGTTCCATGTTTTGAACATTCTAAAAAAATGTGCAAAAAGGCTTTTCGAAAGGCGAGAAAAAATCAAGTAAAAAAGTAAACAAATATTTAATAAAAAGTAATAAATTTTATATCATTATAAAATTAAAATCAAGAGATTTATCTCCTAACACAATCGGGTAATTCTATACCTCTGGGAATATAATAATAATCAATGATAAATTGGGCTATATGACCATTACGAAATTTAAAGGCTCTTCCAACAGCATAACACTCTACAGGATCCGCCCCGTTATCTAATAGGTATTTTACAGTATCAAATGTTTTAGCTTTACCTGTGACAGCCCAATCAAGGGCATTACTTTTATTAGCCTTTATATCCGCTCCTTGTTCTACTAGATATTTTACCACATCTAAATGCCCATAATGACATGATTCGCATAAAAGTGTATTCAAATCAGGGTTTCCTCCATTGAAAAATAATTTTACCAAGTCTAAATTTCCCCCCTTGCAAGATTCTTCTAATAGTAATTTTATAGTATAGCGTATTTCATAGTTATCCAATAGGTATTTAACCAATGGAAAATCTCCTTTTTTACAAGCCGATTTTATAAGATCACTTGTATCAATACAATTTAGTATAGAAGATAATAATTGTTTATCTGTCATTTCTGTATCCATTTTTTTATCTTTTTCGCCTTTAATATAAAAAAAGGTAAAAAAATGTTTAACAGAATTTCTCTAGAATTGATGGATTTTATATGCGAGAAAATTAATAGAAAATTATTAGTGAAAATATGCAGTTTTAATAATTTCCTTTTTAATCTCAATAAAAATAGAATTCAAAATTATTGGAAAAAAACAAATCTGTATAAATTAATAAGAAAAAATGATTTATTAGGAGTAAAATATTTAGTAGAACAAGGATTCTGTGTAAAGGCTTATAATAATTATGGTACAAAATTAGCCAAACGTATTGGCAATTTAGAAATTTTACAATATTTAACAGAACAAGGAGGAGATTTAAGCCTAAATCGATATGGATATTAATTCAGTATAAAAATGAGTTTATTAATGTCTTTAAATACTCATTAATATTTATAATAATTTCCCTGACCTGGAGGTATAATTATAGGGGTGCCGTCCATTCTCTGTTTAATTGTATAACCTTGATCAATCAATTCTCTCGGTAAAACGCAATCCTCAAATTTTGGCGGGGAGATAGAATAATCTCTATCAGTCATGAAATTAATTCCATTTACCTCACAAACCCCTGGAGTATGATTACATCCTATTCCACCAAAATAGCTGGAAAACGAACACAGATTACTCCATTCCATTCTATTTGTATTTCCCCAGCCAGTCCATACAGGGATACATCCTTTACGAATATCACAGTTTTCATTAGTATTTACCGGTAAGCAAAATTTATCTGGATTTTTATTCCCATCAGGGTTAGTAATATTTTGACAGGTATATTCCATGTCACTTACACAATTACCATTACAGTCGCTATCATTTAGACATTTTACCCTACTTGATGAACAATATGTCTTTTTATCAGATGAATTTAGGTATATATTATTTACTTGGGATTTCTGAGTTTTTAATAGTATATTTATCGCTGGTATTAATATAATGAAAATAATGATAATAATTAATGATATCATTATTATTTTTTCCATCTCTTTATTTCTCTATTTTTCGGTAAAATTGAATTTCTATTTAATACAATCTTTTTTCAAATAAAGAAATAATGAAAGTACTAGATCCCCCAACTCAAAAATTAATAGATGAATATATTACCAAGTATAATGAAAAGGAAAAAGTCAATAAATTAAATATGCAGCTTAGAATGGCTTGTTTCACAGGGGATTATATTCAGTTCATAGATGCAATTACCAAAGGAGCAGATGTAAAGGTAAATGATAATTACCCAATAAGGATAGCGGCTTTTGGAGGTCATTTAGAAATTATAAAAAAATTAATATCCTTGGAAGGAGATATCCATGTACAAGACGATTTTTGCTTACGACATGCAATGTACAATAACAATAAATCCTTGATAAAAATATTACTGGAAAATAAAGCCAATGTCAATGCTGACCAATATTATGGTATAAAATATTACAGTGCAATAGGGGATCTGGAGATGGTTCAATTATTTATTAAATATTCTTCCCCTGCTAATGCTGATAATGATTATCCAATCGGTATAGCCAAATTAAATGGACATGAAAATGTAGTAGAATTTCTAGTATCAAAGGGGGGAAGATTAATGGAGTCAGAAGTGTATAAAATTTATATTGAAAGAATGGAAAGAGAAAAAATTATTCATGAAAAATGATAAAACCCAAAAATGATAATTATTTAATCAAATTATAAAACCATTTAAATTTTTATAGTTTATAAAAATTAAAGAAAAAAATGAGTAAAAATAGAGGACTTTGTATTGGTGAAAATATCATTCTCGATAGTGAAACTGTATTAATATATCATTCTCCCTGTTCTGATGGCACATGTGCCGCTTGGTGTTTTTGGAGGAAAAATAATAATATAACATTGGTTCCCGCTAAACATGGGGATAATCCTCCATTTTCATTGATAAAAGATAAACTAGTGATAATAGTAGATTTTTCCTATAAAAGAGATGTCATATTAAAAATGGCTGAAACAGCCAAATTTATAACTATTCTGGACCATCATGAATCTGCTGAAAAAGAATTGGAGGGATTGGAATCAGAGAGAAAAAATTTATTAATTGTCTTTGACATGAAGAGAAGTGGAGCTCAAATGGCTTGGGATGCCACTCATAATCCATGTTATATTCGTAGGTCTTGGATAGTAGAAATGATTGCTGATAGGGATTTATGGAAATGGGAATATCCATGGAGTAAAGCAGTTGGAAAAGCTACACATGCAATGGGTTATCATGATTCAGTGGAAAAATTTGAGGAATTGCATACGAAATATGGCTCAAAAATTGGAAGCGAGGATACTAAAATAACTATTTGTGGTGATACTCTCTTACAAGAAAATATACCTGAAATAACTATTGATAAAAATATAGAGTATTTTGAAAAGATAGGAAATGTGCTATTAGATCAAGAAAAAAAGACTCTGGATTTCTACACTAAAAATTTCACTAGAGCTACCTTTAATGGATGTGGGCCTGATTTTTCAATTGATTTTGACAGAGATTATATAGTGGGAATGAGTAATTGCCCTAGACATTTGCGTTCAGAAGTTGGTAATATTATCAGTAATATGGATGGGATAGAAATTGCAGTTTTATGGGAGTATAATTTTCCAAAAGACGAATGGTGGATTTCAATGAGATTGGGAGATAATTCTAAACTAAATCTTGCGGAAATATGTAGCAAAATGCCCAATGGAGGAGGTCATCCAAAAGCAGCTGGATTTACTATATATGGAAGGGATGCAAAACCAAATGTAGAAGGAGTACCTAAATGTGAAAATTTATACACGTATTTCACTCCTTTGATTCTCTGTGATCATTTCTAAAAAATCCTTTTTTATATATATATAATTTTATATTAAAATTGAATAACTATTAAAGATATAAATAAAGATACCAAGGTAATAAAAATGGAAAATCCTAGAGACATTGAAATAGTCAATTATACTGATAAATCATTTGCTGTATATGGCGATACTAAATCTATCAAGGATCAATTAAAAGAATTAGGAGGCAGATTTAATAGAAATCTCAAGGGAAAACCAGGTTGGATCTTTTCTAATAAACATTTGATCAAGGTGGAAAAATTTTTAAAAGAGGATATTTCCCTCCATAAAACCATTGGAAAAACAATCATTAATCAATCGGATTCAGAAGGGGATAAAATGATGGCTAATTTAAATATAAAAAATAGTGAAAATTCCAGAGTAGAACCCCACCCAAAAATAGTATATTTAATCTATTCAGATGTACTAGATAAAGTAATGGGAATTTATACAGATTTGGATAAAGCTAAAATTGATGCAAAAAATCTAAGTGAAACTGATGAGTCAGGGATATATCTCTTGGAATCTGAGGCAAATTGTGTAAAAGAATTATACACTGAAAAATTAAAGGAAATTAGTTTTCTTTAATTTTTTACATGTGAAAAAAATAATAAAAATAAAAAATTTTATATTCAATATAAAATTATTAAGATTATACAGAGAGATCACTCATTAAAAAATTTGTATTGGATAATTTCTCTTGAGCACACTTGCCAAAAAATACAGATAATAAAATATAGGGAAATGTAAAGAAAATAGCCAATGATAAATGAGCTATTCTTTCCGATGTTCCTGGTTTAGTACATTTCAAAGCTAAAACTATAGCATAATAAATAAGTAGTATTTCAATTACAAAAAATATCAATGCCACTAGAAATATAAAAAAATCTACAGAAGAAGATACTCCTGCTGTAGTGGATTCCCATACACCGTATTTTTCGTTAAAATATTCGGTAGAGTCATTTTTCTTGGATTTTTGATACCTATCAAAGGAATTTTTTAAAAGAGTACCTGATACTAGCATTTTATTTAATATTTCTTTTTTCTATTTATTTTCCATTTTTTATAATAATATAAAAAATTGGTTTAATTATTTATGAGGTCGTAATAGGGTTTTTCTCTAGATATTCTTTTATTTCTTCCAATTCAAAATTTCTAGGAAAATGTATCCAATAACTATATTTAGCTAGATATTTTTTTGAATCCACCAAATATCTATACTCGGGGATTTTCTCTGTATCCTCTAGATTATCTCTCTTCCAATGAAAAAGAGATGATCCTGCTGAATATTCAGCTCCAAAACCATTTACTTCTATAAAGTAAAATTTACCTGATTTTAATAGAGCAATATCCATTGTGAAACCCTTTGTGAAACCCTTTGTGAAACCCTTTGTGAAACCCTTTGTAAAGATTTTTTTATGATTTCCCACGGATTCCTCTAATAATTTTATACTATCATTACAAAACTCTAATAATTTTGGGATTTTATCGGTAAATTCTTCATATTTATTTCTAAATGGATTTGCCCAGGCATTTATTGATCCACCATTTTTAACATAATCCACTTCATACCAATGCTGCTGGCTGATTCCAGTTATTTTCCCATTATATACAAATACTCGAAATTCAAGGTCAATTTCTACCCAAGGTAAAAAGTATAGGATAATGGGATTTATTTCCCCTTGGGAATTTTCAATAATTGGTGAATGTTTTTCGTTACAAGTTATTAACGATTCCAAAACCTGTAAAATACTAGTATATGGCCCAGCTTTATGTATTCCTGTTTTCAGGCTTACATTTTCAGATCTGACAAAGTATTTTTTATTTTCTGTAAAATTTATTGTTTTTCCCAATATGGCTGCAATAATTTCCAATTCATCCAAATAGCCTTTTGGTATTTTTCTAGTATGCTTTCCTATAGCATATGCTTGTTTTATTATGTCCAATGACCATTTATTATCAATAGTACAAACAGAATAATCAAGGTGAAAAATATCAATCCAATTTTTTGTATAAGTATTCTCTAATTTTTCATAATAATCAGATGGCTGCTTGCCTTCCAGATATAAATTGCATACATTATATTCTTGGGTATTTAGCATATCTTTTTGTATTGGTACTGCTTGAAACATTTTTTCCTTTCTTTTTCTATTTTTTCCTTTTAATTTTAAATAATCCTATAAATATTTTTATAAAAATATTTATAAAAATACTTTATAAATTAAATTTTGAATACTTGTATTGTCTGTTATTAATTCTGATTGGGTTTCTTTTATAGTCATTTTTATATTCGCCAGATTCTATATATTTTATTATATTTGCATGTTTAAATTGTTTCGCATATCCTAATGCAGAATCATCTTGAGCAGTGATATCAGCGCCTACAGTTACTAGATATTTTACTACATGTAAATGCCCATTATAACTAGCACGTATAATTGCTTGGTCATTTTGAGCCTTGATATCTGCCCCCAAGGATTCTAAATATTTTATTATATCAAGATGCCCTCCAGCAGATGCAAAAATTAATCCTTTATTTTTAGCTTTGATATCTACCCCCAAAGATACTAGATATTTTACAGTTTCAAAATGGCCTCTAATACATGACCAAGTCAAGGCATCATTATTTTTAGCATTAATATCAGCCCCCAAAGATATTAAATATTTTACTGTATCGAGATGGCCATTACTACTAGCAGATATTACTGGCTCATTATCTTGAGCCGTGATATAATTTACTAATGAAAAATTATCAAATTGAAACATGTATCCCACCAAGTATTTTACCAATTCTAAATGCCCATATTGACATGCGAAAATAAAAATATCCTGTTTTGCTTTTAAATCATATTTTTTTCCATATTTTTCTATATTAAATTTTACAGCGTTGAAATTGCCATCCATGGCTAATTTATATGTATGCGTATTTTCCCAATATTTTTTTATACGATTTTTGTTTAGAGAAAATAGGGGGGTTTCTTTTATATTTTCTATACTACATATTTTATCTATAAATTCCGGTTTTAATTTACTACAAATTAAATCTGTTAATTCTAGAGGAATTTCCATTATTTTATATAATTATAAAATAATCTTTTTTTTTAATTGCTTTTAATCATTTATTTTTTTCTATATTCTTCTATATATTCTTCTATATATTTTACTGTATTTGTTTTTCCATATATTCTAGCTTCTGTCAAGGCCTGATTATCTTGAGCTACAATATCTGCTCCTTGAGATACTAAATATTTCACTACTTTTAAATGACCTTCTGCACTTGCCCTCACCAAAGATTCATTATTTTCAGCAGTGATATCAGCCCCTAAAGATACTAAATATCTCACAGTTTGTAAATGGCCTTTTGTACAAGCACAAATTAGAGCCCTGTTAATTTTTTTTGGTTTAAAATCAATTCCTATTTTTACCATATATTTTATTACATGTAAATGACCATTTTCACTTGCCCATATTATTGGAGGATATTTTTTACTTATACCGGCACCTTTACCAATTAAATATTTTACTGTTTCTAATTCACCTTTTGAACTGGCTTCACATAAAGCCATATTATCTTGAGCAGTTATATCAGCTCCTATTTCTACTAAAAATTTGACTAATTTTAACTGTCCATATTTACTTGCTTCAATAAGCTCATTATTTATAACGGTTATATACTCTTTTTTCTCTAGTAATTTTTGGTCATATAAATATCTGATAATGTGATATCTTTCCTGATTAATTCCAGCTTTTAAATCTTGTGGTGTAAAGGTGAAATTTTTTCCTAATATAAAATGTACATATTTTAATATAGGTAAATAACCATAATGTATAGCATCAGATATTACTTTATCGTTTTGATCTCTGATATTGGCCCCTAATGATACTAGATATTTTACAATACGTAAATGATTGTATCTGTTCGCCAGTATCAATGGATAATTATTTTTAACAAAAGGATCGGCACCTTTTTTGACAAGATATTTTACTATTTCTAAATGATTAAATTGGCTAGCATCTATCACCGACTCGTTATTTCTAGCTGACACATTAGCTCCTAAAAATATTAAATATTTTACTATATTCAAATGACCTCGATAAGATGCCCATACTAATGCAAGATTATCACGATCTAGAGGATTAGCCCCTAAAGATATCAGATATTTTACCATTTCCAAATGTCCATTTTCACATGCAGATAATACAGTTATATTATCGTAAAATGTGATATCAGCCCCCAATGATACTAGATATTTCACAATGTGGAAATGATTGTTAGCACTAGCCAACATTACAGCATTATTAATTACTGCTGAAATATCTTCTGAAGATATTAAATATTTTACTCCTTGAAAATCGCCATCTATCGCTAATGAACAAATTCCAGTATCATTCCAATATTTTTTTATACGCTTTTCATTAAGAAAATAAAGGGGAGTTTCTGTATGGATTTCCGCAGAATTATAAAAACAAATTTTTACCAAGATATCCTCATTTATTTTACTACAAATTAAATCTATTAATTCTAGGGGAATTTTCATGATTGGTTATTTTTTAGTTATTAGAATAAAAATGAATTTAAATGAAAATTGGTTAAAAAATTAAGAAAAAATGTCTGACGCTAAATTTAATGATTATGGGGCAAAAAATTATGTATTACAACAATTAATGAAAATAGAATTACTTTCTCTAGGAAAACAAAATGGTACATATTTTGAACAGAAAAAATTAGAAGAAAAACTGCGATTTGCAGGTGGTGGTATAAAATATACCAATAAATTATTATCCATATTAAATAATATTTTGGACCATGCAAATTCTATAGAAAATAGAGAGCAAAAATTGATATGTCTCATTAGTATATTAAAAGTCCTACTAGATAATATAGGTACTCCAGATATTCCTTTATTCGAGAAAAAGCTACATGATTATAAAAGAGAATTATATGAAATTCAAGTGAAAAATGAGAGAACGTCTAAATTATTGCAATCTATAGCAGAAAAAATATAAATAAAAAATTACTTTATAAAACCTATAAAGTATTGACCAAGGATATTTACTTGAAATAATCAGGATTAATCTTGACAAATTCAGCAAAATTCCCCACCATTAATTTATCTACATTTCCAGTGGCTTTGGCATTATTATAAATTCTAGCTAAAATATCTAGACATGCCCTTGGATTTTGCAGCATTTTAATCCATAATGGATCAGTATCAAGAGATGAATAGTCCATTACTTGACACACAGGATCCTGATAAATCATGCTATCATCGGGATTCACAGGGTAGCATATTTTAGGGGACATTGGATTGACAGGATCAAATAGCTCACATTTATCAATTGTCCCAGGGTAATAACAAAAACGCTTGAATGCAGCATTTCTTATTAATTGCTCCCCTGCCATTAATGGAGGATATGGATTATATACAGCGGATCTAGCATTTACTATATTGGGATATTGTTGATTAGTATTTTTGCTAGCAACTTCGCAAAAACCATCCCAATTTGTTGCACAATAATCAGCTAAAAGTCTCTGACAATTATTAGCAGATTGACCTGTGAATGTATCCCCTAGTACCCCCCCATTAAATTTATTATCAATAGTATTATTTAGACAAATTGCCAATGGATTCCTTGGAGCGATATTCCCAAAATTTATAATCTTTTTATATGACATTTATTTAGACTTTTTCAATAAAGAATTTACCAAATTTATTAAAAATGAATTTATTTAAACCGAATAAATAATAAAAAAAACTAGCAATAATAATTACCAAAATGATGAAGCCTATCCAAGTTGTAAAGAGAAACGGAAGAACTGAAAATGTTTCTTTTGATAAAGTCACTAGAAGAATTGCATACCTTTTATCTGGAGAATTGACCGATAAAATTGACCCAGTGGTCATTACTCAAAAAGTGGCTGCAAGCATTGTAGATGGAATTACCACTGCTCAAATTGATACTATAAGCGCCAATATTTGCATTAGCATGTCTGTAAATAATTATTACTATGGAATATTGGCTTCAAGAATAGTCATTGATAACCATCAGAAAAATACTGAAACTTGTCTATTAAGAATTACTAAAATTTTATATAATAATATCGATATTTTAGGAGAACATGCACCATTGGTGTGCAATGAATATTATGAATTTGTCAAGAAAAATTATGAGGAATTGAATAAAATGATTGATTTCTCTAGGGATTTCAATTTTTCCTTTTTTGGGTTTAAAACCCTTGAAAATTCCTATTTGCATAAATTACATTATAAAAATGGGGATTCAGAAGGGGTTAAACTGATAGAGAGACCTCAGCATTTATGGATGCGAGTAGCTATCCAATTACACATGGATAACCCCTGCTTTCTAGAAAAAATTAGGGAAACCTATAACTATCTCTCCTTGGGATATTTTACCCATGCTACCCCTACTCTATATCACTCAGGAAGTAGATATCCCCAACTGGCTTCATGCTTTTTATTGGGATCAAATGATTCTATAGAAGGAATATACAAGAATATTTCTGATTGTGCAAAAATATCAAAATGGGCCGGAGGAATTGGGATACATATTTCCATGATTAGATCTAAATTAAGACGTATTAGAAAGACAAATGGCTTGGGTAGCGGATTAATGCCAATGTTAAAGGTATATAATGATACTGCTTTATATGTTAATCAATCAGGAAAAAGATTTGGTAGTTTTGCAATGTATCTTGAACCCCATCATCCTGATATCATTGATTTTATAAATGCAAGAAATAAAAAAATGCCTGAAAAATTAAAAGCAGAAGATTTATTCTATGGTCTATGGATATCTGATCATTTTATGAATTGTGTAGAGAATGATAGAGAATGGTATCTATTAGATCCTGACGAATGCCCAGGATTAAATGAGGTATATGGAGATGAATATATAGACTTGTATAATAAATATGTTTCTCAGGGTAAATATGTGAAAAAAATACAGGCCAGGGAAATATGGGATACTATTTTCACTTCTCAGATAGAAACAGGGTTGCCATACATGTGCTATAAAGACGCTGTAAATAGAAAGAGTAATCAGAAAAATATTGGTACTATAAAAAGTAGCAATCTATGCGTATCTGCAGATACCCCTATCTTGACTGAAAATGGTTACCATCCTATATATTCTCTTGAAAATAAAAAGACCAAGGTGTGGAATGGCAAGAAATTTTCAGAGACTATAATTAGAAAAACAGGAGAAAATGTACAAATGAATAAAGTTTCCTTTAATAATGGTCTAAATTTAAAATGCACAGATTATCATAGGTTTTATGTCAAGGACCTCAATAATCCAGGGTCCCCAAGAAATTTAGGCGGAGGATATGATATTAAAAAGACTGAGGATTTAGTCAAGGGAGATATCATTATTGATTATTCTTTTCCAATTATCGAAAATGGAGAAAAAATAAAGCATCCATATGTCCGCGGAGCATTTATAACATCTCATGGTTATTTTCTCATTGATTGTAAAAATGATACTAGCTATGCATCTAGACATTCCAAAGGAAAAAATGATGTAAAGAGAATCAAAGTAGAATATGCCAAAACTACTCTTGCGGAAAGATTAGAAGAATTTGGCTATCCTTCTGATAAAAAAATCAATATCAAAATTTTTACATTGCCAAACGATATTAACAATGACATTCCCATTAATGCAAATCTACAAAATAAACTGGAATGGTTAGCGGGATTTCTTGATGCATCAGATGTATATGAACATGATGAAAAATCTAATGGGGAATATAATGGAAAATCCAATGGAAAATCCAATGAAAAATATATATTAATTGATCCTGGAAATTACATGTTTAATAAGCAAATTTTGCTGTTATTTTCTACATTGGGAGTAATGGCATTTGTCAAGAAAAATTATATCATACTAGAAATGAGTAAATATAAAATGTTAAAAACTAGAGGATTAAAACATGATGGCGTTTTCTTGAAAACTTCCCCAAGGAGAATTGTGGATAAATCTGATTTAGTAATCTCAGTTTCCTCTATACAAAAAAATTATCTTGTAGGAGATACATACTGTTTTAATGAGCCAGAAGAACACAAGGGAATTTTTAATGGGATACTCACTGGAAATTGTACAGAAATAATGGAATATTCAGATGAGAATGAAACAGCTACCTGTAATCTTAGCAGCATTGCCGTGAGTAAATTTATTATACCACAGGCAGCAATGTCAGGCCATGTAGAAATCTATGGTATTAAAAACTGTGAATATTGTCTATTGGCCACATCTCTGTTAAAACAGTACAATGTAAAATATAAATACACTATTTTAGAAACTGAAGAGGAAAAGACTGAATTTAAACAGAAAAATAATACCAAGACTTGGCCTCAAATTTTTCTATCTGGAAACAAGATAGGAGGTTATTCTGAATTGAAAGAGTATATTCTTCCAAAAGTAGATTACTCTTTATTGGCTAAAATGGCAGGTATAATCACAGAGAATTTAAATAGTATAATTGACAAGAATTTTTATCCTACCCCAGAAGCTGAATTATCCAATAAAAGACATCGACCCATTGGTATTGGTATTCAAGGATTGGCCGATCTCTTTGCAATTTTAGAGGTACCATTTGAATCTGAAAAAGCAAAGGAAATTAATAGAAATATTTTTGAGAGTATCTACTATGGAGCATTATCATCTAGTCTTGAATTGGCTAAAAAACATGGGCAGTATGAAACTTTTCAAGGTAGTCCGGCGTCAAAGGGAATTTTACAGTATGACATGTGGGAAGAGGAAAGATTGGAAAAAATTAAAAACTCTGAGGGAAATACTAAAGGAAAGAGAAAATTTGAAGAAATGGAACATCCAAAAGAAATCCCAAAAGTAGAAACATTTTCCAATGAAATTCTAGGCCCTAAAATGTGGGATTTTGATACATTGAAAAAGGATATCATAAAATATGGCTTGAGAAATAGTTTATTATTAGCTCCAATGCCAACTGCAACTACATCTCAGATATTAGGAAATATGGAATCATTTGAACCATTTACATCCAATATTTTTAGACGTACTACAATTGCTGGAGATTTCCCAGTAGTCAATCAGCATTTAGTAAAAAGGCTAAATTTCCTGGGTTTATATACAAATGATATTATAATGAAAATTATTAGGGACGACGGATCGATACAAAATATAACTGAAATTCCTAGAGAAATTAGAAACGTATATAAAACAGTATGGGAAATTTCTCAAAAAACATTGATAGATTTAGCTGCTGATAGGGCTATTTTCATAGATCAAAGTCAAAGTTTGAATATTTTTCTACAAGATCCTGTTTATTCTAAATGGGGATCCATGCATTTCTATGGCTGGAAAAAAGGTTTAAAAACTGGGTCTTATTATATAAGGACACAAAGTGGCGCAAATGCTCAAAAATTCACTATTGAGCTTGAAAAGGCAAAAACATGCGAATCTTGCTCGGGGTGATTTTTTCTTTTTTTTTTCAATGATATTTATATAATTATAAATATTTTTCTTTTATTATATTTTCATTATTTTCATTATAGCATTAATTATATCCCCTTTTTCCTTTACCAATTCCTGATAACATTCTCTAAAACTTTTCCGTGTCTGTAACATTACTAATTTCACGTCTTTGAAATCTATACCATGTATAGGATCACTATTGGTATATTGTACATATAATGATATAATATCAAATTCTATACTCATTATAGCTGTATCAGGATTTATAAAAACCAAGTCTTTTTTAGGAAGAATATTTTGAGCAATCCTTTTACCATTTTCATCTAGAGAAATATATTTATCAGCCAATTTTTGCATGTAAAAAATACTATCAAATAGTAACGTTATATTTTCTACTTGTTTTTCAGATAATTCCATTTGATTTAAATTTTGATTTTTAATAAAAATTTAATATTTAAACAAGAAATAATGAAAAAAAGAGAATGTTACTTAGTTTTGTTATAGGAATTAATTGGGTATTAAATCTTGCTGTTTTAGCATGGTTAATTTTTGCTACAATCAATGATTGGAGACAAATAAAAGGAAAAATATTTGAAATGATTCCAATCTTTACAGGAATATATCTATTGTCTTTTTATACTATATTTCTAGTATTTTTTGCATCTGAATGGTATCATGATTTATATGAAAATTTATATTAGGGTTTATATGAAAATACATTTGAAATTTGATACCATTCAAATATAAAGAAAATGATAGATATTTTAAATAAAATTAATTTAAAAAAATATTTTTTATGAAAATAAAAAA